CCAATAGGTGGGTAAATAAGTGGGAAACTAAAAACAATAAAATTAATCCTTTAATTGGAGTTTTAATTGAAGATCGTTGCCCACAATGCGGAGCAAGAACTTGGCTAAATGCAAAAGGCAATCAATGGTGCTGGAATTGTAATTGGGAAACCCTTATTAACTAAACGAAAGGAGCAAAATTATGAGTGAAATAGTTGAAACAATTGACTACAAGAGCTATCAAATTAATATTCACCAAGATATTGATCCAATTGATCCTGTCAGGGAATTTGATCAATTGGGAACAATGATTTGTTTTCACCGCAGGTATAATCTTGGGCATAAACACAATTATGATAGTCCAAAGGAAATGTTGTTTGATTTGGTAAAAGAAGCAGATCCATATGTAGTTGATAAATTGGATCATTGGGAATCAGGTAAAGGTTGGGCTTCAATTGCTAAATTAGATGATGCTGTTAAAATATCTAATAATAAGCAAAAAGCAATTATAGAAAAAACAATTGAAAAGTATTATATTATATTGCCTTTATATTTGTATGATCATTCTGGAATTACAATTAGCACTGGCCCATTTAGTTGCCCTTGGGATTCTGGTCAAGTTGGGTATATTTTTATTTCAAAAGAAAAAGCTAAAAAAGAGTATAGCTGGAAAAATATGTCAAAATCACGAATTGAAAAGGTAATTGGTTATTTGAAAAATGAAGTCGAAACATACGATCAATTTTTAACAGGTGATGTTTATGGTTATATAATTAGCAATGAAGAAGATGATCATATTGATTCCTGTTGGGGATTTTTTGGACATAATTGGAAAGAAAATGGATTACTTGAAATGGCGGAAAATGCCATTGATTGTGAATTGAAACGGGAATTTGATGTTCTTGAATTTGAAAAAAATTGCTTTGCACTCTAATTAAAGGAGGAAAATCATAGCTGATTTAGTTATTACTTATAAAATTATATGCGGAAAGTGTTGTGAAAGTATTGATTTTACTATACATGATGCAACTGATCCTACAGAAATTGCAATTGTCAATTGTAAAAGATGTGAAATAGAACTAAAATTAGCTGCAAAAAGGGAATTTATGAAAGAATTGGGGGATTTTATAACTGTTAGGAGATAAAAATTATGAAAAATAGATACCATATGGAATCAATTAATAATAGATTTTTTATTGAAGCTGAATTTCACGATGTTGGATACAATTATTTAAAAAGAATAAGATCGACCGATTTAAGATTTAAAAGGTGTAGAATTAAATCTGTAATTCAAACAGAACCAACTAAAATTCCACTTTATGAAATTATAGAAAGGACTTAATTATGCCTGGATGCCCTATTTGTGACGATGAAATGGAAAAATGTGATTTTTGTAAACAGACTACATATTGTCTCAATTGCGGTTGTCAATCAAATACATGCCAAAATATAAAAATAAATAGGAATAAAAAATCAGAAACAATTACATTTAGACTTACAAAATCACTATTAAAGCAAGTTGATACTTATTCTAAGAGGTACAAATTAAATAGAACTACTGCGATTGAGGAATTAATTAAAAGTGGGTTAAGTAATGTTAATTATTAATAATTTCATCACTTGACAAATCAATCCAAGTTTAGTATATTTATAAACAGGTGCTACACCCATGTAAATCGACTATTAAAGGAAGGAGGAAATTATGCCCAGACCCAAAAAAGCAATGGCAATTCAAAAGAAAAATGAGGATGTAAAAAAGTGGTTTAAATCTGGTCCGGTGCAGGAAATTACAAGAGAAGATTGGTTTAAAATGCACCCAATTCATAGGCACCTTTATAATGCCTATAAGAGAAAGGAACAACTGGAAAAAGAACTGGAAATTGTTACAGGCGAAATCAAATCCATGTCTGTCCCAATTATGGAAGCAATTAAAAATGATCCTAACAGCATTTTTAATGATTGGGCATGGATTGAAACCATGCATCAGTCCAAACCTAAATGGAAAGAAATTGCAATATCCATTAATGAGAAAAAGGCTCTGAAATTAGCAAAAGAATACCTCTCCAAGAAGTTCCCATTCCTTAGAATCAAATTTATTCACCCAAATAAAGATTAATTTATGTTTGTTGTAAAAATTCCTTTATGGAAAGCGTATCTCTATTCCTTAATGGAGAGAATCCGAATTTATAGGTCTATTAATATTAATTACTATAGATTTGGATTCAATCTAAATGAAAAATTTTTATTAAAGAGTATGTTTAAAAAATATACTCAGAAAGGAGGGTATAAACAAGGTTACAGAGAATTAAGATCAGTTTTATATTCTAAATTAGTAAAAGCAGTCAAAAATCAGGCAGTAATAGCAACACCAGAGGAAATGGAAATAATAAACAAAATATCAATCGTAAACAAACTAAATGTGGAGGATCTTATGAACTTTGAAATTAAGACACTTAAAGAATTTGCTAAAGAAGTTGGAATCAATGCAATTGCAGCAGCTAAAATGAAACCAGAGGAGTTGGCTAAGGAAATCATTAAAGCAGTTGACCCTAAGAAGGGCTATTCTACTGATTTTGTAAAGTGGTATGACTCAATTGATGATTCTTTTATTAATTCAATTGAGGTTGAGGGTGGCGCTGAAAATGTTGCTACTGGTGAAGATAATTCTGAATTGATTGAGATTATCAATGGCTGTACTAAAATGGGAGAATTGAAAGAACTAATTGCTGATGAGTCTGTTAAGGATAAATTCAAAGGCTTTGACATTAGCCAATTTAAATTGGCTGGACCTACTAAAAAAGCCTTGGTTGAATTTCTGAATAGTGATAAATCAGCCGGTTCTGACAATTCCGATGATAAAATGGAAATTGCTAAGGCTGTTATGGAAGCTGCAACCGATGACGATTTGGTTGCTGTAATTGAGGCATCAAATGATTATTTTACCGATTTTGATCCTGGTGAAGTAACCGATTTGGATGCTATGAAACAGGCAATTATTAAACACCTGGGAGTTGAATTGGAAGCTCCTAAAGCGGAAAAGAAAATGAGCCTAAAGGATAAGATTAAAGCTAAAAGCAAAACTGAGCCTGCTACTGAGGCTGTTACTATGGTAGTTGATTTTGATCCTACTCCTGGCAATTTCGATCCTGAAGTAGTTTATGAGGGCGCGGATAAACTCAAAATTGGGGATTTGAAGAAATTCTATTCCCAATTGAGCAAAATCACCAGAATTGAAATGGCATCCAATAAGCCTGGAATTACCAAAGATGCGCTTATGGATAACATTGGTAATGCCCTTATGGATTTGTCTGAAAATGGTCCTAAAGAAGTTGTTTGTGAATGCCCCCCTGCTGCTGAAGAAGGGGAATTGGAAATTACCAGAAAAGTAGTTGAAGATGCCGCTAAAGCAGAAGATAAGGATACGCTTGCTGCAATGTGTGAGAAAATGGGAATCAGCCTTAATGCACTTGAAAAGCGTAATGTCAATCGCATGAAAGACAAATTGCTTGCTAAATTGCCCGCTGAAGAAGCTCCCGCAAAGGGTAAATTGGGGCTTCTAAAGAAAAAGGCAGAAGTAAAGGAAGAACCTGCTACACCCCCTTCCGAATCCAAATTGGTAGAAATTTTCTCCGTAATTGAAAAAATGGTTTTGGAAGAAACAGAAGAAAAGGCAATTGTGGATGCTGTTACGCCACTTTATAAGGCTAATGGTGTTTCCCCGCTGCTTATTAAGAAACGGGTAAAGATTTTGATTGAAGTTATTCAGGTAGAGCATGGAATCAAGAAGTAATTAACCAATTAAATTGGTCGAGCGAACGGTAACGCAATATACTCGAAATGTAAGGGTCGCGCTGTCCGGTATATTGGACCAATGTACAAACAATTAAGGATTCATAATGACTAAATTCTATTATCCAATACCAGAAAAAGGATATAGAGCCGAAACATACAATTGCGAGAAATGTGGAATCAGGAACAAACGTGAATTAGAAACACCCAACATGAAACCAGTAATTGGTTCTAAATATGATGGGTTTTTAATTGTTACTGAAAATCTTACAAAAGAGGATGACCGTAAAGGAATGCCTCTTATGAATAAAAAAGCTGTTGAGTATTTTCGTTTACCCTGCCTAAAAAATCGTTTTAATATAGTTGATAATGCTGCAATTGTTCCCCTGGTTGGTTGTCAAATTGGTAAAGTCACTGATACTTATGCCCGATGTTGCTTTGAAAATTTTGCTAATAAATGGATTACAGAATTAAAACCCAAAGTAATTGTGACCTTGGGGGAATTACCTTTTAAATTTATAATGCATAATGCCACTAAATTAGGAGCAAAAAAAATCAGAGGTAGAATTATACCTAATTATTATTACAATGCGGTTGTAATGCCAGTATTTAATCCAAATGAAATTGATTCATATCATTATCGGGATGCTCTTAAATGGGATTTAAAAAAGATAATCAAAAAATATCAGGGAAAGTATAATAAAAGAAAAGAAGTTAATAATTTTTTAGAGCGTAGAAAAATCCTTGAAAACATTACAATCAAGGAAATAACCAGTAAAGAAGAATTGGTTGAATTGTTTAAAACATTAAATAGCTTAAAAGAATTTTCTTTAGATTATGAAACAACTAATACCAAACCATATGATGACGATTTTGAAATTGTTTTAGTTCAATTTGGTATAAAAAGCATAGCATGGTGTATTTATGAAAACACATTTAAACCAAATTGGACATATTTTAAGGAACAAATGAAATCCCTTTTATTAAACCCTAATATAAAAAAGATAATTCAAAACTCTAAATTTGAAGATTTATGTTCTCGAAGGGTATTTGGAATTGACTATATACGAAATACAGAATGTACCATGTTAGCAACTCATGTAATTGATGAGCGTAGAGGTTGTACCAGTTTGGATTTTCAAAATTTGGTTAGATTTGGAATTCCAGCCTACAGTGCCAAAGTAAAATCACTTCTTAAAATCAAGGAAGAAGATGATGTAATTGTAAAAACTAATAGAGTAAAAGAAATTAAAAAAGAGGATCTAATTCAATACGGTGCCCTGGATGTAATTACAACATTTAATAATTGGAAGCTACTTGAAAAAATACTCCCACAAAAATACCCAAAAGCACAGGAAAATTATGAATTTCTTAAATCTGGACATTGGGCATTTGCTAATATGAGCCAAAGAGGAATCACAATTGATCTAAATGAACAACAAAGATTAATTTCTCTCTTTGAAAAAGAAATGGAAAAAATATTAATTAGGATTTTAGAAATACCAGAATTTGCTGAGTTCAATGAGTTTATACGAAAAACAAAACACCCTGAGAAAAAATCAATGGAATCCATTAGAGAAAAATTGAGTAAGGTGTCCAATGGAAGAATACGGAATAGACTTCTCAAATCAAATGGCGGATCTGACAAATCTGGCAGTTTATCACCTATCAAACGACATAGGCTTCAGGTTATACCTAATAGACCTGGAAGATAAAAGGCTGCAACAAGAAAGAGTTGATATTTTTAATAGAGCAATTAAATCTATTACTGGGGAATATAAAAAGAAAGGGAAAAAATCAAATGGACAAATTACCAAAAGAAGTTTTAGAGAAAACAGCTTACCTGATAGAAAAATATCATTTAGTTGAAAACAGGGGAGAAACGAGCATTATTGTTTTAGGCACTACTTTAATATTTAAAAATTTCGTTATAAAAGAAATTATGGAAAAATTAGCTCCAATATATATTGCTATGCGTGGTACTCTCCAGCATTTAATGAGAGATATGGATAATTATGAAGGAAAAGACGTTGTAGAACCATTTATAAAATTATCTGATGCATTTTTTGCGCTATTATTTTTATGTATCAATGTAGAAAAATCCCAATTAGATATTTTTATTAGAAAATTTACAAATTTAATGAAAGATGAAATGTTTGACTCAAAATCAGGTAATAAGGATATTTTTGAATCTTTTCAAATTTTTGTAGATTTAATTTGTACTTGTGATTATATATTTTACAGAGGAATAGAATTATCAATGTTAATGATGAAAACAATTGAAAGTGGTGATTTAGAACAAATTAAAAATCTACCAAAAATTGTTCCATATGACATTATTACAGCTAATTCTAAAGAAGAATTAGAATATAAATTAAAACAAAAGGGGGAAAAGGAAGAAATTAAAAAGCAAGAACAACAATATGATTTATCAACAATGAATATAATTGGAGAAGCATAATGCCGGGAATAAAGGATCAAATATATGTAAATTTAAGATCTAACCCACAATTACAGGAATTCTTATTTGAATTTCTTAAATTAAAACCTGTACGTGAACAAAATCAAAAGACAGGTAACTTTTCTACTGATGAAGCTGTTTTAACTCATTATGCAGAAAAAGAAAATGTGGAATTTTGTAAATTACTTTTGTCTTATAGGAAATTAGAAAAAGCAAGAAGTACATATTTAGAGGGCATAAGACGATTTATAGAAAAAAGTGGGTGTATAATTCACCCTGATTTATGGCTAAATGTAGCAGAGACATATAGATCAAGCTCAACAGACCCAAATTTCCAAAATCAGCCTAAACACGGTGAAATAATTCCTGGTGTTAATTGGTCCGTAATTAGAAAGATGTACACTAAATTGGGGCCAAAATGGTTATTTGCAGAATGTGATTATGAGGGGGCGGAAGTAAAATCAGCAGCAATGGAATCTCAAGACCAGCAATTAATAGATGATTTAAATAATGACATGGATATGCATTCACATTGGTCCAGGCCATTATTTGGATTACAGGGAATGGAATATACCCAAGTAAAAACAGAACATAAAGAGGAACGCTTTTTAACTAAAAATAATTTTACTTTTGCAACCATGTTTGGAGCATCAAATATGAGTGTTGCAGAAGAAATGCGTAAACAAGAATTTTTTAGAAAATATGTTTATGAAAAGTTTTATAGGCAATCGGCTAAACCCATTGATTGGGAACAATATTTTGTAGAATTTAGTGAAAAATTAGTATTAGATTGTCAAAATCAATTTTTTGATCGTTATAAAGGATTAAAAAGATTCTATGATGCAATTCTAAAAATATATTGGGAATATGGTTATGTAGAAAATTTGCTTGGATTTAGACGTAATTACCCTTTAAAAAGAAATGAAATTATTAATTTTAGAATTCAATCAACATCATTTCTTTTGTTATTAGATTCAATTATTCAAATTGAAAAATGGCTTGAGCGCAATCCAATGAAATCCAGGCCGATTTCTCAAATCCATGATTCAATGGAAAACAACATCTATATTCCAGAAGCAGGTGAATATATTGAAATGGTAGATTACTTTATGATTAATAAGCCGCATTTACCATTTACGCATAAAATTAAAATGGGGACAGAATGGGAGGTGGGGCGGAATTGGGAATCTATGTTTGTTATTAAAAATTATAAAATGGCCGCTTGACATTAATTAAAAAAAGAGATAATATCATCCAAGTTAATCCAACTAACCCTCAACCAAACGAAAGGAGCAAAACATGGATCTTACCAATTACCTGCAATCTGGTTATGGCGGTGTGTTTGTGGAAACCAATGAAGTAAAAAGAGCAGTTAATACTATTAGGGTAAATTCTGGTCTTAATAAAGTTATTTGGAACTGTGTTCAAGGTATTGTCAAAGATTTTACAAATCCTGCCAAAAATATTATGTCCGACCAAAATGATATTTTGGACAAAGCAAAAGAAATGCATCAAACAATTGTAGTTCTTGAAAATTATGATTTGTTTCTAAATGATGCTGTTATTGTTCAAACCTTCCTTAACAACTATCCTTTTTATAAAGCCAATCAAGTTTGCCTTGTTATTGTAGGTACAGATAGAAACAAAATTCCAATTTTGATGAAAGAATTAGTTCCAGTATTAGATTTTAATTTGCCTGGAAATGAGGAAATTACAGAAATAGCTAACAAGATCAGTAAATACAGCAAAGCTGGATTAGATGCTGCTTACAAGGATAAAAGAATCAGCGAAGAAGATTATAAAAAAGCAGATTTTTCTGTAACAAACAAAATTGTGGAAACCTGTAAGGCTCTTACTGTTGAAGAAATTGAAAATGTACTTGCTTATTCAGCGAGAACAAATCTTAAATTTGATCGTAATACTATTCTTGAGCGTAAAAGAGATATGTTGCGTAAAACTGGATTTATGGATTACTTTGAACCCCAACCAATTGAAGCTCTCGGTGGACTTGATATTTTTAAAGAGTTTATAGAAAGAAGAAAGGAACCATTTGATAACCCCAAATCAATTAAGCCTAAAATGAAGTCAATACTACTTGTTGGAATTCAAGGAGCAGGTAAGTCACTTGCTGGAAAAGTTTTAAGTTCCATTTTCAATTGGCCCGGAATTATATTTGATGTGGGGGCAGTTAAAGGTGAATACGTTGGGCAAACTGGTAAAAATATGCGAACTGCAACCAAAATCATTGATGCTATTGGTTGTGCAATTGTAGTTATGGATGAAATGGAAAAAGCATTTGAACAAACTGAATTTGGTGGTGGTAAACAATCTGGTGGTGGTCCAATTGCAGATATGATCGGTCACTTTCTTACCTGGAGTCAGGAACGTACTTCTCCAGCTATTCTACTTGCTACTTGTAATAAAATAAATGCACTTCCGCCAGAATTTAAAAGAGCAAGACGTTGGGATCGCATATTTTTTGTTGATCTACCCAATCCTGATGAAATTAGTAAAATTATTGGAATCAAAAATAAGCAGTATAAATCTACTATTCCCGACAGCAAAGAATTTTGTTTGCGTCTTTATAATGAGGGGTGGTCTGGTGCAGAAATAGAGCAATTAGCAATAGATTTACATTATGATGATCTTGAAACTGCAATGGGGCAAATTCCGGTTTTGTACAAGCACAATAAAGATGAAATTGACAGAATCAGGGAAGAAGGTAAAAAATTTACAAGGGCAAATGCTGTTTATAATGAGACTGAAAAATTTATTGCTGTTGTTAAAAATAATTCTAAAAAGCAGGATAGAAATGTCCAATTTAATTAAAGGGAAAAACATGAAAACAGCAATGGATAAAATTATGTTCGGTTTTTATATTGGTGTAGGAATTTATTCTTTTAATTGTTTACTTAACATTATATATAAGATTGGTTATAAATTATATATTTTGTTAAATAGAATTCCAGTATAGGGGGAAATGATGAACTTTTATAAAATTGGGTTAATAGTAATACTATTATTTCTAATTAAGATATTTGATATTCCATTTGCCGAAGTATTATCTGATTTCTTTTTAGTGTGTATATTTGGGATATTTTTTTCAGGAATAAAATCAGTATTAAAATTTATATTTAGATAGAGAAGGGAGAATAAACGATGAGCCATGTTGCCACCATCGAATGTGAAATTAAAGATCTTAAAGCTCTAAAATCAGCATGTAACAGACTAAATCTAATATGGAAGGAGGATCAGAAGACCTATAAATGGTTTGGTAGGCATGTTGGGGATTATCCTATTCCCGATGGATTTACCACAAATGATCTTGGTAAATGTGATCATGCAATAGGTGTTCCTGGGTGTGATTACGAAATTGGTGTAGTTAAAAATAAAATTGATAATGGTAAAACGCACAAATTACTCTGGGACTTTTGGGATAAAAATCTTAAAACAGCTATGGGTGGTGAAAAAGCGCCTAAATTAACTCAAATGATTACCATTGAACAATCTAAATTGGCAGCAAGACAAAAAGGATATTCTGTAAAAGAGCTTGTAATGGACGATAGAATCCGACTTGTTGTTAATATGTGGGGGGGGGAATAAAAATGAAACAAATTAAACAAATGGTAATTGATGCTTTTAATGATGGTGAAATTCACATTGAAACTCATGGATTTACCGGAGAAGCATGTAAAGTAGAAACAGAATTTCTAAAAGAAGCAATTGGTAAGACCATAGCTGAAACCCTTAAACCAATTTTTTATGTTAAAACCAGAGAAATTTCTGAGGAAGAAAAAATTAAAGAAGGGAGAATGTTCAAACCAATTTGCGGATAAAATAAAATGACAACAAAAAGATTAGATATTTCAATTCCTATGGAAATTTGAAAAAATAAACAATTAACTAAAGAAAGGAGGATTAACATGAGCTTTAAATACAAACTGACCAGAAAAGCAGATGGTAAGATTGAAATTATTAAAAGCAAAAAGGAAACTAAAAACAAGAATAGTGAAATTAACATTTTTAATCTTGGGACTCTTGTAAATTTTGAAACTCATGCTTGGAGGGCAAGTATTAGGCTTCCTAAAGAAATTGCAGCTAAAATTTCCACAAAAAAGCAAGAAGATTGGTATAAAGCTACTAAGAACCTAATTGATAGAACTCATTTAACTGACATTTATTCTCATTTGACTACTGCATATAATTTGGTTTGTAGTTTAAGCACACCATTTCCAATTAAGGGGATACATTTTATTTCTGCTGATAATGTGGGGCTTCTTAATAATGGTCTTATTGAGATTAATTCTAAATTGATTTCTGCTGTTGAGGAATTTAGTAAAAATTACCAAAAATATATTAAAGAGGCTAAGGAAATTTTAGAGCCTGATGGTCTGTTTAATAAAGCCGATTACCCAGATAATATTAAACAACTATTTTCTATTCATTGGAGATTTTTTGATATTTCAATTCCAGAGCAATTGAGTGATGAATTAAAAGAACAGGAACGTGAACAATTTAATAATATTATGGAGCAAACTAAAAATCTTGGAATTCATGCTCTCCGCAAATCATTCCAGGATATTGTTTCTGATCTTGCGGATACCCTTACCGGAAAATTAGACGGTGAGAAAAAACGCATGAATCAAACCAAATTGGATAAAATTTCAGAATTTCTTGATTCATTTAAAAGGAAAAATGTATTTAAGGATAAGGATCTTGAAAATATAATTGAAGAAGCAAAGGAATTAGTTACTGGTTTAAATTATAAAGACATTGTTAAAGATAAAGAATTGACAGAAGCATTATCTGAAGAAATGAACAGAATTGGTGAAACTCTTAATGGTATGGTAGAAACTTATGAGCGTAAAATCAGTTTTTAATATTATTAAACATTTTTTCGATGGGGGACCAATAGAAATGATTTCACATAAATCTAAAGATGGGGAAATAATTAATTTAAATAAAAATTTAACAATGCTTCCATTAAATACTTATGATGCTAAAATTACTTTTGCTAAACCAACTTCAAATGTAACTGGGTCAGTTATACGCATACACATAAAAATACCAACTATTAATAAAAAAGAAAAACTTCATGTTATTACAGAAATGTCCCTAAATGATTTTGCTGATGGAATTACAGGTTTAGCAGAAAGACCATGTAAAGCAACAATAGAATAAAAGGAAATTTGAAATGAATATAACAGAACAATTAATTATTACATCAGCAATACTCTTATTTGTTGCATTTATATCTTATTTAATTTGTAAAAAGTGGTTTTGGAATTATGAGGGGGGACTTAAAGAAATTGATCGTCTTAAACAAATAAATAACCCAGTATGGCCCGCACCAGGACCACCTCCACCACCACCTGTACCTAAAACAATTAATGAACACAGAGTAAATATTAATCTTACTCCTATACCCGGCCATGATTATGATCAGATTCGTAAATTATGGAAAAATAAGTATTTTACATATAAAACTAAAATTCTTTGGTTAGAGGATGTTTCCTCTAAAATAGAAAAAGAAATAAAACCAATTGAAAGAAAAATAACTTTTAATAAGGAATAATTTTATGCTTGATCATAAAGAATCAGAAGATGATTTTACAATTAATAGATTCAAATTAGAAGAAGAAGCTGAAAGACAACCCGGATTAATGAGGCATTATACTAAAAAATTATCAATTTGGTCATCTAAAGTAAAGGATCTTAAAAGAAAATTAGAATATACACAAGCTGCATGTGCAGAAATTATCAGAAACAATCCAAAAGATTATGGAATTAAAAAAGATTCGGATAAAGTAGTTTACGCTTTAGCTTTAGAAGAACCGGATTATATAGATGCTCACAATGAGTATATACATGCTCTCCAACAGGAAGGATATTATGAATCAGCAGCACAAACTATGAAACAAAAGGGATCAATGATTAAAGAATTGGTAAGTCTTTGGTTAAATGATTATTATGCAACGCCAATAGTTAGAAAGGGGGGATCAAAGCATAAATTAAGAGTAGTTGAAGATGATTAATAATAAACAAAATAATTAAGGAGAATGAAAAATGGTTGATTTCAGCAAATTGCGTAACAAACTACAGGCAAATCCAAATCCAGGGAACAAAGGCGTAGATATTCGTTCACGTTTTCAAAAAAGATCAGAACAGACTCTTGAAACAACTTATTTGGAAAAGGATAAAAGATCCAAAGCTGGATCTTTAGGAAAATCTATTTTTAAGAAAGATCTATTGGAAAAATTTAATTTTACTGAAGTTGTAATTAGAGCAGGAACATATTTTTTTGATCTACTTCCTTTAAGTTTTGATGCTTCTGCTAAATATTACCGTGAGCTTCAAGTACATTTTGGAGTCGGTTTCTCTCAAGATGCGTTTATTTGTATTCACAGGTATAAATCAGAAAGATGTTATCGGTGTGAAGTTCAACAAAAACTTTATAGAGAAAATAATAAAGTCACTGATGAAATTAAAGCACTTTATCCATCTGACCGTGTAATTTACTTGGTGCTTGATAGAACTGCTGAATTAGCTAATGGGGAATCCCCCAATTTGCGTATTCAAGTTTGGAATGCACCTAAAAAGAAGGTACATAATGAAATTCACACCAGAACCAGGGATAAACTGACCCATAAAAATCTCGATATTTCTGATCTTCAAATTGGTGGGGAAGGTAGGCACGTAGGCTTTGAAGTTGAAATACAAAAAAATTTCCCACTATACAAAGGTTTTGATTTGTATAAACGAGATTCACCTGTTCCTGATAATGTAGTACTTAGCCTTGCGGAATTTATTGAAGAAGCTGAAGCAAATGGGTTCACTGGAGAAAGAACAATTGATTATTTGCTTCATATCCCTGAATACGACGAATTAAAAGAATCAATGGCAACAGAATCAATGCAGGAAGAAGAAGAAAATCAACAATCATCTGAAAATGGAGCAAGTTTAACTCCTACTCAACAGAGGCTTGCAGCACTAAAAAGCAAAAGTGCAGCACCCCAAGAAAAATCACAAGATGAACTTTTGGCAGAAATCGTGGGAAAGTATGAAAGGCTACAAGCCGAATTAGAAGCAATGAACGTGCTTAAATGGAAATCATGGTTAAATGGGGAAGGTAAAAATTATAAAGAGGATTGTTCTTCATTAGCTAAAGAAGAAGCAATTCCCCTGATTATTGAAGATCTAATGGGAAATGAGGTTCAAAAATTGGGGCTTAAATTAGAGTAAACTTTATACTTTGGGGCCGGGTGGCAGAATTGGCATATGCAAAGGACTTAAAATCCTTCGCCCGAAAGGGATTGAGGGTTCAAATCCCTCCCCGGCTACCAATTTAAAAAGGAAAAAATGGAATTCCATCTAAGTAAAACAGGAATTTTAATTTTAGGTATTTTTTTAGGATGGGAACTTTTTAAATTATTTAATATATTAAAAAGAAAAATGTATAGAAACTATATTAGGAGAAAGTATGAAAAGGGTGAAACTAAAATTAATACCCACTTCAGCGATTAATAGAAGTAAATCAAAATTGGAATTGGCTAAGGAAAAATTATCTAAAGTAAATCTTATTCCAGAAGAAAAGCAATTAACTAAATTTATAAATTCAGGATCATGGGGATTAAATCTCGCTTTAACAAACGATATTAGATATGGCTATCCCATTGGAAGGGTAATCAACCCAGTAGGAGATTACTCAGTAGGCAAAACTTTAATGGCTTGTGAAGCTATAAACAGTATTTATTACATTGAACATTTAATGAAAAAGAAAAAAATAAAAATGTATTATGATGAACCAGAATATGCATTTGATTTTGATTTGGGGTTTAAATTCAATATGCCCTTGGAATTAATTTATGGACTTAGAGAAAGATTGCCAACACATAAACCAGATAAAAAAGATTTTAAAACAAGTAAAACTGTTGAGGATCTTTATAATAATTTAGATTTTATAACAAAACACGAAAGCAATGATTATGATATTATCATTTATATTGTTGATTCATTAGATGCTCTTAGAGATGCAAGGGAAATCACTCACCTTGAAGAAAAAGGAATTGAAAAACAAGATTATGGCGGTGGAAAGGCAAGAGTATTATCTCAACTATTTAGAAACTGTATTGAGGGAGTTTATAATTCAAATATTATTCTTTTTATTGTTTCCCAAATCAGAACAAACTTTGGAGTTACATTTGGAAATAAATACACCAGAGCAGGTGGTAAGGCTTTAGATCATTATGCTTCACAAATATTCTGGATGAGAGAAGTTGGTAAAATTACTCATCCTAAAACTAAAATGAACCAGGGAATGGAAGTTGAAGTACAAATTACTAAAAACAAATTAGGAGATCGTTATAATAGGCTCAATTTTAATATTATAAACGGTCATGGGGTAGATAACATTGGATCGGCTATAGATTTTTTAAAAGAATATAAAATCATTGAACAAAATGGGGCATATTTAAAATATCAGGGAGAAAATATTTTAAGAGATAATTTAATTGATCTTGCTTTAACCGATGATTCTGTTGCAGAAGATATTAGAAATCAATGGCAAAATACTTGGTTGAATTTAGTTGAAATGAGCAAACCTAATAGACCTGCGAAATGGTCAGAAGGAAGGAAAATTGTCTAAACTACTATCTTTTTTATTAAGTAAAAATTCTAATAATAAAGGTTTACTTCGTAAATCTGGGGATATGCAGTTTGTAAATCAATCTGAAATCATGCGGGTATTTTTAAATCTGTTTTATAAAAATGATGTAGTTGTTGTTTTATACAATTGCCCCAAACATTGTGAGGAAATACCAAAACTACAAATTCTTAAAAGAGATAATTGGGGAGCTTGGTGGTGGGCAACGCATAATGATACGGTAATTATTAAATTTGAGTCTGTACCTAAAGCCGAAGATTGGGTTTTTTCAATATCCAGAAAAGCACAGGCCAAATGGGAATTATTCAATAAAACAGTTTTAATTAGAAATGAAACTGGTGTAGTTAAATTAAAAACAGATAATTCAGGAGAATTAAATGAAGGCTAAAGAACTTATTAGAAAATTAGAAAAATTAGTAAAAAAACATGGAAATGCCCCTGTTTATTTTCCTTATTCTGATTTCGGTCAAGAAGATGTCCTTGATGTTACAGAAATTAATACATGCTTTGAAGATGAGGCTTGTACAAAGGCAATGTTTTATTGCATAGATTACTCTGAAAATAAATAATCTTTTGAAAAGGAAAAATATATGAAACTATTTTTATGTACACCACACAACCGCAAAATAGAACCGGAGTATAATATCTCTGTAATGGGAATGAGCAAAGCAGCCCAAATGTTGGGTTTAGGGTTTGAAATTTTACAGCAAGAATCAAATATGATCCCCTTTTCAAGAAATGAATTGTGCCAATTAGCATTAAAATTTGGTGCGGATAAAATTTTATTCGTAGATTCAGATATAGAATTTTCACCATTTGATGTTACTGCCTTATTAGACTCCCATAAAGACATTATTGGTGGGGTTTATGTTCTAAGGGCAGATCCAATGATTTTTCATGTTTATAATGCAGCAACAGATGACCCAGAATCAGAAAATTATGAAACATTTGTTAATATACGAAAATTACCAGAGGATACATTTCAATGTGATGCTTTAGGAGCAGGATTTTTACTAATTGATTATAAAGTTATAAAACATATGTTTTCACCAGAAATTAAAAAAGAATTTGGGGCACCCTTTAATCTTTGGCAAAGAAAAAATGGTAATCAATTAAGTGAGGATCTTTCTTTTTGTTTAAGAGCTAAAAGATTAGGATACGAAATTTGGGCAGATCCAAATTTAAATCTTGGACATTTTGGAGTTAAAAAATATACAAAATTAGATTATTTTATTAGCCAGGGATATTATTATTGTAATGACATTCCTGGATGGATGAGTGTTGAAGAACTAAATTGGCTCCATAATACTGCAAAAAAGATGGGGTCTATTATAGAGCTTGGTTCCTGGAAAGGAAGAAGTACCCATGCCCTTGCTTCTGGGTGTCCAGGAATAGTAACAGCTATAGACCATTTTAAAGGAAGTGTTGGGGAAACAGAGGGGCCGCATAAAGAAGCAGAATATGGTGGAATTAAAGAAACATTTTTTAAAAATATTATGAGTAAATTTTTAAATGTAGAATGGCTTGAAGAAAAGCATAAAATCAGTAAAATTCTATATCCAAATAAACAAGTTGATATGATCTTTATTGATGGAGGGCATACCTATGAAGAAGTAAAATCAGATATTGAGTTTTTTAAACCATACGCTAAAAAAATACTTTGTGGACATGACTTTAAATGGCCGTCTGTAAACAAAGCAGTTGAAGATACAATTGGTTTGCACAATGTTGAAACTTGTGGATCAATATGGATTAAGAGAATGGGGGAATAATGGCTAAAGGTGGAACATATGAAAATGAAATTGCTCAAAAATTATCTTTGTGGTTAACCAACGGAAAAAGTGATGAGTGCGTAAGAAGAACAGAAGCATCGGGAGCAAAAGCTACACAAAGAAGCAAAAAGAAAAAGGTTAAGGATACTATGTTTGGGGATGTTTGTGCCTCTGACCCCTCTGTTCAAGGATTTTTTAACCTTATTAGTATTGAATTAAAAAGTGGTTATCCTGCATCCAAAACTAAAAAGAAATCTGGAAACTGTACTGTTACCAACTGGTCTTTTAATGACATCATTGATTCTAATCAAGCCATGAATCAATTTTTTAAATTTTGGGAACAGTGTGAAAATGATGCTTTTAAATCTAATCGTGAACCTATTTTGATTTTTAGAAGAAATAGCAGAAAATCATGTATTGCCATGAAATCAGATCTATTTGATGCATTTCAAAAATTTAGCGGATTTGGTTTTGGAAACTTCTACATAGATATTAAAATGCCTATGCCACAAGGAGTAGAAAGCCTTACAGTATGTAATTTAGACAATTTTTTTAAATGGTTTGTTTACAGCAAGGCTCTATTACATGGACCTATTACTAAAACTATTTTGAAACGGAGGATGAAATAAAATGTCTGGGTTTATTCCACATGCTATTGAACGATTTTTTGAAAGAACTGATCTGGAAGTTACCCGAAATCAAATTATTAAAGCAATTGAAAACGGAAACATAGTTTATGCCAAACGTCTTACAGCCAGTAAATCTCTTGCTTATGCTTTAGTCGGGGAAAACGTAATTAAACTCATTGTTTCAAAAAATACTAAAAAGGTTATGAGTATTATTCCCTGGAAATCAGTTTTTAAATACACTGTTACAACTAATATTCACGAAGATATTTATAAAATAATTGTTTTTCCAGATTGTTATATGGAAACTGGATGCCCCCATGCACTTACAAAAATATATAAAATTCATAGTGATGGGGCAAAGGAACCCATTCCCTATAATCATCCAAATTTTAATAGTTTATTTAATGGGGCCTGGGAAATTGTTAAAAATGTTGAAAAGCATAAAATTATTGTAAAGGAGAGAAATTCTGGAAATGAAAAGATTAAAACTGAAATGTATAGAATCAGAGGAGAAGCCACAGCTTAAAGAAGACTATTTTAAAAAATTTGATATAGAGTTAAAAAAGTATTGTTTATTACCTAAAAATAAAAATGTATTACCTTATAAATGGTATCACACTAAAGAACAATGGCCTCCAGATATTAATGAAGAAATTTTAGTTTTTGAAGATGGTAATTTTAAAATTGAAAGATCCTTTGTTGCTTTACAAAATCTTATATATAGACTTAAAGTTATAAACATAGATATGTTTACTGATTACTATTGGATGAGAATAAAAACACCATCAGGAAATCCCCAATATGAAGATAACCGACTTAGCATTAAATAATTTTCAAATACACAAGGAGCTAATACTCTCTTTTTCTGGGGGTATAAATGTTTTAGTGGGAGAATCCGATGTTGGAAAATCTGCTATAATACGAGCATTAAATTTACTTGTTAACAATCAGCCAAAAGGGGGAATACAGCTTTTTCAAAATGACTCAACAGATAAACCATTAAAAATAGAATTATTAGATGATAATAGCAATTATATTACACGCGAAGGTAATACATATACGATAAATAATAAAGAAATAACAACTTTTGGTAATACTGTTCCAGAACAAATTCAAGAAATTTTACCATTTAAAGATATTAATTTTCAATTTCAATTAGATTCACATTTTCTTGTTTTAGAAACAGGGGGGAAAGCAGCGGAAATTATAAATCAAGCTACAGGACTTGAAGATCAAGAATTAATAGTAGATATAATCAAAGAACAAATATCCGATAGTAAAAAAACATTAAAAGGGCATATAAAGGACAAAGAAGCAACAATTAATAAAATTGAACAATTAAAATCAGTTCCACATTTTTTAATGAAGTCTACAGCCATTTTAAACCTTGAAACAGAATATAAAAATATAGTAACTACTATCGAATTAATAGAAAATAATGCGTCTGATCTTTTAGAAATAGAAAAAGTATTAAAGAAATATTCTAACTTGGATGATTACAAAATAAATTTGGAAAAAATTTGTGAAGATGAAATTGAACTAAAAAAAACATTATCAAATATAAATGAATTAAAAAAATCCTCAGAAAAACTACAGTTTATAAAAAACAAAGTAGGCTCCTATGCATCTGCTTCAAAATATATAAAACCCATCACTGAAATTCTCTCTGTTAATAAAGATCTTTTAGAAATAGATTCTGGAATAATGAGCATAAAAAAATCACTTGAAAAGCTGATCCATTTAGATCAGCAGATAATGCATAAAGAAATGGTTATAGATGAACTTCGTTCAAAATTAGATGACACCCTAATATCACTTGGAAAATGCCCATTATGTGGCTCTATTATAAAAGGAAAATAATATGGATGTTTTAATAATTGGGGATATTCATTTATCTGGTAAAAATCCACCTAATAGGATAGATGATGTAACAGAAATTCAATTTAATAAAATTGAAGAAATTGTAAACATAGCAAATACAACCGATACACCCATCATTTGTACCGGGGATATTTTTCATACCCCCATTGTTTCAAACCAAATACTTTCCAAATTTGGTAAATTAATAAACAAATTAAAAAGGGAATTCTATTTCGTATTTGGAAACCACGATCTTCAATACCATGATATAATTAGAGTAGATAGAACATCCATTGGAGTAATACGATCTAATAATTATAAAATTAGACATATATCAGAATTTCACAAGTTTTATGGAAGTCGAATGAGGTGGGCTTATATTGATTACGGTGCGGCATTTACCAATAATTATTTAAATACTGAATTTAATAAAGCAAATTTTCTACTGTCTCATAAAGCAATAGTTAATGACAATTTAATTAATACGGAATCATGGATAGCTAATGATGTTAATTTTTGTCAATCTGTTTCTAATTTTGAAGGAATGTTTAAACTTATAATATGCGGCCATTGGCATAAACCATATATATATAGATATAAAAATTCATTGATAATCAATCCTGGTCCCGTTATTCGCAGACAAATTACAGAAAAAGAAATTCCAAGAATAATTTACATTGATTTAGAAACTTTAAAATATGATGAAATACACTTATCTACAGCCCCACCAACCGAATTAGTTTTAAGAGAAGAATCAATTGATAAAGAATTAAGACCTGTTGAAGATAGAATAATCCATTTTATTAATAACATTAAGCATAAAAAGGGTTTTGCACAAAAACTTAAATTCAAAGATGCTTTAAATGTACTTATTAATGATGCAGGTACAGACAAAAAAGTAGTTAATAAATTAAAAGAAATAATGTCAATTCTTTCTGAAAGAAAGGGTGAAGAATTAAATGTTGACAATTAATGATCTTGAACAAATAAAAAATGAATTAGAAGCCCATACTAAAAGAAGAATACAATTAGAAACAGAGGAAAAATTAATAAAAAAAGATATGAAAGAAAAATTTGGTATAGATACAGTTGATGATGCTGGTGTTCTTATAGAGGAATTACAAGTTGAAGCAGGTAAAATAAAAAATACTATTGAAACAAAAAAAGAAAAACTAATTGAATCCATGAAAAAAGACGGTTTATTATGAACACACAAAACATACATAACCTTTTAATACAAAAACAAAGTCAGTTAGAGTGGGAACAAAATTCTTATAAAGAAACATTAAGTTTAATACAGCAAGAAAAAGATGAAATAGAGTTATTAGAAAAATGTAAATCATTGGTTATGGAATTAGGTAAATCTACCCAGAAACAAATCAAACAATATATAGATGATACCGTCACTCTGGCTCTGCAACCTGTCTATGGACATTTATACAAATTCGTTGTAAAATTTGAGTATAACAAACGTGGTCGATCTGAGGTTTATTTTTTTATTGACAAGGGGGGTAAGTTATTAGAATTACGGAAAAATACCACTGGGGGAGGGGTGGTTGACCTTTGTGCTTTTTCATTAAGAATGATCCTTTGGACCTTAGATGACTCAAAAAAAGCGCCACCAATTATGATTATGGATGAACCTTTTAAAAATGTTTCCTGGAAATTTTTACCAGATGTTACTAAAGTTGTTAAAAAAATATCTGAACTTTTAGAAATTCAATTTATAATTGCTACACATAAACACAATAAAGCAATTATAGAAACGGCTGATACAGCATATTATATTGGTGGAGAACCGGATGATGAATATTAGAAAAATAATGTATATGACTAAAGATGAAGTTCTCAGCATACCAGAAAAAGATTTACCCCTTGCTGTTTTAAGCTCCTCTGCTGCAAATATCTTTGCATTTGGAATAATCAATATTAGAAAATCAATTTATAATCATTTTATGTGGATGCATAAACCTGGATTTTTTGCATCTCAAGATCTGTTTTATTCTGAAGTTCCAGCAGAAAAATATTTAAAATTTGATAACAGATTAAAATTTTGGTATAACCCAAATTGGGAAATATATGAAAAAGAAGCTATTAAACATGAAATACAAAGATGGTTAAATAAACCAAAATTCAGTACAAGGTATGATTGGATGGCAATATTAGGACAAGCATTAAATTTAGTTTGGATTCAAAATCCTATAACAAGAATATGTTCAGATTATGGATCTATTTTAAGAGAAAGTGGTGTAGACCCCGAATATAATTTAAAGAACCCCGCCCCAGATCAAGTAGATAATTGGTTTAGTAAAAATATAAAATATAATATTTACGGAAGATACGCAGGAGAATAAAAATGGACACGCTAATTCTATATTCCTGGATTACTATGCTGTTTATCTTGTTACTCCCACTATTTATAACACTTACAGGAGGAATTTTGAAATGCAATGTCCAGTACATGGAACGACAATCTCACCAGACATATGCATTAAAAGACAGGAGATTGCAAAGAGGGGGTATCTAACTAAAAAAACTGTAACTAAAGAAAAAGAAGAAAAAATATTTCAATCAGAATTACCTGATTCTTTTAACTTTTGTTGTAATTGTACCACTGGTAAAATGGTAAGATTATTTCCTGGTAGGTATATAAAAAAAGATTGTCTGTTGTTAATAAAAGAACAAACAAAAATATTAAAAGAAAGGGGGTATGTTTTCAAACAAGATTCTGATTTATTAAGTTTAATAATAGCTGCACACAATGAAGGTTTAAACCCAGAGGAAAGAACAGTTTTAATAGATTACATTGCAGAAGTATCAAAAAAAATGGTAATGGAGAGGAGGATCAATGGAAAAACGATCAGGGTGTTATCAACTACAGGGTGCAGAATTGCTAGATACCTTAGAAAACAAAGGGGTGCGAAACGAAATAAACAGAACAATTCTTCATCCATTGGGGCTTGAATTAGATTATGGTGAAGGTGAATTAATTTTAATGTCTACAGATGCCCCTCAAGGAATACTTACAGAAAGAATTGATAATTTTAAAAGAAAAGCCTTTCTCCAATTTTCTGGAAAACAGCACCAAAGAAGACTTGAACATTGTGGTTTTATAATTCAAACTAAACCTATATTTAATGCAGATAAAATAGATGGTCCTATTGCAGATCCAAGAACACAAAGATTGGGGGCTATTATTGGTCTATTGGAACAGGTTTTTCATCTATGCAAAAGACGTTTAATGGAAAACAGTTCAGAAAAAGATGAAGAATATTGGAAAAAGATAGAAGAATCAGAATTAATTAAAGGTATGTATAAATCAATTGAGAAAGGAGATTTTATAAATCTAATTAACTTTGCTGCTATTTTAATTTCTAAAGATAATCTTGATAAAGTTATTTCAAAATTAGAAATCACCTATCCTCCTGAAAAATTCAAAAAAGTAAAAAGGGATAACAGATGAAATTAAAACTTCAGGTAAAAGGAATAAAAGCAAAATCACAAATAATAAAAAAGAGTGTAAAAAACGATAATTTTGAAGAAATGAGTCGTTTTTTATCTCCACTACCTGAAGATTTACCATTATTAAAAACACACTATCCTGGGGAATGGTTTCAAAGGATAGATAAACAATCTGTTGTTCAAAGATGGAAAGATGATGCCGGAAATGAACAACACAATTTTATGTTTTACCCATCTACATCAATGATAGAAGAATTAAATCAGATGGAAATTGATTGGCGCGTAAGAGATAATTATTTTTTATTACTTTGGAAACGTTTACAAAAATTTGGAATAGCACGGTATAAAGATATTCCCTCCAATGTAACTGCATATGATTTTGAAAAATATTTAAATAAAGAAAAACCAATAGTAAAATTTAATTTAAAAATAAAAAATGAATGTAAAACACATTGTACCCGACTTAAATTAAAGGTAAAAAAATGAGACATAAATTAATTCCATTAGAATTAACTCAAGCACCAGATTATCCAGCATTATTATTAGATGGTAAATATTTAGCTTATCGAACACAGTACAGTAAAACTGGAAGTCTCAGCTATTCTGGTATTAAAACAGGATTGTACTATGGATTTTTTAACACAGTTCAACAACTAATGAATAAATTTTATCCTATATACCTCTGTATTATGTGGGATTCTCCTGGGAAAAAATCTATTAGGAAAAAAGAATTTCCTGGGTATAAAAACAGGGATAATTGGGATAAGATGACTGAAGAACAAAAAAGAGATAAAATTGAATTTAATGATGCCTATGAAAATTTAATAGTTATTTGTGAAGAATTAGGATTTGCTTCTTATATCATGGATGGGTATGAAGCTGATGATCTTTTTGCTTTGTGGATTAACAGATACCCATCTTATAAACCAATAATTATAATCACCCGCGATGAAGATATGTTTCAACTGCTTTCAGATAGTATTTCAATTTATAATCCTGATGATAAAAAAATAAAAGATTTAAAATGGTTTAAAAAAGAATATAAAATAGACCCCAATGTATGGGCAAATGTAAAAGCAATGGGTGGGTGTAAATCAGATACAGTTCCAGGACTTCCAGGTGTAGGGGAAGAAACTGCTTTAAAATATTATCGTAATGAACATGTAAAAAAGAAAGGAATAGACTCAGAAGAAAATATTGCCTTAGTAAATAAATATTATAATTTAACTGTACTTCCACATCCAAATCTAAAAAATTTCCATTTACCTTTTAAATCAACCAAAGTAGATAAAGATAAATTCTTTTCTTTTTGCCAGGAAATGGGATTCAGATCTTTTATAGATGATCTGGATAAATTTGAACCATTATTTGATCTATAGGAGGAAATCAATGACAGAAAAAATCAATTTTAAACAAGCAATGGAAGAAGATCCAATGTTTTATTTTAAGTATGCTCATAGTAGGGGGGTAGATTATAATTTTTATGGTGATTGGCAAAAGCAATATGCAAAAATGATTATAAATATTTGTGAAATTGTTAGACGTACAGAAAAAGCAAAGCCAGTACTATTAGATGTGGGATGCGCTTGTGGTGTAAACACAAGGGCATTTAAAGAAATTGGTCTTTTTAAATTATGTATGGGTTGTGATCTTTCAAAATTTATGATTGATCTTGGTAAAAAAACTCATGGATTTTCAGATGAGGAATTGTTTGTTGCTTCAGCACAACAGTTAAATGGAGTAAAAACAAAATCAGTTGATTTTATTCATTGCACCAGTGTCCTTGAACACTGTACTGATGGAGAAATTCATAGAACACTAGGAGAATTCAATCGTGTTCTTACAGATGAAGGAATTATTTTTATAAACGTACCTGCTTTAAAACCAGATCAAGATAAAGAAACAGTAGAACGTATGGAATCGGATATTACGCATGTAACTATTAAACCTTATTCTTGGTGGGAAAAACTATTAGGAAAAAGATTTGAAATAGAACCTGGTATATACGAAATGTTTGAAAATGATAAACACTCACCAGATAATTCAGGTAAATCATTTTTTGACTATTACAATAAAGAGTGGACATTTTTCCTGTTGAGCAGGGGGTAAAATAATGGATTTACAAGGAAGCGAACAAAAAATAGCTTTCCTTGAATTCAACAATCATTTTCAAAATCAAATTATTTATCATGCCATATTCATAGACGAATTTTTATCTAAAATAAGAATGGTCGTTTCTCCTTCAATATTTAAAACGAAGGAGAAACGACTTTTCATTGAATGGATCTATGAATATTACGATGAATTTAAAAAAGCCCCACAAGAAAACTTCTTTGACATATTCGATTTTCGTAAAGATTCATTATCAGAAGATGTTTATAATCGTTGCGTTGATCTTATAAATTTACTTTCTGATATAACTGGATCAAATTGGGAATATGTTCTTCAAAGAATTAAAGATGCAATTATGCATTATCAAATGGAAGAAGCCATTGTAGAATGTGCAACAAGGGTTAAAACTGGGGAATATGATCTTGTAAAAGGGATCATATTAAAAGCATTAAAAGAACCAGAAAATTTTAATCCAGCATACTATGACTTCTTCCAAGACTTTACCTGGATGCATACTCGCTCACAGGGCAATATTTATCGCATGATAAGTAATATCCCTGAACTGGATAAAATGATTGGTGGGTTCAAAAGTAAATGGCTAATTACTTTATTAGGTGCTACTAAAGGAGGGAAGTGCATTAAATACGACTCTCCTATTGTGATGCACAATGGAGAAATTTTAACTATTGAAGAAGTATATAATCAAAAACGGAGGGATATATTTACATTAGAAGAATCTATAGGAAAAATAATTCCAAGAAATGTTATTAAACACTTTAACAATGGGGTTAAACCTTGTTATCGTGTCACTACAAGGGCGGGTAGAACAGTTGAAACTACTTTAAACCACCCGTTTCTAACTATTAATGGATGGAAGGAATTATCACATTTAAAAATTGGTAACTTTATAGGAGTACCAATGTCTTTACCAGTTGAAGGTAAAGATAGTTGGGAAATCCATAAAATAAAACTGTTAGCATACCTAATAGCAGAGGGGGGATTAACAAAAGTAGGTCAAACATCATTTACAAATGTAGATAAGGAAATAGTAACAGACTTCAAACAATGTGTTTTAAAAATGGGGGATAAAATATCTCCATGTAAGCATGATCCAATAAGTTATTTGATTACAAACAATGGAAAAAAATCAAATATCAGAAAGTGGTTATCAGAATTGGGACTAAATAGAAAAAAATCTAAAGACAAATTTATTCCCAAAGAAGTATTTACACTCAATAATAAATGTCTTAAAGAATTTTTATCTGTTTTATTTACCTGTGATGGGTCTATTTTTAAATCCAAAGGAAAGAATGTTCAAGGAATTAGTTACAGTTCCACCAGCAAATTTTTAATAGATGGTGTATCCCATTTACTATTACGATTTGGAATAGTTCATAGAAAAAGAACAAAAGAAGAAGGGTATTCATATGAAATAGAAATAAAAAGCACAGAAGAAGTTAATAAATTTATTCAGAGAATAGGTTTTAAATTTTCAAAAGAAAGAAAAAGTAATAATCAAAGTCAAACTAATAAACAGGGGTATATAAAATCATTTCCACCAGAATATTCTATTAGAGTAGATAATGAACTTCATCATTTCATAAAAACTTATGGAGAAAGAAGTAGGACATGGTGGAGTTTGCCCTGTTTAAAATCTCTAAGATCATCTTTAAAAAGAGGATCATGTCTTCAAAGAAACACCGTAAATACTATCGGGGAATTAATTCAAAGTGAACAATTAATAAAAGATGCAAATTCCGATATACTTTGGGATAAAATAGTATCAATTGAGTATATAGGGGAACATCAAACTTATGATTTAACAATTCCCGGTTCACATAATTTTATCTCATCGGATATTATTGTTCACAATACTTGGTGGCTTATTGAAATAGCAATACAAGCAGTTTTTCAGGGATTAAATGTTTTATTTGTATCTTTAGAAATGGGAAAAGAAATAATAGATGAGCGCTTTGATATGGCTATTTCTTTTGCCACAAGTAATACCAGCCCCAAAACAGAAATTATGAGACAAATTAATGGTAATTGGGTTTGTACTGAAGAAAATGTACCCAATATTTATGATTTAGATTACATAGCAAATGAAAGAAGAAAGTTTAAAAAGATTTCAGGTGGAAATTTAAAAGTAATGGCTTTTGATCGCGGAAGATTAAACTATAGGGACATTGAAGTGATCTTAGATGAATTAGAGCAAAGGGAAGGTTGGATTTGTGATGTGCTTATTGTAGATTACTTAGGAATAATGAAAGAAACAACACCGGGTCAAAATAAAAAAGAAAGAATATCTGAAAATTGTTTAGGATTAAAAGAAATGTGCAGTAAAAGAAATATAGTTTCGTTTTCAGCTATGCAGGGAAATAGAAAAGCAATGACGGCTGAAATTTTTCATTCTTATTTAGTTGCTGATGACATTGACACCATATTTAATTCAGATTTAGTTTTAGCTTTATGCCAAACAAAATTAGAAGAATCACAAAATAAATGTAGAATGTATATTGCTAATTTTAGACATGGTAAACAGCATGGAACAATAGGTATGATTAGAGATCTTTCAATAGGACAAGTTTGTGTTGGTACATATGAAATAAAAGAAATTAAAAATGAAGAAGGTGAAGCAGGAGAAGACTTCTAATGGCATTATTAATTTTTGAACAGGTAGATGCCAATTGGATTAAAGGGAAAGGGGATATGGCCCAAGCTGTTGCCTATTATGCCCTGTCATACCAAAAAAAAATCAAATTGCCAGGAATGGAACATGCTGAATGGACAATGTACAGTCTCTTTGACAAAAGGAGAAGGGCTTTTCCTTTAGGATTGTGGTCTGTGGTAAAGGATAAGGCCCGAAATAAAGGTTTTACCTCTTTCTGTAAAATGATGTCCCCTGCGCCCCTCTCAGTAAATATAAATTATGATTTACCAGGGATTACCTATGAGCCATATCAAAAATCTATTCTAAATAATTTAAGGGTATATAAGCGTGGGATTATAGTAGCTTCAACTGGGTGTATTGCCAAAGGAACTGTGGTCAATATAAATAGATGCTCTTTAGGTAAAAAAATTAAAATAGAAACTGTATATAAGCATTTTAACCAGATGGGGGACAAAAAGTTTAATTGGGATTTATCAAAAAAGTCCTATGTACGATCTTATAGAAACATTGAAAATATTATAAGGTTAAACAAAATTGAAAATGTAATATATAGTGGTATTAAAAAAGTTTTTAAACTTACTCTTGAAAATGGTAAAAATATTATAGCAACACCGGAACATCGTATTATGACCAAAAATGGGTGGAAAGAATTAATAAATTTAGATGAAAATGACTATGTAATGTGCGATCAACTTCATGCAAAGTCTATTGGTAAAGAAAAAAAGAAAAAACAAACAGCATCATACTATGGTAAATTGTGGTTTCATCCTTATGCAAGAGTAATACAAAATAAAGAAAAGGGGAAAGATAAAACAATAGAAGTTCATAGAATAATATATGAAGCATTTGAAAATAAAATGAATGTAAACTATTATTTAAATATTCTTAGAACAAACCCACAAAAATCAAAAACCTTAAAATTTATTAATCCAAAGGAGTATCATATACATCATATTGATAAAAACTGCAAAAATAATAATATAAAAAATTTAATAAAATTAAAAGTAGTGGATCACTTAAAATTACACGCAGATTATACTCAATTTAATCAGGGGATACCAAGTTTTTCAAAAGTAAAATCTATTGAGTATACTGGATTTAAAAAAACATATGACATTCAATGTAAAGATCCTCATAATAATTTTGTAGCTAATGGTATCGTAGTTCACAATTCGGGGAAGTCCATTATAATAGGGGGAATCATAAAAAGATTTGGTGTTCCAAAAACGCTTATAATCGTTATAAATAAATCAATTTTTCAACAAATTTTAAATTCATTAACAGAATGGTTCCCTAATTATTCAATAGGGTATATTGGTGACGGTCAATTTTCTATTGGACATATAACCATATCACTATTTCAGTCTTTAAATAGAATAAATAAAAATGATTTTAAACTTGTTATTTTAGATGAAGTACAAAGAATAAATGATTCTATTACTAATTGGTTAAATCATTTTGGAAAACAAATTCATTACCGTTTTGGATTAACAGCCACACCACAAAAAGAAAAAAGTAATCCAGGAAAAACAATGAATATGCATGGATATTTTGGAAACATTATTAAAGAATTAAAAGATGAAGAAGTTTCTACAAGGGTTATCCCTGTAAAAGTATATATGATAAAATTTAAAAATCAAAAACCAACAGAAAAAGAATATGCTCAAAGCTACAGACATGATGTTCTATTAAATGCAGAAAGAAATACATTACTATTAAAAGCAGCTAAAAAATTATTATTGGACAAAGGTTTATCTTGTTTGGTCCTACTTGATGAAATTCGCCAAGCTGAAATGATGGGGAAAATAGCCCACAAGTTAGGGCTTTCCCCTACTCTTGCTCACTCTGATAATCAAAAGGGACTAAATGAAAAAATCAAGAATGATCTTAACAACGGAAAAATCAATTTGGTTATTGCCACTCAAGTATTTGGTATTGGAACGGACATACCCAATGTCAACGGGGTCGTTCTTGCTTCAGCAAGGAAATCGGAAATTGATACCTTACAAAAAATTGGTAGAGGTAGGAGAAAAACAAAGGAAAAAGAAACAATGATTTTAATTGATAGTATAGACATGCTCATTAGTTCCAAAAGAGTTCATAAACATTTTTATTCTTACTCTCTTGAAAGAATGAGGATATATGAGGAAAAAGGATGGGAAATAAACCGACTACTAATTTTATAGATTTTAAAGATCCACGCTTAGAAATGGCAATAGAAAATTGGAATCTTGTTTCTTTTTTAGATGATTATAATGTAGATTATTCATTGGAAGGAAAAAACATAGGTAGGAATTTCATTGGGGTAAACCCCTGCCCGTATTGTTTTACAGGGGATACCCTTATTTTAACTGAAAATGGGTTAATACCAATTGAAAATTTAAAAAATAAAAACATTAAAATTTTATCTCAAAATGGTAATTTTAATCAAGTTATGCACTTTTGGGAAAGAGAATTAAAAAATACAAATATGGTGGAATATTTTGCATATGGTATGGTAAAACCTGCTATATGCACACCTAACCACGCAATTTTTTGTGCAGAAGTAATAAAAGGAAAACATTTACATGGTATACATGAATTTCAAAGTGAATCTCATAGTTGCCGTACATATCAAACTTGGCAATTTGATAAAATTCCAGCAGAAGAATTAACAGGTAATGCTTTTAATAAAAATAATATATGGGTTGAACTACCAACAATAAATCCAAAATTTAATAAAGAAATAAAAGATGCTTATTTTTTAGGGGTATATTGTGGTGATGGGTCTATATCAGGGGGTAAAAATTTAAGATCTATTACTTTTGCTTTAAATGATACAAGTAAAGTACATATTATAGAAAAAATAATTAATTTTTATGGGAATAAATATATACTTCCATCAAAAACAGGTCATGGTGTAATAGTTCAAATACATTCAACAAATTTAGTTAATAATAGATTTTTACAATGCGGGAGAGGAAGTCATAATAAAATAGTTCCAAATGAAATTTTATTTAATTCAAATGAAAAAACATTAAAAGATTTTATTCAAGGAATAGAAGATACTGATGGAAGCAAAAGAGAAGATGGAAATACATCTATTGTAACCACAAGTTTACAGTTGGCTTTGCAAATCTCAATTATATTGCGACGTTTAAATTGCCCTGCATCAATTAGTACATATACACCAGAACAAACAGGAAAGGACGGTATTAAAAGAAAAGAACATACAATGGTAAACTATAATTATGAATCAACTAAAAAACACCCATATATAAAATTTATAAATAATAAATGGTATGGAAAATTAAAATATGCAAAAACTTTAAGAAAGCATAAAAAATTTAATGTATACAATTTAACCGTTCATAATGATAGAACTTATTGTGCTAATGGGTCTATAGTAAAAAATTGTGGGGATAATAGAAATCATTTTGCAGTACATGAAGAAGAAAAATTTGGATCTTGTTTTATTTGTAAAGGATATGCACATCCTATAAAATTAATATCATATTTTGGAAGAATGTCCTTTAAAAAAGCGTTTGATTATCTTCTTAGTCAAACTCCAGAACAACAGGATATAATTAATAGAGTAGAAATAATACTTAAAAACAAAAGAAAACAAATAAAAAGAGAGGAAATAACTTTAGATGTTTTACCACGAAATAAATTAATAACATATGCAGACTTAAAAAATACACATTTAAAAAACTTTTTTATAAAAAGAAAATTACATTTATGGCATATTAAAAGATACCAGTTAAGATTATGCACAGACAAAGAATTTAATGGTTATATTATTTTTCCTATGTTAATTTCAAATCATCCTGTAGCTTATCAACTTAGACATTTAATAAGAAAAAAATATCATAACTCTACTAATCTTGATAAATTTATTTATAATGAAGAAAATATTATTAATAAAAAACCAATTATTTTAGTAGAGGGATTTCTTGATTTTGTTAATGTAGATTCTTTTATACGTTGCTATTACCCAGGAAAAATAACTGTTGTTACAGGCGGGCTTAAATCCATATCAAGGTATCAAATCGACCGATTAAGATCTTATTCACCATCCCAATTAATAGTCATGTTTGATGGAGACTCATGGTTTGATTATTACAGAATAAAAAATTCAATTGGGTATGATGTAAATTATATTATATTAAACAAGGAGAAAGATCCTAATGATCTTACCTGGAAGGAACTAAATAAAATATTTACAAAAGAAATTTTTAAATAGGTGAGAAATAACATTAATTAAAAAAACTTTTCTGTAAAAATTTAAAATTATCCTCTTTAAAAAAACTATCTGATAGTTTTTTTCTTTTATTTTTTACCCATAAAGGTGCATTAATTTTATCAGTGAAATCCTCCCAAGGAAATTTACACATGGGGAACTGTGGTAATCCCAGGTTCCCCATTCTTTTTTTAAAAAGATCTATATCATGATCAACAATTTCTTTTTCTAAAACCCTATAATAATATGAATCCCACACGCCTAAAGGAGAACCATTACGATCACAACATAAAGGATGATTATGTTTAACAACAGAATCAAAAGATAATTTATATCGTTTAATAGCCCTGGATCTTATAAATAATTCATACGCACCATCATGTAAATATCCTGTATAAAAAATCTCCCCATCTAAATGATCCAACATTTTTCTGTGAATCATAAAATGCGGAGCAATGTACATATTAATATTTGGGAAAAAAGAAAGAGCAGAATAATCCTGAAATCCTACCAGCCCCCACTTCCCAGGAAATGAATTCATTACCCTCCAAGCAGATTTCAAAAATCCAAATAATGGTTCTGTATCATCCCCAAGATATATCAATAAATCATAAGTTGATAGGCTCACTAATTTAGATAGTGTCTTTGGACATCCAACTAAATCCTTATCCTCAAGAGTTAAAATTTCTATAAATTTATTTGAAATTCCAGAATTCTTGAGAATATTTTTAGTGAGCCTATCAACTTTATTCCTACGAACAACCGGGATTAATATAGAAACTTTCATTATAAATCAATTTATTTTTCACTTGGTATTAAAACTTCAGTTTTACCGTCTAATCTTTTAATTTTAACAACATCACCATCTTCAAGGCGTTTAACAATATATGGAATCCTTTTCTCTATTACCTTTTCCTGAACTACAATTCTTTGTTTTCCAATGGCTTCTCGTAATCTATAATTTAATTGATTAACTGCACCCACACCAAGATTAGTAGCTGTAGCTACTTTAGAAGAAACACCAATAGCTCCAATAACCATACCAGCAGCATTGAATAACCCAGAAATCCATTTTAACCAAGGAATCCATTCTTCTACAGGGCAATCTGCAATTGCAGCACCAGCAATTTGCCCTAAAGCAAGTAAAACACCACCTAAAATAGTTTTCCATCCAAGGTTCATAAATCACCTCTTATTATTTTTTAAGAATTAATGCTTTAACTGCACTGACCTTTTTAACAACATCTTTCTTCCCAATCAAACCAAACTCATATCCTAAAACATATCCTTCCGCTGCTGTATCCCAATAAATTACAGGAATTTTAGATAAAGAAACCAGTGTACCAGCTTCATCAAAAATAGCCCCCATACTCTGCAAAATAAGCATTAAATTTCCTGCCAATAATGGATTCTCAATTTTAAATTTAGCAAAAGCCTCTGATAATTCTTGTGGAGACAAAGATCCCGTTCGAGCTAATTTATAAGCATCAGCTATTGCAATATCATCTAAATCCGTTTTACTTTTTCCAATGTAATACCCGAAATCATATCCACCAACCCTAATAATGGAAAGAATAGCTGCTTCTTCAATAGGTTTGAGTCCAGCGCAGCCACCAATAAATAAAGACAGAAAAAAGGACATAATTGATATCAAAATAATGTGTTTTTTCATAATGCTGCCTCCATGCGTTTAATGATTTTAGTTATTTTTCCTTTTAAATACTCCCTTACAGATACTTTCTGAAAGGGTTTTGGGCAATAATAACTTATTCTTTTAAGATTTTCAAGACCAATAATTCTATTATACCCCAATAAAGATCCAGCAAGATACAAAGGACCGGCATCAACACCAATAAAAAATCTACACTTACCTATTTCTTCTTTCATTACAGAGAGATCTGGCTGTTGATACCTCAATGTACTTTCTTTTGGTATAATAAAACATTCATCATTACCACAATCTTTATAATTAGATCTAAAATCTGGCCGCATATGACATTCAAAAGGCTCATATCCTAAATTACTAATTTCCCCCCAAATAATCTCTGCGACTTTATTAGGACAAAACTTCTCATTTACCCCAGTATGACCAAAGAAATGAACACCAATTCTTTTAGATTTTTTATTAAAAAATTCATTATGTATTTTATATGGACTCCATGAAAATTCTTTCATTCCCAATTCAGTATAGGCACAAATATATGGTTTAGACGGCTCAGTATGATATTCAAAAGGTGGTTTATAGTCCTGTGTATCAGGATAATATAATTTATAAATATATGAATACCCTTTTGAATCTATTGTTTCATAAGAAATAATATCTGAACATAATTTATGGTATTGCCTTTTAGTAGGAGATGTTAATTGAACCTTATGACCGACTTGTTTTTCAAATTCTTTGTGTACGGGTAAATAATGAATTAAATCCCCCAATCCATGATCAAAAACAAAAAGGTTTCTTCCAACAGAATTTTTAATTTTATTAAATGGTTTCATTTAAATACCCCCTGACCCCAACAATTGTAGATACTTGGGAGTATAAAAATGGAACTTCCTCATATATTTCACCACTATAATTAATAAACTTAAAACCAAAATTTTTAAAGTACACCCAATATCCCGCATAAACAATATCTTCAAAAATAGAAGTTAATTCACTATCATAATAAAATATATCATCGCCACGATAAAATTTATTTTCCTCTAAAAAACAAATTCTACCGGATGAATTAAAAAATAAATTATTTGGATTATTTAAACCAGAGTAAACAACTCTATTATTTGTAAGTTCAATAACAGAATCAGAAGTTGTTCCATACCATCTCATTTGGTGTGTACAAACAGAAAAAAAATTAGGTGGGTGTTTATAGTGTATTTGATCCCCCCAAAAATCACCAGTAATCGGAGAGAAGGAAACATTATTTAATGATTGTGTACCCCTTGAACATAAATACAATTGTCCTGGGTAAATAGAAATAATATCAGAAATGTTATAAGAAAGAGGAAGATTTAATAAAACAGTAGTACCAGTTATAAAATTAAATAGGAGCAAATAGCTATTATTTTCATAAATGCTATTCACCCCTATGCACAGCCAATCCCCAGAATAGGCTATTCCACCACCATTATATAATTCATTATCGTTTAAATCATCAAATATTTCTAAAAATAAATTTTTTCCCGTATTAGTATCTATTAATGAAACAATTCTATTCTTCCTCAATCCATTTGCGTCGAACAGGGTAAACAGAAGACGCATAAAACCCCCTCTATTTTTATATTAAAGCATTATTCAATTTTAATTCCTTTGCTATTTCCTTAGCAACGCTAATAGCTACTTTTTCAATTTCATCTAATTTATTATTGTTATGTACAGTTATAACTTCCACCTTTTGAGCAACAGTGCTTAGTTTTTCATTAGTTTTATTTAAAGACTCATGTGTTTCTTTAATTGCATCAGCAAGATCATCAAATTTTTTATGGTTTTCTGCCTGTTGCTCCGATCTTTTTTTATCTATTTCATTTAATACATCCACCATCCTATCCCCAACCTCATCTATTTTATTTCCAAGATGTTCTATTAAAATATTATTTTGCCTTCCACAAAATTCTCTTACTTCTTGGCATCTCCCAATTGGTTGATAACGGGGATTACCGGATGGATCTAAATAACTTTTGAGCAAGTCATCTTTAGTAGCCATTTTATTTTGCTCCCTTTCTATTCCATCCACTATATCCGTTAACTTTTTCATATCAGATTCAAGTTTTGGAACTTTATATTTAGTAACAATTAAAACAGAAAGGGCAAAACCACCAATTATAATTGCTATTGGTAAAATTAATTTAAAACCCTCATATATAATATTATCTCCCATTATAATCATTACTCCATATTAGGTTATATTCCTAACAGGGACATAGAGTAAATAAATGTCATAGCTAGGATCATCTACAGTTTGTAATTTCATGGTGATAACATAATTTTTTCCATTAGTACCACCACGAACATAGGGCATTATAAATGTGCCAGAAAAAGTACACTTAGCTTGGTCTAATAAAGTATAGGAAAAATCTGTATTGGTTACTAATTCAACAGCCGTAAAATCAACATTATAAATTGTCTCTCCATCAAGCCAAGGAGCAGCATCAATTTTAGCAAACCATTTTTCATATGGATCTTTTGGCCTGGAAAGATAAAATTTTTGGCTCATAAGTTTATCTCCAATTCAGGAGGAGTAACTATTACTCTCCCACTGGAAAAAACCCAAACACGATATTTATTAGTAACACAACAATTTATATATTCTCTAAGTTTAATACCGTCACTACCCTGTTTTAAAAACCCCCGGCCAAATCTGCGAATAAATCTATCCCCTAAAGTGAGATCAATTAAAATATCATGTTTAGGTAAAATATTTATTGTGGGTATAAAAGAAACGCGCACAATTTTTTCTAATGGTAGTGTTTTCCAGGTTTGCTCTTTTTTATTTCCATCATACTGTGCGCGAATTTCACCTTCACAAGTTTCCATTTCCCAAAAATAAATTAAATTTGGTTCCATAAAATATCCTATCTAAATTTTTATTATGTGCTATACCCCCTTTATAAAGGGGGTATAGCAATTCATATTAAAATCAACATAAGCAAAAGTCTAGGTTTCATCATACGCAAATGTAGCCGTTTCAGGAGTTAATTGCCCAGGAGAAGCAGTATTCTGAACAATCATTTGCATACGCAGAAAATCACCCTTGTACCCTGTTCCGGTATGGGGTCCAGTATTAACTGCATCCAGGTCAATAACAGCCCCGGAAGTTTTACTAAAAAAGTCAGTTCCAGAAAGATCAGTATCCACATTTGCTGCCCAAGTACCAGTTACAGTGTATTCAACACCAATACCAGTACCAAACCCGCTGCTTCCATCAGAATAGGCCCTCAGATTTTGAATATCAACAGATGGGGCCACACTAATATAAAACCGAAGCATTTTTGTATAACTATAATCTTCACCAGCACCAGGAATTTGTAAACGATTGTTGGTGTCAACAGCCGTTTCATCTACCGATTTAAATCTGACAGTCCCAGAAGTTTTGTCCACACCTGTACTTGTACCTGTCATTTCGTGAATTTGTACTGTAGCTGCCATAATTTTTTCTCCTTATAAAATAAGTAATTTTTCTGGATTTAATTTCATGTAGTTGTAAAATTAAACTTTTTATTTGTCACAACAAATTGGGGTTTCTCATATGTTTTAAAATCAAATTTCTTATTGGTGACAATAAATGAATATTTTGGATGTGCTGAAATTAAAGTGGAATAAATAATCACATCCATTAAAGTAGTTTTTGCTACATCACCAGAAAGAATTAATGCGTCCACCCCAATCTGTCTGTAGATAGTTTCATAAAAAATACTATCAAGAGTAATTTCATTTAAAGTATAATTATACAACCACCCATCAAATCCAATAAGTTTTTGTTGAGAAATCTTCGTAAGGAGGGCATCCAGCACAACCCACGGAACAGGAGAACCAATAAGAATAGCGTCAAGTTGTTGGTTGATTACAAAAAGACTTTGTAATTGCGCTTCCAACAATGTTGTATTCATTATACCATGCTTTACCACCATAGCGTCAAGGGAAAAATTACCAATTATTGTTTTTAATAAAACAGAATCAAAAGTTACCTGTCTTAAATTAATAATAGATAAAACTGCATCCAGGGATAAAGAAAAAGAATTTATAGTATATAAAATAGAATCTAAAGATATTTCTTTAAACATTATTTTATCCAATAAAGCACCCAAACTAATGTTTAAAACACCTTCAGGTAAATATAAAATAGCATCTAATGATGTATATTTAGATAATAACTGCATTAAAAAAGCATCAACCGATATAGTTTTAGATTGTATTAATTTTAATAATGCATCTAAAGAAATACCTAAAATATTACCAATAGAATTTAAAAGAGAATCCAAATTTAATGATTGTAAAATTAATTTATTAATATTAGCATCTAATTGTGTAATAACTACATTATTTATTCTTGAAATAAAAGAATCAATATCAACAGAACTATAATTTAAAAACTGAAGAAGACCATCCATTCCTACAGATTTTAAAAGGATATTAAAAATAACAGCATCTATTCCAACATAAGAAAATTCAGAAATACTTAAAATAGAATCTAAAGAAGCCTGTAATAAATTTAACTTTTGGGTATAAGCATCAATAGAAATATTTTCAAACCCCAAAGAAACCAAAAGAGCATCAACAGATAAATTTATAGGAATGTCAATAATAGAAAGGAAAGCATCAATAGATGCTAATCTTGTTAATCCTAAAGCATTTAATAAAGAATCAAAAGAAAAAAGAATATCATTACCGCTACCCAAAATAGCATCTAAATAACTTAAATTTGTAGCTCCTATTTTATTTAATAAAGAATCAATAGAAATTTGTTCCATACCTATCTTTTTTAAATAAGCATCTAAACTTGGTTCAATAGCACCTATTTTGTACAAAAAAGCATTTAAAGACAGCGTTTTAAACATATTAGAATTTTGAATAAATCCATCTATTGATACAACCTTAACAAATTCTTTAAAAACAATAGAATCAAATGATACTTCTTTAGAAAGCAACTTATAAAGAAAAGCATCTATATTTGCGCTTCTTAATTGATCTATTTTATTCAACAAAGAATCAATAGTAACCTGTAAATCTATAGATTCGTAAACAATAGAATCCAAATTTGAAATAATATTTATATCCTGCTTATTCAATAAAGCATCAACTAATGGTGATACTATAAATAATTTTTTAATAAAAGCATCAATAGATGATGATTTAGTTAATCCAGTTTTATTTAATAATGAGTCAATGCTTATATCTTCAGTTAAATTTAATTTATTTAATAAACTATCAATGTTTATATCTTTTGTTTCTAATAACTGAATAAAAGCATCAATAGATGATGATTTAGTTAATCCAGTTTTATTTAATAATGAGTCAATGCTTATATTTTTAGATTCTAATAACTGAATAAAAGCATCAATAGATGATGATTTAGTTAATCCAGTTTTATTTAATAAAGAATCAATAGATATTAATTTTGTAAATCCAATCTTATTCAATAAAGAATCAAAGCTCATGGAAATAAAGTTTTGTAAATAAACCAAGGCATCAATGGGAATTTCTTTTGTTGATCCTATTTTATTCAATAAACTATCAATGCTTATATTTTTAGATTCTAATAATTGAATAAAAGCGTCAATAGAAGATGATTGTGTAAGTCCTACTTTATTTAATAATGAATCAATTGTTGAAGAAACAGTTGATACTAATAATAACCAAGCATCAAATTCACTTGTTTTTATAATACCTGATTTATTTAACAAGGAGTCAATATTTACTGCTCTTTCTGTTAAATAAATTAATATAGCATCTAAACTTGAATCTATTGTAAATCCAATTTTATTTAATAAAGAATCTATTTCTACAGAAGAAATATTTAATTTTCGTAATAAAGAATTCAGGGAAACATTTTTCAATAAACCAACATTTGTTAAAAATGAATCCAATGATGCCGTTTTTGTTAATCCCATTTTATTTAATAGTGAATCAATAGTAACTGATCTTTCTATTCCCAATTTATTTAATAAAGAATCTAAATTTTGAACTTTAGTTATATTATCTTTGTTCAATAAAGAATCTAAATTGATAGATTTAAAAACTAAAGATAAAAGAAAAGAATCTAATTGTGTATTTTTAAACTGTTCTTTTAACAAAAGTGAATCCAATGAAGATTGAACAGATTCTATTGCATAAATAAAAGAATCTAATTGTGCTGATTTAGTTGTTTCCTTTAATAATAAAGCGTCTGATTGTACTTGTTTTAAAACCGCTAAAACTTTATAGGCATCTAATGATGTTATTTTAGTAATATCTACTTTATTTAATAATGAATCCAGTTGACTCTGTAATAAATTTATTTTTTGAAGTAAAGAATCAATATCAACAGATGAAATTAACCCTAACTTATTAACTAATGAATCAATATTTACATTTTTTAAAGTAGCTAATTTTTGTACTAAAGAATCAATAGACAAAGAATTATAAATTCCTATTTTATTTAATAAAGAATCAATCGGAACATTTAAATATTTAGAAATTTGCAAAAAACTATCAATAGATATACTTGCAGAAAGGGTTTTCTGAACATATGCATCATAATTAAAACCTTGGGTTAATGCTTTTTGAACAAGAGAATCTAAACTGACTGTTTTAGTCAGCCCGACTTTATTAATAAGTGCATCAACCGATAATGTTTTTGTTAACCCGGTTTTATTTAATAAAGAATCTATTGATGCTGTTTTAGTAAGATCTGCTTTGTTTAACAGAGAATCAATAGATGATGTTTTAGTTAGCCCAGTTTTATTAAGAAAAGCATCCAGTGATGCTGTTTCATCAAGACCTATTTTATTTAATAAAGAATCAATTAATGCTGTTTTTGTTAGTCCAGATTTATTTAATAAAGAATCAATAGATGCTGTTCTATTAAGACCAACAATATTGAGATAAGCATCTAATGAAACATTTTCGTCATATGTCGTAATAGAATTCCGTAAAACAACATCCTGAATGAATAGTGCAATTTGTGAATCAAGAGATAAAGTCTTTGAATCTATTTTTTGTAGATAAGAATCTAAATCTGAAGTTTTAGTTTGATTTAATTTATTTAAAAGAGAATCTAAATCTAAAGTTTTTGAATCTATTTTTTGTAAATAAGCATCTAAATCCGAATCTATTGTAACAGAAAAATTTTCAACATCATTTGCATCTTCAAGAAGATAATAATCTCCATTCTCTAATAAGAGACTTCCACTTAAATCTTCTTTATAGATATAATTAGCCATTAGTTATCCCAAAAATTCAATCATATAAATTATTCCAATAGTACCATTTGCGCCGTTTCGGTTTGTCGTAGATGATGCATGACCACCGCCGCCGCCAGCGCCATAACCTGTTCCAACTGTTCCAGCAGTATTCAACGCTGGTTGCAATCCATTTTTACCAAGCAACGAACAGCCTCCCGCCCCTCCCCATCCGGTAGTTCCACTATAAATTACCCCCGCTTCTCCGGGAGATCCTTTTATATTTAGATCGCCAAGAGTGCCTATTCCGCCAGATCCACCAACAACCCTATCACCAACCGCTACATAAGCAGTACCATCCGTACCTGCACCACCACCAGTTGCTTTCAAGATTTCAGACCCAATGGCACCTATATATGAATCCCCACCAGCGGTAGCATTTGCTCCTGTGCTGCCAGAACCAGCGCCACCAATAGTAAATGCTTTGCTTGATCCAATATTAGCAGCAGTAAATAATTTAATTGCCGCACCACCACCGCCCCCTCCACTGCCGGCTGAATCGGTATTAATTCCGCCACCACCACCACCCCCACCGGCAACAAGTATTGCAAGACATTTTTTCATACCTGTTGTTGGAGTATAAGTACCACTTGCAGTTAGAACTTGAACAACTACATTTGAAACAAAAAGTGTAAGTAAATTAGCAATAGTTATTTTTTGCGACACCGCACTTCCACCAGGATTATCTATAATAGGCAAAATATCCGTAACCAACGGAGCTTCATTTAATGGTAATCTGGTAATTCTGCTTCCAGGCATTTTTTCACCTACACATTTAAAAATTCAATAAAATAAGCTACTCCATTTGCACCAGCACCACCGGCTCTATCTGTTCCTTCAGAACAGGCCCCCCCGCCACCGCCACCGCCATATGGACCACCATCAGAACCAGCAGCATTTGGACCACCCCCGGCCCCGCCGCCCCCAAATACTGAGTTTCCACCATCGCCCCCAAGACTAGCAGAGGTTGAATAAATTATTCCGCGCCGTCCACCCTGACCAGGAACATTAATATCTCCACCTGAAGCAGCCCCGCCAGCCCCGCCAGCACCCAAAGTACCAAGAGTTGTGCTATCCGCGCTTGACGATCCACCAGAACCGGAGCCAGCAGACATTGAATTAACATTTAATGTCGTTGCATTCCCAGGAGTACCGACAACATAGGCTTTACTTGACCCAATTTCCGCTGCGGTACAAAGACGAATACAAGTTCCTCCACCACCACCTCCACCACCAGCGCAATCCACACCTGTTACCGATCCACCAGCACCGCCAGGACCAACTAAAATAACAAGTACTTTTTTCATCCCGGTTGTAGGTGTATAATTTCCAGATCCAGCCGTAAGTGTTTGGATGGTAACATTAGTAACAGCCATTGCCAAAAGAGATGAAATTTCCATTTTTTGTAAAACGGCTGTTCCCCCTGGATCATCTACAATAGGCAATAAATCTGTAGCCAATGGGGTAGTATTTGCATCAAGCCCAGTAATTTTTGAATCTGCCATCTATGCCTCCACTCTTAATTGCACAACACCTAAAGCCTCAAATGGTACTGTATAAGTTATAAAACTTGCAGCTTCACAAGCTGTTTGATTTGCGCCAGTACGGTATTTTAAAGTAGCAGGTTTTCCGCCGGATGCATAAACATCTAAAGCGGATTCAACCATTCCTGATTTTGTAATAAATGGTGAATTCATATATTCACCCGATAACAATTCAAGTCTTTCTGAATCCCCACTTCCAACAACGGTTCCGGTTCCGGTCCAGGTTGAAAATGGTTCCGCGTTTTCTTCTGTTACTCCTGTAACATGACCAAAGCAAACGGTGCCTGTGATCCCGCTAACTGCTACATATTCAAACGCACCAATATCCCAACTCGCGCCATCGCCGCCTCGGTCGGTGCCGATGATGTCATCTTGGAATGGGTAGGTAGCGTCATTGTAAAGGTTTAAGCCAGATCCAACACATACTGAATCAGAATTTAAATTAAGATTTCCATTTTCATAATCTACAAAACATGCATCCCAATCTGCTGATTCTGTTCCTCCTGGTGATAAATCAACAGCATTTGTTCCATCAACATCATCGGATGCACAGTAATCTATCGTTATTGTCCCATAAAAATCATCTGTGTTATTACCAGATATACAATTCTTACAAACAAATGTTCCAACAGTTTGTCTATACCCAAATCTGACACCAAAAACTGTGCAATTGTAGACATATAGATCTGGAGTAGAAATTGATCCAGTTCTAATACCAGCACTGTATGCTTTAGTTCCATTAGAGAAAAAAATACAATTTGTTATATAAACAGGAGTTGTTCCATAATCAGGACAAATACCAACTGAATCATTACCAAGTTTAAATAAACATTTATCAATATATAAATATGAACAACCAGTTGTTGTTCTCAAAAAATAAATGGTGTCACCATATACCGCTTCGTGTTTTAAAGCTAGTCCCTGAATATATACATATGATTCTCTAACATTAAAAGCATTTGCAACATTAGACTCAAATCTATAAACATTCCCTGATGGATAGACTATTCCATTATGACGATATGATTCCGTGGGATCAGTCCAAATTTTAATATATTGTGTTGCTGATGTTGTCCAACCATCTATAGTAAAATATGTTGTATCTGCCGTTCCGCCAGTACAACGACATTTAGCAACAGCAATTTCATTCCGCGCTCCAGTTAAATCTCCTTGTTCACCGGCTTCCCAATCGTAGAGCGAGTCGTAGTTGTAGCCTGAGCCACTATCAGGGTCGATAACTTTGACGACTTCTGTTGCCATTTAATTAATCCAATAGGTCCAAAATTGTTTTTCTTCTGGTCCAACCCGTTCACCATTTGGTCCAAGCCAATCATGTTTTATTTGACCAATAACTTTATCAGATGTATTAGTAGTAAATGTTGTCAGTGGTGGTTCACAAATTCTATGTAAGATTTTTTTACAATTCGGAAACCTTTTAATAAAATTATCAAATTCTTCTTTTGAAACTTGTTTCATTTTAATTCTCCAAATGATTAATTAGTTTGCCAAGTAATTCAGTTTTGCTCATTGTGACAATCCCACCTTGAGATTCGATAACATCAACTTCAGTCGTGCTAATGCTATATTGATGACGCTTATAAACGATTTGCATTTTATTTTTAACATCTTGCTTAAAACGTCTCAAAATATCAGGGCGTTCAATTTGAAAAGTAATTACATTTTCATTTTCATTTGTAATCGTTCCGCCGTTTGAAGTGATTTTGTTTTTTGCTTCTCTAATAAGACTTTCAGGCACAGTTATTCTAACCGTCCCTATCTCGGTCGCGCCTGAATAAGATACAAGTTCGAATGAAATTTGCGCCAACATTTCAGGTCCAACGTCCCAAAGGTTTGCCGACCGAATAGCATTCCACAAACTAAATGTAAAAGTAGCGTCTGTCTCAGACATACTAAAATTAGAACATCCCCACGCCTGGAGATAATTTCTTATTTTCATTGCCTTGACGCCCGCTATGCTATTTTGGTTAATAGCTCCAATATTCTTTTCAAAGACTCGAACATCATATTCACCTTGCGCGGGCCGAGATGCTACAATTTCATAATCCAAATCATCTTGCCACGGCTTTCGGTAATCAAACGCTTTGGCTTCAGCAAAATCAATTTCAGGGCATTTTATAACAATAAATTTTTGAGGATAACTTGATTCCGCCCACCCTGGCTTAGATGACCAGCCATCAGGCTTATAGTTTATACAGTCTCCCTTTTTATGAACTCCGCGTCGGTCTTTTTCAAGATCAGAATTTACATAGTCGGATTTTTTATAAATAAATTCAGTCATTACATTGTCCTTTGTTAAAAATATAAATTTAAATCTTCAGAAAATGCATTCTTATATTCTGGATCACTCAACAAATTTTTAAGTGGAATAATTCTCCACAATTTAGGTTTTTTACCAGTAATTTGTAAATCAAATTCAATAGTATCAGCCCCACCCACATTATTAGTTGGTGTAATTTTTATTCTATATTTACCATTAGATAATTTAAGAGGATATAAATTAAAATACAAATAACCATCATCTTCTGCCTGGGTTAAAACAGATTGATTATTAATATTAACAACAAAAATTTCACAGTATTTGGAATACCCCTTTATTACTGGGCCATTCTCCTGCAATAAAAGATATATACTTGAAGTAGCAAAACAAAAATTTACAGTGCTAAAAAATAAAAAAATTATAAATATTATAATTTTCATTCTGGATATATCCCTAACCCCGTCATTGATGCTGGTATTTCCCCAATATTACCATCGGCCCTTTTAATAAATATAACAACAGGTGTAGCCGGTGATAATTGTTCATTTCCATCAGATCCATAATTAATTGCATACCCAACAAAATAATAAGTTGTATTATCAATAAATATTCCAGTTAAAATCAATTGACAATCATAAGTTACCCCCTCCACAACTACTAAAGTACAAGCAGATTTTAACATTTCCTGACTTTGGGGATATGTACCTTGTGTTGTTCCCCAAGATATTTTATATTTAAAAACAGAAGATGTTGCTGAATGATTCCAAATAGCCCTTACTGCGTGAGCAACACCAAATGAGTTTAAAAGTATTAAAAATAAAATACTAAAAAATATTTTTTTCATGTTTATAAATCCTTTAATTATTATAATAAAATTATACTATAAACTAAGATACAAATCAATAAACATTTTAATAAGATAAAACAGAAGAAATCACATTCTTAGGAGGAATAAGGTTATAACAAAAAGGCCCAAATTCCGTTAAATTTTCACACTCATTTAATTGAGTTTTCCAACACCCAGACCTATCACAACAAGGTAATTTTCCTATTGTATGCAAAAACGACTGATCTGGATATTTTTCCCATATATAATTTTCTCTGCCTCCACCTATAACTATACATGGTTTATGAAAAGCAGCAGCTATATGCATTGGAAAAGATACATGACAAATTACACCAATAGAATGATAAATTAAAGAAAAATAATCTCTAATATTATCTGTTTTACCAATTAAATTTTTAACTGATTTTAAGGGAGGATGATTATGATGAGAATGACCAGTTTGAACTATATTAAAAGCATTAAAAATATTTAATTCATTTACTATTTGCTGCCAATAAATTGCAGGGTATTGCTTTAAAGGCATATCATTTTTAAATCCAGCATTTATTACACAATAAGGTTTATTAATACCGAGTCTATTTAAAATTTCTAAACTTTTTTCTTTTTCAGTTAAAAATATTTCTGGGTATATTGATGTTCTTTCTATTTTTACATTTAAATATTTTTCCAATAAAATATAATATGATTCAGAATAATGATAATTTTTATTATGATTCTCATATTTCCATTCAAAAGGATTTAATTCTATAATAAGATCACATTTATAATTACTAATATTTGGATTATTATAAAATATTTCAGGATAACAACTTTGAACAGATATTTGAAACTCAAAAGGATAACTTAAATGCAGATCTCTTAAAGCAGAGGTAAATACTAAACAATCTCCTGGGGCATAGAAGTTCTTAAATGTAATACATTTCATTTATTTTACCTTTATATATTTTCCCATCCCAGACATATTTGAAAGTAACCTTGGAAGTTGAAAATGGGTTGTATAATCATAATGTGTATATTTTAATCTCCCCAATTTATTTCTAACATATGTTGTTTCTGTGGATAAACCACTATTATAAATTGCAAATATCCCTTTTTCTTTACTTACAAAAACAGCATCATCAATTGAATAAGCATTAAATAAACTATTTCTTGCATAAAAATTAATACCATCTGGACTTAACCAATTAGAATACCCACTCCCATCAAAAAAGATAATTTCCTCACCCGTATATACATTCCCATACCACTGATAAAAATATTCTCCCTTTAGGGCCATATTAATAACTGGAACCATTTCAACTGTATCAAAAGCATCAGAAGAAGTAATAAAAAACGGGAATGAGTTATTATCTCCGACCCACCATTTCCCATTTAAAAATACAAAATAATTTAACCATTCCGGGGTATATTCACAAAAATAAAATGGATTTGAAGTAACACTAAAAGAAGTTCCATTATTAGTTTTTCTAAATTTATAATCTGTACTATAAAAAACAAAGTATCCATTACTATCACAATTTGCACACCCCCCGCACATTACAGAAACATCAGATCCAAAAGTTGCTCCAGTATTCCAATTATACCCATCAGATGAATAATAAAATTGACAATTAGCCCCACTCAATGATGATGCTATAAATACAGTTCCATTCCAACCTAAAAATTTCCAATTAACTGTTGCCGGTGCTGTAAATCCTGTCCATGATATACCATCAGAAGAATATGCCCCGGCATTTGAACCAGATCTAAGAGCAACAAAAATAGTTCCATTAGTTACTACCGGACTCCAATATCCAGAGGAGGGTAGGACATCCCCGGTTAATTGCCATGTATCCCCACTGTCTGTAGAATAAAATACTTTTCTACTATTTAACGGAGTAGCTATAATTGTTGTTCCCTTTTTACATAATTTTACTAAATTAACAGTATTATTTTCAAATTCTACTTGTGACCATGATTGCGGATGTAATTCAAAGTTGGTAGACCCCGCAACATAGTTTGGATAGTCTGCCTGTAATAAAACAGAACCGTCACATTTTTTCCATTTAAAATCTGGGGCACAAAAGGAAGTTATAATACTTCCAACCTTCATAGATGATGGTGAAACAGATAATAGTGTCATTTATCTAACCCTTATATACCAGTGTCTTCCAGTTTCTTGTCTATGACCACCAGCAACTATAGGAAATTGAAAATGGGTAGCACTATTATAATTAAATTCACTAATCCTAATAGTAGATCCTTCACCAGAAATAACAAACCATAAACTATTAGAAGAATCCCATACCCCAGAAACCCAAGAATAATCAGATCCTAAAGGTTTAAATATTGGATAAAAATTAATTAAATCATAAGAGTACATTAAATAACCCATAGAACTGGAAGGGTCAAAAAATAAATACATGCCATTATCATAAACAACATAGTGAAACCCACCTGAATAGGCAGAATAATAGTAAAACATATCATCATAATCACCACTACAAAACATTTGAACCCAATCCCAATTAATACCATCTTCAGAAATTTTTAAAATTCCATTATCTAATAAAATAATAAATTTTCCGTTAACATAAAAAATACCACCATTATAATTATTTGATGTTTGTACCGTCCATGTAGCACCGGAATCACTACTTGTTCCTAACATACCTGAATTGTGAAGAACTACTATAGTTCCAGCACCATCTGAAGCTATTCCTTTGTACCCAACATAACCTGAAGTTGAAGGGGTAACTGTATCTATTTCAGACCAACTTGCACCATCTGTTGATCTTGTCAGTTTATTATAATTGGTAGCACCAACATAAAAATAAGTACCGTCCCAACAAGAATATTTCCAATATTTACTTGCAGATAATGTTCTTAATGTCCAATTAATTCCATCTGTAGAAGTTGCAGCAGCCGTTCCAGTATCCCCAACCAACAAGCATATAGTTCCATTAGAACAACCATTTAACCAATTTCCAGTAGGAGAAGTTGCTAATGCCCATTCAGTAGAAGGAAATAAATTAGTTGCATAATAAATTTTACTATTAGTCCCGGCAGCTATATAAGTAGAACCAAGTTTTAATAAAATTGACAAACTTAAATAATTAAAATATTCATTATCAAATATTAAATTATTCCATCTATTAGGATGAGGATTATCCAATATACTGTATAATAAAGGATAATCCGCCTGCAAAACTATTTGACCATAACACTTCACCCACTTATTACTTGGTGGTTGAGTTGCTTCAATTACAGAACCAATCGGATATATTTCCTGTGTTTGTGGATACAGTAACATTAGCAAACTCCTGCATAAATTGTTACATCCCCAGTAAAATCTATTAATTTTATTTTAAAACTTTTAGCACAAAAAACATTAGCAAAGACTATTGGAATTCCATAATATCTAGCAGGACTTCCACCATCAGATTCACCAGTATTATCTATATTTAATTCTTCAGAATATCCAATTATAGCATCAGCAGAATCATAAAATAAAAATCTAAAAGAAGCTATAATACTATCACTTGCATCAAAAGTAGATTTTAAAATTATATAATATCTTCCCTGAACGTCTATCGCAGCCACAGGGTAAGTCCCAGGCGTATCCTCTGCACTAATTTGTGCGCTTGGCAAAGTAACTACCCCAACACCCATCATTGATCGTTCTGTATGAACAGTTTGAGAATCAATTGTCATTGATTGGGTAGAAACCTTCTTACCCGATCCTTCCGTTACATCTATGTAGGCTTCACTCATAGCGTATCTCCAAAGTTTAAACGCGCAAATTCACCAAAGTATTTTTTAGCAGCAGAGTCATACGCTTTAGCCGCTGCAACCTCAGACTCAAAAACACCCAAATGCGTCTGACATTTATTAATACATATATTAGATTGCCATTTATTTAAAACTTTATTAAAACATACACCTCTATACTTAGAACTTTTTTCCTTATTCTTATATTTTGTTTTAATAGAATTTATATTATTTTGAGTAATACTACAAAATCTCAAATTTTCTTTTCTACAATCTAAACCATTACCATTAATATGATCCAAAATTTCTCCGCTTTTAGCACCCATAATCACACGATGTAAATATTTTAATTTAGATATTTTAGTATTTTTATCCCAAAACTGCCCCATAGCATAATGTGTTTTAGATCTATTATTTGTTTTCCTTTTAAACCAGCATCTACCCTCTACTTTATAAAAATCCTCACAATCAATGATTGCAAATCCTCCGGTGCTCAACGATAAATAATATTTTGACAGATTCATAAAACACCAATTATACAGACTGTGCTGTAATTGAATAGACTATATTTATTTCCTCTGTTTCCTGAAATGGTCTTGCAGTTCCAAATCGTGTAGCACAAAATAATTTACCAGATCCACTTGCACCATCTCCTTTAGTACTGATATTTACCATTCCAGACCCATAAATCGTTGTATTTACTCCTGTAGAAGCTGTAAATGATGCCGGATTAGCAGAATTTGTAATTTGTCTAGAAGAAACTCCAGCTTCCTGCCAAGTTGGTCTTGCAGCTTCATCATAATCAGTAAATTCATCCCATGAAGTTCCACCTGTACCACCCTCCGTATATATCCATGAACTTGCAGGAGTAGAATTACTTTCATATAAAAAAATATAATGATTAGCAAAAGCAGTACCACCAGAAAAATATACATCTAAAACATCATCAAGCCCCTCATAGGTGATTAAATTAAAAATATACTCTTTCCATTTTATTTCTTTAGTTATTTTATCTCTACAAACAATCCCCCAATACCCTTTCAAACCAAACTTGTTTTTAATTCCAAATTGCTTTTCAATAAATTTTTTAATAATACGATTCATTTTAAGAGTTCCTCCTTTTAAGTAAATGTGTGTACAACTTGCCAAGATCCATTATAATAAACTTTTTCCTGATCATTTCCAGTATCTATCCATCTCATTCCGGTTACTGGAGTAACATTTGGGTAATTTTCTGGATCTCCTGGGGGGTATTCACTTGGAAACCCCAATAAGGCAGCTTCAATCAAATCCATATTATCATTTAATTCCAAATCATATCTTTGAGTAGCTTGTGCTGGTTTAGATAAATAAAAATATGTTGTGAATGCCATATTAGCCTCTCTTAAATGGGCATGGGTTCTATATCAATATATGCAACGGGGGATTCAACACCAGCCTCTATATAAAGATATATCTCGGCAATTGAAACACGCGCATCCCCATTATTAAGTGTAACATTAATTCTAAAATATCTATAGGCTGTATCTGCAACATCACAAACAAAGTCTCTTTTTTCTCCACTTCCCCATGAAATTTGATCGGTAACTGAATCAAGCTCATACCAAATGGAATCATCATTACTTCCATACAACGTCCAATTTCTTGGCTGTCTATTTGGTTCAGGAATAGAATTACTTACTAAAGAATAACTACTTATTAGTTTGGCATTATCAACTCCAAGATCTATTTTTACCCAACCAGTAGATATAGATGCAACCCAATAATGCCCAGAACCAAAAAGTGTGGAACTATCAAAACATTTCCATCCCCTATAAGAAGAAGTGTAATAAGAACTTTCTGTAACCACACATGGGTAAGTATTATACACCACCATATTATGTGGGGCAACATCAATACTGGAATCACTATTATCCACCTGAGTAATTTCAAATCTTATATTTGGTTGAAAAGTTGTATTATCTGCAATATTAAAAGCAGAAGTATAAATATATTCAGCATCATCATCTGGATTTAAAGTATCTACTATTGGAATAAATACAGTTCTTCTTAATGAATTGGTTAAAGCATTATACACACGCACAATAAACATTCCTAAATCAGAACAATCCCCGTCACCATAATCATGTTCTATACCATAACCTGCTTTTCCGTAACCTACCCCTGGTACTCTTGTCCTTGCCCTCCATGTCACTTTATAATCCACCAATGCTAAATTATATGTTCCAGATTCTACAAACCCTATACCCTCATTTAAACTTATAGAATAAACCATTCTTTGAGAAGTAGTATCTTGTAAATTTAATATTTCATCAAAATACCCCCATCCCCATCTTTCTTCTAAATCATTTAATCCCAAAATTTCTTCAAGGAATTCAGTTAATCCAAATTTATCTAATAAAGCTAAAGTCTCAGTTAATAAATAATTATATATACTGCCGCCAATTGAGTGAAACCCAATATACTCTATAAAATGTGCTCTATAAATAATTTCATAATCAAATGAATCTGAAAATGCAACAGTTTCAGAAAAATAATAAACATCTGGAAATGGATTACTTCCTATAAATTTAAATAATTTCATTCTTCCACCAATCGTAAAGATTCCGGGAAATATGGTCTATAACCATATAATTGTATATTTATAGTAAAAGAAACAGCACTATTAAAGTTAAACATCGGAGAAGAACTATATATTAAAGGAACAACCCTAAAGGTCTGACTACCCAACCAAGTAGAAGCAATATCAACAAATATTGTTGGTTCATAAAAAGTTATTAAACTACCAGAAGCATGAGCAGCAGCATAAGTATCCCTTTGTTGGCGAACAATATTCATTAATCTATTATTATCTGCATCAATACCATTATAACTTATTAATTCCTCCCCAATAAAAATTAATCCTGATGTTGGAAGTACACCAGACAAGTCTGAATATTCTATATAAGAATTATCAAAAATTGAATCGGTTAAAGAATTAACAAGTACCATTGTTATTGGCATAGGAGCAATATTACCAACAACATCCCAAGTAGTTCCATTAAATCTATAAACCCTTCCACCAATAATATTACTTTGAACAACATCAGAATTAAATCCAAAATAAAGATAAGGAAATTCTCTACTTTCAAAAATGTTTAAATTGGAAAATTGTGAAACTGGAGTCATATCATTAGTAATTCCTGGAAATCCATTAAAACTATTAGATATTAATAAATTTGATCCCTGATCATGGTAAACATAAGGATTATATTCTTCACACTCTAATCTAACTTCAAAAGAATCTCCTACTTCTTCTAAAGACATAATTCTAAAATATTTTCCATTCCACCCGGTAATTTCATGGGACACTGTAATTATTTCACCAGGGCATAAATAAAGACCAGAAACATCAGCCTCAAAAGCGCAAGACCATTCTACAAATTCATTATAATCCATTAATTGCTGTGCTAATCTATTAGCTTGGGAACTTCTCTTTACTCCCCGCATTTTATATGTTTGTATTTTATCATATTCATCAGACAATCTCAAATAATCTGATTGTGATTCTGCTATTTCATTAACATACTCCTGCAACCTATCCTTATATTCTACTCTAACTAAATTTGGACGTTTAAGCCTTGATTTTTGTGAAAATACAAAAGTTCCTTCTTTAATATTATCCTTTGGGTTAATATAAAAAGAGCTTCCAGAAATATTTAATCCATGCCAATATGCATCTTCACATAAAAGATTAAAAGTAGAATCTCCAATTATTTTTAATTGAGTAGTTGACATATGTTCTGTTACTATCACTTCATAAGTTATAAGATTAAAAGTAAATAATCCACTTTCACCTTTAAAATAATTTATTGGGTAAGCACTTAAATCCAATGTTAAAATCATAAAATGTGTATCTTTTCCTGTCCAATTGTATGCCACATAAGCAGTAGACTGTGGATAAGTTGGAATATTCCCTTGAACTGTAAATAAATGCCCAGAACTTTCTTTACCAAAGGAAAATACAGGTGTTTCAGTTGAAGTAGGAACTACATATCTTACTTTTTTACCACATTGAAAAATCCAACCCATACATGAATTCATTATATCCCTGGCAATATCCATCACGCTTTCTCTAGCATCCATGCACAGAGAATATTGGTATCTTGGTTCCAAAAAATTAATATAATTATTACCAATAACTGCTGTTACAGTTACAGGCTCATTACAAGTGGACGTAGCAGGAGTAACACTTGTAACATCTATTAAAGGAATACTGCCCTGTTGAAAATAATCACCAAAAACATCATTTTTAAAAAGAATATCTAGTGCCGATATAGGATTTTCATCTCTATGATAAGAATAAGCACTACCTTGATAATACCCACTTAGCAATGTAGTAAAACTACTTGTTAAATTCCAATCAATTGTGGCATAACCACAGGTCCATGCTGCTCCTGATTGAGCTACACATCTTAAAACTCCATTAGGATTAAGAGTTGTTGGTGCATTAAGAACCCAAAATTCTCCATAACCACCAAAAGAATAATAACCACCATCATAAGCATGATTTAAATATATAAATAACTTATTTTCTATACCCACTTTTCCTATAGACATATCCTCATTAAAAGTTTCACCAGTAAACCACCAACCATTATATAGTGGGCCTGTATATACAGTTTCCCTAACTAAAATCTTAATTAACCCACTAGAAAATCTATTATCCCTTAATCTACCAAATCTAATTTGGTAATTTGGATAATCATAGCGAAGGGCATACCATTGTTTTATAAGTTCACCAGTATTAGGATTAGTTACCCATAACCATGCTGTAGCATGATAATTTATTCCCCAAGCATGACCACACCCATTAGGATTTGACTCCCAAAGACCACGCTCATCCCATGTATCATTACCACCGGAGGAAAAATGATCAAAACTCAAAGTATCAGAATCTATTGCATATTGACAAATTTTTCCACAAGTTGGGATTTGCATACAAGCATAATATACCCAAATTTCTTCTTCAGTAGCACAAGTAGCTATTAAATCTGAAAAGGAACAACAATACTGCAACCCCCACAAAGAATAAAAATAAGGAGCTAAAGTTTTATTTAAAATACCTTCAAATTCCCCTGTTTCTTTATCAAATTGCAAAACAGCACATATATTAGGACCACCAATACTAGATATATCACTATATCTCCAAGGATCTCCGTCATTAACTTCATCAGTATATGCATCATAGGGTAATTCTGGATTTACCACATCTTGATCATATGCAACTGACGGACTACCCTCAAAAACAAGATAATAATTTTGCCCAGGAACAGGGGCCACAGGTAATGGATCTGTTAATGTAATATTCCCTCCAACAAAACTTTCACTCTGATCAATAGTAAAAGCCACATTATAATTATACCCAATTATTACAACTGCATCAAATTTTCCATCACGATTAGTTGAAATTAAAGATGGTTTATAATTAGTAATTAAATGTGTAGTTGTACTTCCATAATCAACAGTTATAAATTCCTGTTCATATCTTTGAGCATAATCAAGATGCATATATGCCCCTGTAACTGGATTTCTACCCATTTCCTGATCAATATCAACATAAGTTTGTGTTTGAGCTACTATTCTTCTTGGAACTCCCTTACCACCAAAACTTAAATTACTTATAGATTCCCAAATATATTTATTCACCCACCAACCATCAGGATACCCGGAAAGATCTAAATAAATTCTTGTTCCTGGTGCTACAGTATCTTGGGTGCATCTTAAATTATCTTGTAAAGGAAAAGCATCTTGTACTAACTGACCAAATACTAATATTTTACCACTTCTTGTTACTTCCATTGATTTTGCTACAAAGGCACAATTCCCAGAATCAAAATGATTTAACCCATAAATAGGTTCATCCAATTTTAAAGATACTGGGTTTAAAGTATCTTCTCTATCAATATAAAATAAACTATATTTTAAAGAATATTGAGCGTGGTGCTTACTTTCTGGGTCAGTATCCAACCAATGGTTTTCTCCTGATACTATTTTTCCATGAAAAAAATATATTCTGTTATCCCACTCATCTGTACGAGATAAACTCATATCATTATTCCAACCAGCAGTTATATCATAAATATTCATTGGATAGGTAACATTATTAACTGTAGTTGGATAATTAGCAATTACAGTTTCACCATAAAAAGGATGAATTCTTGAAAATCTAAATTGATTTACAAGATTAATAAAACCTGATTGAAAAGTATACCAATAATCATGTAAACCATCTCTGGAACTATGTCTTTGTACGGAAGATATAAAACTTGGTTGCGGTTTAAATGATTCACCAGCATAAATAGAAAAACAAGATGTTACTTCTCCAGTTATGTCTGGAAATTGGGTTAGTCTTATAGCATCTCTAAAATTAAATTCATCAGCATTATATGTATCATCAATTCCAAGGTCCTCGACTATGGAAAAATCCCCAAACCACCCATCATAACTAAACCAGTTGTACCATTTATAAGGAACATCTGGATCTGGTTCTCTTAAAAGATAAGAAGTTGAATCCGTATAACCTGCATCTTTCCTAATCCATATTGGGTGAACACCAGCACCAATATTATAGTCTTCTAACATTCCCTCCATTTTAATAGCGTCACTTAACCACAACCCCCAAAACCAAATGTCTTTAGTATTAAAAAACAATCTATCAATATTATGTCTAAGACCAGCACCATAATAAGGACCAATTTTTTGAGCAAAAGCAATAGCAAATTTAGAATTTGTAGGTCTGTAATATGAACCAAAATAAGAAGATCCCTGACTATATACTCCCTGTGCTCTTAATTCAGCAGAATCATACAAACTCAATTGCCCAAACCAAACAATTGAACCGGGGCAAATATCAGAACCAATTAAATATGGAACAGCATCCAATTTAGTAGATAAGTTAATATCCCTTGTTTCATTATTATATGGTTTATGATTTTTACCACCAATAATACCAAATATCCAAGCCCCCAACATTGAGCCAATCCAACCACCCACCATAGAACCAATTGGCCCCCAGTAAGAACCAATTATGGAACCGAGTGTTCCACCAGCAGAACTACCTGTAGAAACATCCACTGACATGAGTATTTATACCAAAATTAATATATCATTTGGTGTGGTATTATCATTCGGAGCAACAATACCATCTGCACTATAGGATACTATTCTGATTGTCCACTGATTACCAACATCAGTATCCTCAAAAGTAATAAAGGGAGTATCAATTTGCTTTAAACTACAATATTTATCGGCTGTATGTGCTACTCTAATTCCGACAGTTCTAACACATCCCTCAAACTCAAAATTAACAGCATCAATACTTGTATAAGTAATGTATTCTTCATCAATCCAAAAACCACCAGATGATGGAAATGCCCCATACAAAGTAGAATTATCAAACGGAATTACGGTTTGAACATCTGTTATATCTGAAGCCAGTTTAACACTTGGGGTAGTAATAGAAACAAGTGTGATATATTGAAATTCTGCATCAACCCCATTTTGAACATAAACACGAACACCATACCAATAAGGTTCATCTTCTGGTCTTTTAAAGCACAACCAAATTTTATTTTCAGTATAATCTTGAATAGCGTTAAATCTTTCTGTTTGCGCCGGAATATCCCATCTTGATGGGGTGGCATTATACGTTGTTCTAAACGGAGAAACTATGCTATCACTATAAACATTAGAATTATATTCCAATAATCCTAATTGAATTTCATCTTCCTCTTTTTCTTCAATATTAACTACTCTAAAGGATTTTTTATCCCACCCTGTTTGTGCATGTGAAACACCAACAATATCACCTACTGCATGTTGATACCCCTCTACCCCAGTAATAAATACACAAGTTTGTCTCGCATAAGTAGTGGCATCAGAAAAAAATTGGGCCATTCTCATTGCCTGAGTTTTTCTTTTAACTCCACCAAATCTAATAGTCTTTATTTTTCTAAAATTAGTAGTAATACTGGAAGTGCTATTTGCTTTAGAATAATATTCTGGAGTTTCATGTTCAATAACATCATTGCCATATTCATTAACCCAGGCATTATTTTCCTCATCCCACATTACCCTATTTATAAATTCTATCCTGTATATATTAGGAATACTATACTCAGGAATAGATTTAAAAGTAAATGATCCTTCTTTAATATTATCCTTTAATAAAGATATAGTTATTCCAGAAGAAAAAGCAGAATCAAGATCATCACATAAATCAATATAAGTACTTGTTTGATTATATATAAAAAATTCTATAACTACACCATCTTCATCCGTATATGTTCCAGAAGCACCTTTCCAAAATTGATCTGGATAATCAGAAAAATCAGAAAATATTCTATTTACTGTACACCCACCGGATGTAACAAAATCAACTTGTAATCTATCTGAATAATAATATTCTGGAACTTCACCAGCCTTTTCTATTAATGGTTCCAAAAGCCCCTGCTTATATCTAAGCAAACTTCTACAAGAAGAAAATAAATCTGTTAATATATCAAAACCTTTGTTTCTATCAGATATATATCGAGAATATCTAAAACGTGGTTCTTGTTGAGTTACACCATTAGCATCTATATAACTAACAAGCTCATCACAATAATCTGCTTCTATTTTCCAGGGAGAACCAACAGTATCAGGATCACCATTAAATTCTTCAGGATTTATGCCCATTCCATATCTTTTATTGGTCAAAAAATCATAAGCACATCTTATTGGATTAGCATCCAATTCATCTTCTTCTACACAAAAACCTCTTAATTCAACAGCTATATTTGGAACAGTCGCAGTAGAAGATCCCTCAACACGAAGCTCCATTGTTGACCAACAGGTGTATTTTAATTTTGGAAATGGGTAAACATTCCCTGAGTACAATGATTCAAAATATGAATCCCCAACAGGAACAGCTTCACCAGAATGAAATACTCTTAAATTAATATGATACCCCTCTATATCATCTTCAGCTTGTTCAAATAATTTATCATTTGCCCAACGTCTATAAGGATAAGCCATTGTTACTGGGCCTTCACAATGAGCTACAGCCCAAAAAGCATCAAGTTCAACTAAAAATGTTTCTGGCCCCTCCTTACCACCACCCTCCCTGTCAACATCAATATCGAAATCTCCTTTAGCAATTACACCACCACCACATTTATCTTGCCCATATAAAACTGGTAATGGCGCATTTCTTACATAAGAATTAAAAGTTAAATCTCCTTGTGGGTTTGGCTTTTTAGGACTATCTGGGGGGTCAATTAACCTACCTAAGAATCCACCAATTGCCATCCCAATCATTGCACCAGGGTATCCACCAATGTACCCACCTATGGCACCACCTATAACAGTACCTATAGTTCCACCAAGAGATCCACCTATATTCATTGTGTATACCCTTTATATCTAAAATAAGATCCTAATCTTTTTTTATAAGAATCAGAAATAATGTCTATTTTTACAACTTTATCTTTAGATGATCCAGAACCACGAACATGAATCATATAATTTTCAGAAATAATAAACCCACAATGATGCGCGGGGTACTTATTACCAAATAATTTAAAAGTAATAACATCCCCTTTTTGTGGGTTTCTTACTTCATCAAAACCATATTTTAATAAATGATTATGCAGCCTATCCTCATTCCTTTTCCACCATGTAGGGATATAACCATTTCCATCATCTGAAGGTATATGAATTCCACACCTTTTAAAAGAAACTATTATTAATCCTAAACAATCTATACCAAGTATTGATCTTCCTTTATGATAAAATGGCGCACCCAAAAATTTTCTGGATTCTATTAAAATACGATCTGGGGTAATTTCTGTCATAATTAAAAATTTGTAATACGTTCAAATTTAAAACCTTTATGATGTCTGCGATTCCCAGAAACGCAAGAATAACAATGGGAATAATTTAAATTATGATCTTTTGCAAATTGATTTAAATTTTTTCTAAATATAACCCCACCAATTGGAGTTGTAATTTTAAACCAACTAAATTCTTTTTGTTTATTTTTCCACTGATCCCTCATAGGTATAAAAATACAATTATCAAAGCAATAATTTCCATTTACATTTATACGTTCTATAGAAAGATCCTCAGTTCTGTATTGCCACTTTTTAGCATACAAAAATTTAAAATACATATCTGCTTTAAAACCAACAAAATCATTCCATCTTGAGTCAATTGTAATACCCCTACCACCATAATTTTTCCATTTAGGTGAATTTGGGTTAGTACACCTATTTTTCATTGATTTCCAAATCCTATAAAATTTAGTCCCATGTTCCCCATGCTTAAAATTTCTTTCAGAAAGATCTGGTCTAATATTGCCGGTATTTCCATGTTTCCTTTTCATAATTCCTCCTATGATTTCAATAAGTTACAATATCATGGGAAGAATTATAACATAGTTCATTGTCCATGTCAAGTGATTGAAATTGTTTATAATAATGGTGCTTTAGGTGTATGCGGGAACCCACCGTAATTAACATAATTATTAAATACATCAATACATGCTGTTGGATTTCTAGCACACATTTTTACAACTTTAAGGGATGTACCAATAGGAATAGTAAATCCAAAAGGAACTCTAAGAGTAACAGAAGAAGTATCATTAGCAAGAATTGGTCTATATAAATCTATATAAGTACCACTTGTTATTTTTACATACCCAGGAACAAAATAATTTGCAACCTGACCATGACTACACGCTAAAACAGCCCCATTTGATTCAGAATCCAAAGTTGTATTTACTGTATAATCATTTATATCTAGTGTACAAAGATCATCGCAAAATGACCAATTACACCCGACTTGAAAAATTCTATTTGGAAATTCTCTTTCAAAAATACTAAATGGGCGCATTTGAAAAGTAATCCAATGCTCATCTCCTTTTGGTTCATCCAAATACCCCTCAAATAAATCCATATACCCTAAAGCAGTTGTACTTTTAGGATTAACAAATATCAAACTAACTGTACATCTTCTATTAGTGTATTTCCCCATCATAACATCATTTTTAAAAGATAAATCCGCATTATCCAAACCAATTTCTAATTCATTTAAAATAGTACCTTCTTCACTCTTAATTGTAGATCGTTTAATAGCTAAAGCTGTAAATGTTTTATTTATTAATCTCTGATAAGGATTAACTACAATATTTTTATTATTTGCCACATAACAATAATCATATGAGGTTGATAAAGAAAAAGCGTAACCTGTTAACAGTGTGATCCCAGGTTTAAAAAGGTATTTAACATAATTAACATCAATATCTTTGGGCATTAAATAATCTCCTCAACAAAAACAATATTAAAATGCCAAATGTTACCCATTCCCTCTGGATTTTCATATGTAAATTCTTTATACCTAACATAATAAGTGATGGGTGTGCCCCCAGAAAAAAAATTAGGAGTAACAATCCAATTAAAAGGAATATTAAAACCATTTTGTCCATCATAATGTGCAAGGATTAAATCTTTTTCAGTATTTGTTTGCCCCCTAATTTCAATTGTCCACGTTCTTCGTGGATGAGTGGATTTCAAACGCGATTTAACCTTCCACCCCTCCATAGGAGTAGAAAGGACATTATATTCTGGTTTGCCAGGGGTGCATCTATGAATCTCGAATGTAAAATCCGCCATTATATATTATTCCTTTTAATAATTTCTCATAGCATCTCTAATTCTACGATTACTACGAATCATTCTAACAATATTTCCTTCTAATACAGCAGTATTCTTCATCAAAAAGTCAACACCAGATTGAGTATCAATAGCACTTAAATTAATAGGCATATGAACTGTAAACTTATTTCCGCTATCACTTGTTTTAATCATCTTAGATAATTTATCTACTGGGGACACTATTTCATTTTGACCATAAGGAGTTTTTTCACCAAAAGTATATGCTTGTCCAGATTTTAATCCTCTACCAATAATTGGTTCTGAAATAGTTCCACCCTCTGCCATAGCAATATAACGCTCAGAACCAGAAGCAGCAGCCATACCAGAACCACCGGAGGCCATACCAGAACCACCGGAGGCCATACCAGAACCACCGGAGGCCATTCCGCTTTCACCGCCACTAAATAAACCACCAATCATATCAAAAATACTACCAAGCATACCTCCGCTTTTACCAGCAGCTTGAGCATATTGTCCAGACGCAAGTAATGTAGCAATTTCTCCCAATTTAGAAAGAAATGAAGAAGTACCAGCATTTACCGCTTCTTTAGTTGCATTTACTGCATCCGTAGTTTTCTGAGCCTGATCAACTGCCCCCTGAGTAGCTTCTTTTACTGCTTGTTGCACACCTTCTGGTTTACCAACTATAAAAACACCAATTGGTCTGGTGCCTTCTAAAACCTGCTTCATTAAAACTTGATTCTGTTGCTGCAATGCTTCCATAGCTTTATTCATAGATGTAGCGGCAGGAGTCCCACCTTTACCAAATGCTTTTTGTAAAAATGTGGGAGATCCAGGCTCACCAGATCCAAGAAAATCCATTAAAGGTTCCGTTATAGTTTTCTTAATGGTTGCTCTAAGAACATCCCTTTGGACAGTATTCATTAAATCTGTAAGTGCTTCTTTAGCTGTTTTAGTTTGGTCAACAAAATCTGCCATAGCATCTGTCATGCTATCTGCCCATGATTTGGACATATCTATCATTTCAGCCCAAAGAGGATGCAACTCTCTCCAAACAAGTCTTTCAGTTTCCAGGCGCATTATTTCAAGCTGGTCTACATAATTCTTTTTCATTTGTTCAAAAAATGGTCTAGAATCATCTTTTATATTTTCTAATTGTGTTTCAATTTCTTTAATTTTAAGAATTATATCAACGGTGTCTTTATTAAATTGTGCCGTAGCAGAATTTAATCTAGCCTGTCTTTGAATTAATGGTGAATATGCCCCCTCCCAGTATTTCATTGTTCTTATAACCAAATCAGCTTGATCACTATAATTTTTTTGCATTAAATTTAGTGTAGTTAACTCCATGCGTGTTTTCCGCATAGCTGCTACCATTAAATTCCACTTTTCTGCTACTTTATTAGTATGATCATCCAATTCTTCAAATTGAGATAACATTTTATCAATATCATTATAAAGTTTTTGAGCGTCCAATTCAATTTCAGCAAATGGAGATTTAAACGCTGCCCCCATTATTTTTTCTTTTAAATCTTTTTGTGCATCGGTATACTCTTTTTGTATTTTAATTACTCTATTATAAATACCCTCTGTATAAGCAATTTCAGCATCAGAATTATCATAAAAACCACCCCTCCTTTTACTATTTTCAATCTGTAATCTTTTGATAGTTTCTTCCGTTAGTAAAATCCATTTTTGCAGCTTTTGCCATTCATTAGTTGGTGCATCATAAGTGTTTATAAGAAAATCATTCCATTCTTTTTTCAATCGGGATATACGATTTTCTTCTCTTAAAGAGTAATCATTACTTTTTTTGTCCCGTTCCGCATTATATGCAAAAATTAAAGAATTAGTATGATCCAGAGCATCTTTAAATGTATTATATTGATGTTCATATCGTGCATATTGACTTTCATCGTATGCTGTTTCACCAGCTTTTACACTAGCAAAGTATTTTTCATACGCTGCCAACTGCTCTTGTAACTGTTTTTTCTTTAATTGCGCTTCTTCTGTTTGGAGTCTATGTTCTTCTGCAAATTTTGCATAACCTTCCAAAGAAGCTGTTTTTGCTTGTTGTAACTGTTTTTTAGTTGAAAGTGCATACTCCAACAAAGCAATGCTATCATGTGGCAATTTAAACATCGGCCCAAGATCTACTTGTTTTCTACCAGCTTCAGAAAGTTTTTCAGTTATTCCGTTAATTATATCTTGAATAGATTTTAATCGTTCTTCAGCAGATTTACTACCATCCCTAAAATTTTGCATAGCTTTAGCTAATTTTTTATCCAACTTATCTGCTTCTTTATTAGTAGCAGAAATATCATCTGTAAAACCATGCATAATATCTACTGCATTAGCTGCATTAGTATCATATTTATCAACCCAAGCAGACATAACATCTAAAGATGCGGCTACAAAAGCAGTTATATTTTCAATAGCTACAAAAACACGCATAATAGCATATGAAAGATTCAAAATACCTTTTAATGAGGTGCTCATATTCTCAAGTTGTAAATTACTACCACCAAATAAATCAGAAAAACCACCAATTATATTACCAATATTAGATAATGTATTAAATAAAGATTCAGCAACAATACCAATAGTTGATATTGTGGCACCAAATCCAGCAGCAATTTCTTTACCAAAATTTGTTAATTCCCCCTTAACATTAATTAACTTATCAGTAAAATCCATTAATTTTTTAGAAAATATGTTTGTAAATTCCTCTGCACCCACCCGTTTAATAATTTTCCAAACTTCAGTTATTCTATTTTTAGCATGTAACCATGAACCTTCTAATTTTTTATTCATTTCATCAAATGGCATAAGAGCATCAGACAAAACCACCAGTAAGTCCTTACCTTCTTTTTTTGCGTCTTCTAATACTTTCTTTAAATTAACCCCCATAAATTTAAACATCATAGCCAACTGATCAGAAGCCCGCTGTCTGCCCAAAATAACAGCATTTAATTCTTGTCGCATTTGAGTACCGGCATTAGCCATACCCTCAGTTACAGCCCTAACTGCTGTTCCAATAGCAGCTATTTTTCTAACATCCTCTTTAGTCTCAGGTACAATTCCTGCTTGAACAAAAGTTTTTGTCAGCATCGTAAGATCTTCAAGAGAAAGCACAGTTTCAGTAGCTACCAACTGCAATCTATCCATCAACCCACGACTATAATCATAAGCGTGTTGAAAATTATCCTTTACGTTCCCAAACATACGCATTGAAAGAACGGTAGCTAAAGACATAGCATCTTTTTGAAATTGCCCGATTTCATCCATTGTTTTTGTAAAAAATCCAGCAACCCTACCAATAATATTCTGCAAGATGTAATAAACAGCAGCATATTGCCATCTAAAATTACGAATCATATCCATTGATGATTTTAAAAATGATTTTGACATAGTATTATTTATTGCCTGCATGGATCTAGATGCTTGGCTGTTTATTCTATTAAATTCAGAATGAGCATAACTAAATTGTTTTTTCATTTCTTCTAATTTAGCAATGTCCTTCCCAACTGCTTCTGAATTTATAAGCCCAGATTTTTGAATAGCTTTGAGTTTTACAATCTGAGCTTCAATATTTTTCATCTCAGTAATATATGCCTTTGCCCCCATTTTTAAATCACTATATAATTTTTCTGCTTGCTTAGTATACAAATCTTTAAATAAATGTGTATTACCTATTTTTTCTTGATATTTTTGTAACTGTATTAAATCGTTTTTAAGTTTTTCTATTCCTTTATTTAACCAATCTTCAGGATTCATGCTCTTTCTAATATCATCCACTACTTGTTGTGCCTGAGTCGCTAATTTAGAACGATCTATTTTAATATCTTTAACAGTAATAGTATATGATTCCATTAATCCACGTAAACCTTTAGCCCTTTTTTCTAAAAATAAAGCTAATTTATTATAATCAGATTTTATTCTTTCATTAGCTACTTCTTCAGCAAGAACTCTGGATATAGCTGCATTTCTTTCAATTTCTTCTATTTGTTTAGTTAATTGGACTCTTTTCTGAGCATAAGAAGTATGTAATGTTCCTAATTTATTAATAATTGAATTAATTAATAAAAAATTATTTTCAGAAACAGAACCCAAAGAAGCCATTTTATCTTTAGCTTCTTTAATACTATTAACAATATTTCTAAATGCAGAAGTATCGGGTTTCTCTACTATTTTAGAAATATTTAATTTAGAAAAATCCCTCTGCATTTCCTTAAAAGTTGTTTGATACTGCTTTATAGAATTTAAACTTTCTGCTATTTTTAAACGCATAGTATCTACAGCAGCAGTATCAATTCCAGGTTTACCTCTAATAACCTTTAAAGTAGAATCCCAATTTTTAAGACTTGTGATTATTTCACCAATTTGATTTTGATAAGATCTCCCATGCTGAATTAATTTTTGATATGTTTCCGTATCCCCCCGCCTAATACTATTAATTTGTTCAGCAAAATTTTTAAAAGACCCCTGAAAAACATTTTCTAATTTACCACCAATTGGGGAAATAGCTTCTTTTAAAGATTTTTGAGTAGATTGTCCTAAAGATTTAGCATCTACTGATGCTTTATAAAGAATATCCTTTAAAACCATTGCCTGCTTTCCAGTAGCTTCAAAAGCAGTCATTACTCTAACTTGTTCATTTTTAATATTTTCTAAATATTTTTTAGCTACTTCAATATCCTCTTTACGAACACGCATAAGAGATTCTTCAGCAGTTTTTCTCAAACTTGCTAAATCATCCAATCGTGCCCTTTGTTCCTTTTGAGCAGAAACAACATTTTTATATTCGGCACCAGTAGATTTCAAAAAATCCGATTGCCTTAAAATCTTTCCTGAATCTGAAGACAACCCCAAAGTATTTTTTAATTGGGTATATTGCTTAGAAACATCAGCAACAGTTCTTGTAACACTGGTAAGAACACTATTAGCTGTATTAGCTATAGTAGATGAAACTTTTGAATGGACTTTAGTTGCTTCTAAATAAAGTGGTTCAAATGCATTACTTTTAATTTCACCAATAAGTCTGCTATAGTCATTTTTTGCTGTTTCTATTTGTTTTGTAGCTTTAGTATCTATTGCTGCAATTATTCCAGGTAATAAATTTTCAGATTTAGTCCCTGAATATTTAGATATTAACCCCTCTTTTTGAGAAGTAGTTTTAGATTGAATTTGAGAAATCTTACGGGAATAACTATCAAGTAATAAGGAACTTTTTCGTTCGATATTACTTAATGCTACATCCTGCATTTTAATAAAATCTTGATTTAACTTTTGCAGTTCCCCTAATTCACGGCGGGATGCTCCAATAAGAACACGAATTTCCCCAACAGTATTTTTGGTCATATTGCCAAATTCTGATAGGAATTGCTTCTGAAAATTTCCATAAGAACTTGCAGCAGATTTGGAAATATCAGCTACTTGATCCTTAAATTGGTTCATCTTCCGAATAGTATTTCTTAATTCAGAATCCCAATTAGTTTTAAGATCAAGAACTATTTCTTCTACAATCTTATCGGAGTCATCTGCCATTATATTACCTCATCCACTTCTTTTTGGCACGATCAATAGAACTTTTATCAGATTTCCAAGATATATTAGACTTGTCCCTTTTTACTAATTCTTTTATAGACATTTCTATTTGTGTTATTGCCTTTTTAGGATCTGAAAATGACATAGACGTATCATGTATATAAACAATTCTATTTTCAAAAGTTACTAAATCTATGGCTTTTCTTAATGCCATATACTGCTTTACAGGCATTTGAAGCAATTCCTTTAAAGAAATTGCTCCTTTTAAAGCTATCATAATTTGAACATATTCTTTTACTTCTCTTTGGTAGGGTTTGACTTGCGCTTCTCCCCATCAACATCACTAATAGTTGACATCATCTCTTGAATAAGAGAAACAACCTTATTACAAAGTTTCCAAGGCCACGCTTCAATATCATTAATTTCTAAATTAGTATAAACCCCTTGAGAAATTTTACGAACACCAGCAACTATAAACTGCTGTTGTGCCCTAAACATTTCTTTCATTTCACTGGATCTAATTATATCTTCTTTATTTTCTTCTTTAATATCTTTACCAACATCTTTAGACGCTGCCACCAATAAATCACTAATTTCCATCAAAGCGGTCATTTCAGATTTAGTAAAAGATGGAATTTCATAAGTCTCACCTTTATAAGCAAACTGAATTCCCTTACCAAGATCTGTAAAATCCATAACATTTGCACTCATTTTGAACCTCCGTTGTTAGTTTGTTTTTATAAAATAACATTTAAAACAAAATTAAGGGGCTATTATTTTAGAAATACCTTTATTTTAGTAAATCCAAATAATAGCCCCTCACCCAAGTTTAAAGTAAAATTTCATTTTAATCTTTACAAATTTGAAATTTCCATCCTTTATGATGGTTTGCTTTACCATCTAAACACTCATACACATGATTTGGGTTTAATCCATATTTTTTAGAAAATTCATTTACATTTTTTGTAGTAAATTCTTCCCCTTTTGGAGAAACAGCAATAAATGAGCGTATAGCCCTTGAATTTTTCATTTGATCCTCAAATCTAACAAAAGTACAATTTTCAAAATTATAATTTCCATTAACATCAATTCTTTCAATACTTGGACTTTTAATTTTCAATTGTTTTTTAGAATAAAGATATTTAAAATACATATCCTTTTTAAATTCTTCAAAATCTTTCCACCTGGGGTCATACACTATTCCTCTACCACCATAATTTTTATAACATTTATTATTTATATTATCACATCGTGCTTTTAAACTCTGCCACATTTTATAAAACTTCATTGTACCTTTAGAATAATTAGTATTCCAAAAACCATGTTTTACATTTTTTGTACGTTTTCTACTTTCTGCATTTAAACATCCACAACTTTTTGTATGCTCTGATTTTAAATGTTGTGTTATTACAATTGATTTATTACCGCATTCACATCTACATAACCACCTTTTATTTCCCATATAAGCTGTAACAATTAATCTTCCGAATCTTTTACCATATAAATCCTCAAATTTACCCTGCATAAAACCTCCGTTCATTAATTAGTTTGTATTAAGAGTAGGTAAGATTTCTCCTACCTACTCTATAATATAGCACAAACTAAAATGAACGTCAACCAACATTACGGACTGGAATATCCACCTATGCGAAACAACTGATCGCCTGATACTCTAGAATCATCAATAAGAGCAACAAACTTACAAGCATACACCCGCTGATTATCAGTGGTAAAAGAAATCTCAACTGCACCACCAACATTAGGAGCAGCATTATAAAACTGCCACACCTCAGAACCATCAGTAGGCTCAAGAACAAGTTCTGCCGTCTGAATAGGTGTCCCAACCGGCTTACCAAAAGTTAAATAGGTTGTTTCATCAACTGCTGAAGCAAACAAAATTTTAAGATTAGCAAAAGTTGCTTCAGTCATATTAACTGTGACTTCAACAACAAGACCGGCATCAAGAACCCTAACAGCCGTATCTCCATACTGATCTGATTTCAATTGATAAGTATTTTGAGTAATAGAAACTTGAACACCACCAAAAGTATGCCCAACATGGACACCATTAAAATAAACATAACAAGGCCCGATACTAATATTATCGGAACTAAAAGAAGTAGGATATACAGTCATAATCAGTCCTCCTAAATTGTAGTAATTGTCCTACAAAATCTGCAAGTAATGTGTACTTTTTCTTGTTGGCGATAACGTCTATCATGGTATCCAATAACTTGACCACAAATATCTCCAGGATTTTTCCACAATGGACGACCACATCTATTACAATATCCTTCCCTTATTACTTCTTTATTATTAATTAAGTTTTCACAAAACTCGCAAGTTTTAATTTTACCCTGGCAAACCACGCGAACCATTGAATAGTTAAATTTCTTCTTTTCATCAGTTTCCATTAGCACCAACTTTCTACGCAATTAATATAGCATCTAAAGAAGAAATTTGCTGTCTAACCCCAAGACGAATAAATACATTTGATAAGCGGAAAGAAAAATTTCTTGTATGAATGGGCTGAGTAGGCGCACCCTCATTCAAACCGTCATTAACTGATAACAAATTAATTGTTTTAACAGAAACATCATTAGTTTCAATAGATTCTTGATCCAAAAAATTCTGACCAATTAAGATTTCGGTTGCTGTGCCGAGTTTAAATTGGTCTATAGAAATTAATCTAAAAAACAATTGCATATCAGGAATTTGAAATGGATATGACCATCTTCCAGGTCTTCCAGTAACAGAAGTTCTATAAATAACTGCCACATCAATAGAACCAGGAGTAAATACAATATCCCCGGCAGGGGACCAAGCATATATGCGCGGGTCAGCAATTGTTCCACCAGAAACAGATAACCAACTGCTGTTTGCCTTAAATAAATCAACTATAGCTTTTTCCAGAGATAAAAACATTTATCTTCTCGCTATAAAAATATTAAAAGTAAATGCCTTTCTTACTCCCTCAGACCTTGTTCTTCTTTTTATTGCTCTATGTAACCTTTCTTTTATAAAATCTTTAATAGCCGGTTGAATCTCTTTTAAATGCTGACTAATCCAAGGTCTTGCTGCCATATTCTCAGTACCTTCTTCAAGCCACTGAGAATATCTACCAACAGATGTTGCTTTACCAATTTCATCATTTACAAATATTTTATTTCCCTTAAAAAATACTGTTTTTAATTCTCTACGATCTACACTCCAACCACCTGTTTTCAAATTTACTTGTCCTAATTTTAAAACACCAGCTTTGGTAATTTGAAACCCAATAGACTCCATTAAAGCCCCTGTCATTTCAGCAGGGTAAGACGATGGGGCAGATGCAGTATGTTCCCCCACCACCTTGTATCTTCCACCCCCAGGAGTATAAGGTTCCACATTTGGATCAAATTCGACTATAATATATGTTTTACCGGACGGTCTTTCACCAGATACTTCTTCTTTTAATATTTCAACTACAAATTGACCAATTTCATTTAATATTTCTAAATGAATATCTTCTATTACCGCTAAAATTGGATCTAATGACCGTTTAACAATATGGGCCATTAATTTATCAGTTTTAACAATCTGCTTTATCTGAACTCTCAATGATTTTACAACTTCTAAAAAATCAGATTCTTCAGGCATTTTATGTTTCCTGAATAGCTAAGTATAATTCTTTATGATGCAGCCCCTTTGAATCATAAACATCCAATGATGGAGTTACATATAAATAAGTAGAAGTATTTTTTAATTTAATTCTATCCCCATGAACAATATCCTCATTCTTTAAAAAAAATCCCAAAAATTCATTTCTTGCTGTTTGACCAGTTGGAGTTTGTGATAACGTAGAAGTAAAATTCCCAACTTTATCCAAACGACAAGGAACTTCAGTAGCTATTTCACTCCAAGATTGGAGCATATGCCCCTGACTATTCAAAGAATTAATTTTTCGTTCAATAGAACATCTTTGAACTAATAAGCCTATATAAGACATTATCCTATAGACTCCTTACGAAATCTTCCAAGGTTAGCAAAAATATTAGGAGCAAAACCTTTTAATGTATTAATTACTGTTGCAGAATAATTCTCATATTGATAACCACCAATAGTTTCACTTTGTAATAAAGGATTTTGTGGTGAATTAATTATCGTTTTAATAGACTCAAACAATAAATATTGAAGTTCAAACATTTCTGGGGAATCAGCCTCATAGCCCCCGTTCCATTTAACTTTAATAGTTTTGTAATACCCAAAATCAAAACCTTGATCATAAATTAATAAGCCCTTATTTTTATATAAAATATACCCATCTGTAGCCAAATAATCTGTAGACTCAGTAACAGCAACATCTCTTATTAAAAATGAAGTTATAGAATTAACAGGGTAAGTTGGAAACCAAAAATTGTTAAATTTAGGTGGGTCAAAGATACAATATCCCAAATTATATTCGTAAACTATATTATCCTCATTTGGGTCAAGCTCATCAATCGGATCTTCATCTGCAATATCATAGGAATACCACTGTGCTTTTAATCGTCTATTACAAAATTTATCAAAAACAGTAGAAGCAGAGTTAATAGTTCTGGATATAAAATCATCTCTTACTCCACCATCAGAAGTAAAATTAGGATCTACTTGCTGTTGGTACATCTGATAAAATGTATCTAAATCCATTAAAGCATTATTAGTAAGAGAAACGGGCATTTTTATTTTCTCCCTATAATATCAACAGGGAATAATGGGTCTTGATCCCCAGGATAAAAAAATTCTTCTTCCTCTTTAATTTTACCCAGTGATTTTTTTTCTGGAGCCACCCACATCATTTTATCTTGTGGGGGCATTTGCACATTTTTATTTCTATCAATATCATTATTTCCAACAAAAATAATTGCTCTTTTTATTTTAATTAAATTTTCAGCTATATGGTTAGGAAGATCTATAACAGTTTTACCATATCTAATAATGTCAGAGCGATCTAACAGTTTTAACAGCATACCCACCTCTCTTATAATTAGGGGGTACAAACCGGAGTCTGTACCCCCTACATCCGGCTTTACTACTTAGCCGACAAAATTAATTAACTCGCGGCAACTCTGGGCTTACGACCAGTTCCATAAGTAAGAGAAACCACATCCCCGCCTTGAGTAACGGGACGCCAACGATCCTCAAAGGTGATACCATAAAGACCATATGAAACATTGCCACCAGCAGCAACAGCATAAACTCGAAGGTAACGATAAAAATCCACCACATCAAAAAGAAAAAGACCAGTAGAATCAATTGCCGCAGCAGTAACAAAATCTGTATCATAGGTATCATCATCAGATGAATCCCTGAAGGTAAGAGTAAGTGTGCCAGCATTTGCCCCAACATCTGCAATAAACAGAATTCTATTGGGGCGTTGCCCATCTGCCCACATATCAACATCTGTAAGCGTTTCATTGCCAACAGCAAGTTCAGCGTAAGATTTGAAAAGAATTACACGATGATTATTCAGAATATCAAACATAGTTTTTCCTCCATTACAGTCTAATTGTTATTTTTATAAGAGGAAATTTTATTCCCCCATTCAGTAAATTTAAAAATTATGAAGTCGGACCAAGCAAAACAAATGCTTTTGGCATAGCTGCCTGACCATCTAAACGACCGGAACACCGCAAAGCTGTACGGTTATTTCGGAACTTATAATGGCGCGAAGAATCCATGCTGAAATCCTGACGGAAGCCAATATAATACCAATTCCAGGCACCAAGAATAACATCACCAGTAGATCCAAGAGCAGGAATTTTACCATCTGCCAAAACTGCTGGTCTACCAAGCAAACTCATGGTATATCCATCAGCAATATTGGCATAGGACTCTTGAAGAACCAGCTCTTTACTGGACTCACTAACAGTCTGACCCCGCAAAGAAGCGCGGGCCTGTTTAGTAATAAACCAAACAGATTGCGGATCAAACATAGAAGGAAGTCTTGCTTCCATATTAAGAATATCCTGGACTTCAACTGCATTTGAAGTTTGACGATTAACCATAAGAACACCAGGATCATTAAGAATACCAAGCGGTTTCTTACCACCTGTACCCTGAATAAATTCCTTATCAGTGTACCAATACCAAGCAGATCTAAACAGGCGGGTAAGATAATTCAAGAAATTAATAATAGAATCATCAAGCAGGGTGTTAGTAATTTCGGTATATCCTGCCAATTCGTGGACAATCATCTCAACCAAACCAAAACTGGGTTCAGTGGCGGGCTTTTCTCCACCTTCCTCAACCCAATCAAAAGTAACACCAGCAAAATGATCAAAATTCTGATCCTGAACATCAGGATTTTGCATGAGCTTGGGGAACATCATCTTTTCCCCAACCATCGGCCACACTGTAGCCCGCCGCCACACCAAAGTATCTTCTGCATCATACATAATCATCATGGCGCGAAATTCTTCAGGCACAGTATAACCACCAGCAGAATCGGTAGATTCAGAAAGCAGTTTTGTTTGAACTCCACCCTTCAAATAAGCAGCAAAATCCTTTGCCCAAGCCTGCATTTCATCAGAAACAACCATCCACGGTGCGGATTTATTGCGAAGATTAATAACCGATCCTTGTTTGGTAGTAAGATACCCACCATCAATTTTAGCAAAAGGCAAATTAGAAATAAGTTTAGACGAATCATTATCAGTAAAAGGTCGAGCGATATTATTCTGCAAATCTTTTACCATTTGCTGAAGGGTGTCTTTTACCATCTGGGTAAAAGGCTCATCCTTCATTGTGGACTCCAACTGCCCCTTAACTAACGCAATAAGATCTTCTTTGGTCATTTTCATAATAATTTTTCCTCCATAAATATTTATTTTGAATTAATCAATTTTGCCAGAATTAACAATGGCATCAGTTAATTGTTTTTTAAGACTTACTGTAATATCCCCAACAACAGATTTCCCAATTTCGCCTACTACATTTTTCAATTCCGCTTCATCAATTTCAATGGTGTCTTCATCTTCAGAATTAGATTTTTTGTCATCTACCGGATCTTTTTTTTCGGTATCAACAATTTCTAAATCTTCAGACTCATTACCATTATCTACTTGATCCTGCTGTTTTTCATCTTCTAATTCACAAACAAATTCAGGATCAGTATTATTATTACAAATATTCTCTTGTTTATCAACAAGTTTTTCCATAACAGTATTCATAGACTTGGATAAAGATTCAACCACAGAAATAATTTTTTCAATTTTTTCAGAAATAATATTAATATCATTATTTACATCTTTTTGCGTTTCATTATCACTGGGTTCCGTAACACCAGCAGATTCAACGCTCCCTGTGCCATCATCAGGCTTGTCATCCCCTGCATCATCATCAGACTTAGTATCCAAAATGCTATCATCCGGTTTCTTTCCCTCCGTATTGTCATTTTCAATAGAAATGGAATTTTTACCGCTATAAACCCTGTAAGTATAATTATGAACAGAATTGGGATCTCCCCAATTAAAAGGTTTAACACCATCAAAATAAGTTAATTCAACGTCCTGAATTACAGGCTCAACAAAAATTCCTTTTTCATCATCATACTGAACATGATAATAAAATGATTTAACAACCTTTTCTCCATTTTCTTTTACAAAGTCAACAGCAAGATCTTTATCAAATTGTTCTGGATCAAAAGAATAACCAACAACAACTTCTGCATCCTTTTCAGGATGATCCTCATCAATAGCTTTCCCAAAAATGACATAAGCTCCTTGATTATTTTCAATGGGAACTTGTTTCGGATTAGAAAATTGCGAAGGATCTCTTACTGGGTAAAATAACCACTCATCGCTTCTACGAGCAAAAAATTCAGGATAACCAACATCCAACATGCTTTTCACAAACTCAGAACCTTCATAAGAAAGGTTCACATTGGCATTCGGATTTGCTGGAACTGCTACAGCAGAAACTTCAAGCAATTCTTGCTTCAAAAATTCTTTTCCACCCCACCAATTATTGGGATCACGCTCATTAAATTCAATTCCTCTAAAACCAACACTAAATGATGTTAAAAATCCATTTGCATATTTTTGAAATATTTTTACAGAAAAATCATCATTCTTATCAAATTTGGGCTTAAACAAAAGTCTCTTATTTACGGAATCCACCCAAACTCTGGTAGCTTTCGCAACAGGAAGATCCCAGTAATTATGGGACCAAGGAACTACAGGGTTCTTTTTAAAATTCTTCAAATCCCAACCGGAAACACGGATAATATCTTTATCCCTATCCTCATCTTCAGTAGATGCAATAGCAACAAAGGTTAAATTTGCATCATCTAACTGTTCAATTTTTACCCCAACACAATCTGAACCAAAAACAGGGGCACCATCTTTTTTAATAGGTTGCCCTGCTTTACTCTTTAATTGATAAGCCATAATTTATTCTCCTTTATCCAAAATTAATTCACAATCGCAGCTTAAACTAAAAATCTCACCGGGGAATCTTATTTGATGTATCCCCAATTTAAATGTATCAAATGATTTTTTTTCTTTTATTCTTCCTCTATGCCCACACTCATTACTATTAACAAGCCAAACCATAGGTTTATTTTCAGAATGCAAAACAATGTATTTTACAAAGTTTAATGCCGCACGTATAACGTAATTATTTATTTTAGATAGTCTTGGGTTAGAATCAAAACAAAATTTTACATGATCCTCCCAAGTATCAATATCTCTGTTTACTTTAATTAAAGTTTCAAAATATCTTTTAGAAATATCAATGGAAATACGATCAAGCCAGGGGTCTTCCTTACATAAATTATTTATTTCTTTTTCTGATATATTAAAAATATGTTCCCCAAAAACCCCCATCATAGATAAAATTCCACTTTTTATATTTTCAGATGTATTTTTAACAAAAATATCATCTGTTATTGTGTTATTTGGTATTGAACTTAACGAACTTGATAAAAATTTTATAATTGCTGTATTCCAGCTTTCTCTTGCTTTAGCTTCTATTGTCAATATATCACTTTTTTTATTAGCTTGTCCAGAAATTGATCTTCCATCAGTAGGATTATCATCTCTTGGGTCCGATCCATCTGGTGCAGGGCGTGTATCTCCCCCGGTATTATCATCCCCATTTCCAGAACGATCCGGTCTTACAGCAGCAGCAGTTACTTTATCAATATCTTCAATATCTATATATTTATTTGGAATTAATAGTCTGTCCCCTTCAGGTTTTGGGGGTTTATTTAGATAATCCTTTCTATATTCATTAATTGTCATGGCAGGCAATCCACCCAAATAGGTTTTAGCCTCTAAAACTTCTAATTGCCTGTCTCTTGGTATAGGATTGTCATGTTTAATTTGCAATCGCTCATCAAAAGTTTTACAAACACCCTCAGTCAATTCCTCATCCCACAAAAATAAACGTGGGCCTATTGACTCTCTATTAAAAGAAATATCAGATTGAACAGATCCAGCCCTATTAGAATCAATTCCACCTAATTTTGACTCTGGAACACGATAACATGCCAAAACCTTGTCCTTAGACCATTTAGCCAAATTTAAAAACTCAAAATCTTTATTTGCGAAACTTAATTGAACTGGTTTTAACCCAGAGTCTAAAACAGCAACATCATGGAAAACCCCACGATATTTCTCTTTCCACCTTGATTTAATTTCATCAGCTTTATCCTGATCTATTGGTACTTCAGTGGTTAAAGCAAAATCTGTTCTTGCGCTATTTTTAAAAAAATCTCTTTCATAAATTTCAATGTATTTGTCCAAGTCAGTAGCATATGCTTGCGCCTGAATAGGACTCATTGGGTCATACGGATTTTTCGGATTTGGATAATTAACTACAATTAATTCAGAAATATCAAAATCTATCCAACCACCTTTTCCAGATTTAAAAATATATTTGACACTGGGATTTATCATTGAATTAGAAACTTCAGTTTTAACAAAATCTACCATGTTCATAGGCCACAACTCCCAAACTTGACCAAGAACATTCTTTACAGGATATAAAACCGACATTCCAGTAAGATCCAACTGAATTTGACAAAATTGCATAATAAATCTAAATGTCATTAAATCATTGGGATGATAAAATGGTTTAGTAAATGTTTTAAAATTTTTATTTTTTGTAGATAATTCCTCTCCAGTATCTTTATTATAAAATTTAAATGGTATAGTAGAAACCCTATCAGAAATAAGTGTTACGCAAGAATATACCCAGGATCTATATGCATCTAACTGTTGATTAACCCCAGTAAGTAAATTACCCCCATCCATTTTTTCCCTAACAATCATTTGTCGTAATTGTTCATATGATTTTTTAATACTGAAATTATAACCAAAAATTTTCATTTACATTCCCTCCACGTTGATTGGTCATTAGACCTTTAACGTATTCTCCATTTTTAGCATTAGCTAAGATTATGGACAAACTAGTATATATTCGGCCCCGTATCCTTTCTAATTAGTTGATTTGCCCCTGCTCTAGCAAACCAAAAGGACATAACAATGTCTGTAGTTTCATAAAATGGATGATGCAAAAATTCTTGAAATAGCAACATCCAAGGGTTATTAGCATCAATCTCCCCGACTTTAGGTTCTTGTTCAAAACAAAACATCCATTCATTATTCTCAAATTCTTTTTCAATACTGGGCAAACCAATTAAAGGATCTGCTTTATTGCTTCCTGTTAAAAATCCTTCAATTTTTAATCTATACTTTTTATACTTTTCAGACCCTAAAGAAGTAGTTAGCATTTCAATAAGGGCATCCTGAACACCATTGTTCTCTGCCATGAAAAGATCAATACCATATTTTTGATAAAATTTAATCATGTAATGTGGTAATTCCTGTGAACCGCGTAAACATACAACCTCTACAGGAACTTTCATACCAGAAAATTTATTAACAGCTAAAACGGACAAAATAGTACCAGGACGTTTCTTGCTGGCAAAATCAATTCCAGCAACAAAAATCCAGTTTTTCTCATTTTCTATTAATCTACTGGGGGAAATACCAAAATGACAACAACGCTTGAAATTAGGAAAGGATTTATCAGCATCGGTATAAGGAATTAATCTATAACCACGATTAAAATCCCTTTGCCCTAATACTTTTAATCTATCAATTAGATCATTCTTATTAAATAATGTCCACAATGGTAATGTGTATTTAGCACCAAAAGAGTCTTTATATAATAAATTATTTAAATCTTCTGAGACAGCCAACTCCATCCAAGACCATACAGGATTGGCCTGAATCATATTTGCTAAATCATTTTCATGCCATTTATTCATCAAAACTATAACTTCAGAATTATTTGGTATAAGCCGTGTTAACCAAACATTTTTAAATGTTTCCTCAATCTTTTTCCGCATTGTAGGTTCCAATACGGCTGTTTTCAAATCTTGTGGATCATCTAAAATAATAAGATTTGCACGACCACCAAGAGCAGTAGATAAAATACCATACGCTTCTACAGTTCCATCTTTTGACATTGCATCCCGTTTAACAATGAATCTCTGCGACCCCCAAATACTGGTTGGTTGTACATGCGGAGCAATTTTCTTAAAATCATCATCTTTTGCTATATATTCTCTCAATGCTCGGCATCTTTTAACTGCCTCTGTTTCTGAAACGTGAACCATCTTAACTAATATATTTGGATCTTGTGCAATTCTATATAAAACATACCCAACACAGATTTGCTCGGTATTATGAGTTACCGTAAAGTCACCAAGCAAAAATAAATGATTCCCATCCAATCCAAAACCAAAGTATTCCTTTTCCCCCACTGGTTCTACATCAAAACCATAAACTAACGGATTTTTTATTTGTTTCCTAACATCTGCTTTCTTCCTTGTCTTACAAGGAATTAAATGAGTATTACCACTAATAATAATTACATAATAAGGAACATCATTTACATATTTAATTCTATGTGAAACAGAAAACCCAAGAGATCTGCAAAGAAACAAAATATCATCACGCATCCCAATCCACTTAGTTGCTATCTCAAAACAATTATCAGATAAATACCCATCTGTATCAATCAATCCAGCAAGTAATTGAAGTCTAACCAATCTATGATTTTTCAAATATTGTGGGTCTATTCTTTTTCCGTCAATACATGAACTTTTCAAAAATAACCAATGGTCTGTTTTTTTAGTAGATCCATTAATAAAATTTAAACTATAATCAAAACACCCAGAACTACTTTGTGTTTGCCGCACACTATAACCATTTTCATTTGCCCATAAATTTATACAATTAACAATCTCCGTATCAAAATTATTAATAGTAAATCTAAAATTATGTATGTGACCATCCCCAAGCCATATCCCATAAAAATAGGGGTCCAATTGAACGGGCTTATATTTAAAAGAAAGTGGTACTTTATAGAGTTTTAAACAATTCTTTTTTACCCACTCAGGAAGTTCTAGAAAATCTTTTAAAGGTAAAACTATCTTTTCCCCCCTCTGATAACCAGCTATTCTATTAGAAACAGTAAAAGCAAGAATATGAGATTCATTACATTCAAATGAATCACCATTCTTCAGTGTAACCTTGTATGCCCGCTCTTTCCCATGACCAAGGAACAAAACTTTTCTGGGAGTACCATCATCCCCCATAATTAAATCACCAACTTTAACATCTTCTACTTTTTTCAAATCTCCTGAATAAGTAAGCACCTGAGTATCGGCGCAAAATGATTTGCCCATCCCGAAAGCCCCAAGTACAAGCATCTTATTAAAACCATGTTTTTTAGCCTTTCTAACAAATCTGTGCATAATATTATGTACAGCTTCATTTTTAACCACAGCACCAGAAGTATCTTTTAATACTTGAAAGGTAAAAACTTCAGATTTTTTAGGAAGGAGTTCTTTATGGTCAACATCTATTTTATCTACAAGTTGACTAAGACTTGATTTAAAAAAATTTTTTATATCCCCATCTAAAGCAGAATACATATTTTACCCCAATTTTTGTTGTTCTATCATTTTAACTTCTTTAGCAACATCAATTGCATGATCCGCATCAATTTGACTAAGTTCCTGAAGTATTAATTTTCTAATATTGGGGTCTATTCTATTTACTACTTGGATAACAGCGTTCATAAAACTATTAATTTTAATTTCATATTCGTGCTTAATTGTATCTTTCTTCCCATATTTCTTTGGAAACTTTCTTTCTAAAAACCAAGCTGATGCTTGCCACTGTCCAAAGTCACCAGCCCTCTCAATATTTTTTACATGCTTAAATTCACAAGTAGCTTGACATTTCTGAATTAATTCTTCAAAATCTGGGTCAGATCTGTACAGATCTAACTTATACTGGCTAATGTTAACTAACTTAGAAGCCTCTATAAGATCAACACCGGACTCCATTATTTCTATTAACTTGGTTTTGAGGTATAATTCTTCAGCACCCTTGGATAAATCAGATATTTTATCTGAACCAACAAAATGATGTTTTGGGGTCAATTTAAACCGCTTCATAAAAAATCTCCAATACACTAAGTAATTGTTTATTATTCTATACGAAAACAACTAAGGAAGTCAACAATTATGAAAAAACAAATTTTTTCAAAAAGAGTGCCAACGATTGAAAGATTTAATGTGCCGCCAGAAAATGGAGACTTTTTAAAAGTGTTCCAGGCTGCAATGAAAGAAAAAATAATGCTCATGGAATGTGGTGAATACAATCCAAAAGAATTTAAAAAAATTGTTCGCAATAAATTCAAAAGAGATGTTAAATATTTTAACCTTAAAGTTAAGCCTCTTTTACTCAGTTGTAAAATAAGCCCCAAATTTTACTTGGAAGTACAAGAAACTGCAAAAATTGTATTTGGGGATTATGTAGCTATGGATGAGCTTATTATTTTTCTTTTAGATTATTTTGTAGAAAATTATGGAAAGGAAAATTACATCAGGGGGGTTCCACTGTTTACGCGGAAATATAGCGGGAATAACTATTCGCGGGTAAAACGCTTTAATTCTAAGTTTTCACAATTTTACAAAAATCATGTGGTTTCTTTCAAAAATTAGTAAATCCATCCGAAAATATTCTTGACTTCTTTCCTTAATCCAAGTATACTAAAAGTTACTTCAAAAAATTTGAGGGATTCAGCCCCGACAAGACCGAATCCCTCACCTGATCCCACAACACCACAAAGGAGGTAACTCTAATGCCCCAGAAACCCAATGGCAAGGTAACTGGAACCTTTTTTGTGGACCCCAGAAGGAGGGAACCACCAATGGTTAATAATATAGTTCAATTCCCAGTAGTATGTCAAGAGAAAATATTCCCAGAAGATTATTTCAATTTCTGCAAAAAATACTGCAAAATAATTTCTTCCATGAAAAAATCCCCCTGGAAAAGTAGATCCTCACCACTATCATATTTTACAATCAATAAAAAAAGTATAAAATTAAGCAAAAATCAAAGAAAAATAATTATTTTATTGCACCAATACTATTTTAGTCATGGAAAACCATACATTGTAAAAAGAGAAAATATTAAAAATATAATAAAAAAATCAACAGGAAATAATCTTAGCAAAAGTTCAATAAGCAAATCAATAAGCGCATTATGTAAAAGAAATATTATTTGTAGGGTAATAATAAAAGATAAATTTGGTCATAAGTCTGTAATCCTGCCACACAATTCCTGCCTTTCATAATAAATTAAAAAGGTAAAATATGAATAAATTTAAATTAATACAAATTAAATTAAAAAATGAAAAAAAATTTAAATTTGAAAAAGGCCCATTAAAAGCAACAAAAGAAATGTGTATTCAGCGGTGTCAAGATCTACTAAAATTAAAAAATTACCCTTGGGCTAAAAATGAAAATCCAATAGCATTTTATATGAAACGTGGGAATATAAAATTAGGAAAAAATCAAAGAATATTAATAAATTTTTTACATAAATCATATTTCAGCCGTGGAAAACCCTGTTTTTTAAAAAGGATAAATATAATTAAACAAGCAAAATTACAAGGTTTAGACAAAAGTAACCTTACAAAAACAATAATTGCATTAGTTAATCATGGTATCCTTTTAAAAATAACCGGGGAATCAAACAAACAAAAAACTGTATTTATATTGCCCAATATATATTTGTACATAGAAAAAGAACCTGAAAAACAGAAGAAAAAATCAGAATCACCCTGGAGGGGGGGTGAAAACGGTTTGTAAAGCAATGTAATCATTGATAAATTTTTGTCTTCTTTAATATATACAATTACTAATATACTAACTACCAATACACCTGTATTTGTAATAGGTACAGATATACAAATAAATTAACTAATCATTACTCATAAATTGCTTCGCAATTTATTCGTATATGATTAGTTAGCGTTTCGCCAAAAACTGCGAAACGCTAATTCTATAAATCTTTAAATCATTTTTATAGTCAAAACGGCTTTGAACTACATTTGGTATAGGAGGTCAATTTGATACCTGTAAAATCGCTCTCAGGACGTTTGGTATTAAGAGAAAAGGTTGATTCAAAGTCTATTAACCCTATTGAAGAACACATATATAGAAAGTTAAAGTTAAATAATTACAAGCACAGTGCTTTGGACAATACAGAACAAAATGAATTTTGTAATATAGTTCAATTTAAAACGTCTATTGATTTAAAAGATATGTTAAAGCCCCTTGGATTAGGAAATGCATATTATCGGTCAAGGATGAAAAGTGCCCCGGTATTATTATCAACTGAAATTTTATTTAGTAAATTTGCGGAATTGTTTGTTAATAATGTAAAAATTAATTTTTTAGTAACTCAGGAACTATGTAACTATTGGAATAAACTAATAATTGAATTTAAACCAGTTGGAATTTCCAAAATAAACATAAATGAAACATCAAAAACATATTTTTTTGCAGCCGTATTATTTACCCATACCATGTATTTTAAAGCCCACTCATTAGCAAATATGAAAAGAGCAATTGATATTATAATAAAATTTGGGGATAAACTCCCAGTTTTAACATCTAATAAAAAATCAATATTTCAAATATTTACAACAGTATTAACTGAAAAAAGAATGGATTTATTATTTTCATGTGATAGTGGATTTGATTTTATAAATAGGTTTTATTATAAAGGATCAAAACATAATAATGTATTTAATGGAAAATTTAAATCATTATTTAAACAATATTTTTCTTCAAATAATATAAATGGTGAAAAATATTTTAAAAAATATGAAGTGACCCTATCAAAATGGTTTGATTCAATTTCAAAAGAATTTACAAGCCCAAACTCTTTAAGAAAAACTTGTGAATTAAAATTAATAGGGGCTAATAAAAATTGCAATTCTTTAATAGAAGAATATTTTTCTTTTTTATCCATGCAAAAAACAATGGTGGGAGCTTTAGATATAGTAAAAGAAACATGGTGGCTGAGTTTTGTTGATTATGTCAGGTATACTTTGGGATATTCAGACTTTTGGAAAATTAAAGCACAAGTTGACAAAACCAAATAAAATTAGTACAGTTAAGAAAAAGAAGTAAAAGGGGGCAAATATTTATGGTATTACACTATAGTCAAGAAGATTTTTACAAATTGCCTGATTGGGAGAAGTTAAGGCTGAAACGGTCCAGGTCCAAATACCGTGGGTATAGAATAATGACCAAAGACCAGGAAGTTTCCCGTAAAGAATCTATTTTTTCAATTTGTGCTCATTTTGGAATGACCACAATTGAAGAATTAGAGGATGAAGCATTTTCTGTTATGGAAGATCATTGGCCTACTAAAATTGAATATTTTCTTACACCAAAAATTTTAGATTATTTGTCTATAAGTACAATTTGCAATTTTGGGTATTGCTCCTACTGCATTAATTATGAGGGGTATACAAGAAATAAATTAAAAACAAATATTATTCCATTTACTGGAATTTGTACAAAAGATGGAGAGGAGGGTATTACCCCACACAATTCCAGATGTTGCAATTGGGAATTGGGGACTCTCCATGTTCAAATAATGTTTGTAAAAATTGAAAAAATTCTTGAAAATTGTAAATCATATAATATGGATGAATATATTAAAGATTTGGAAAATTTCAACTTCTGGAATTATTTCTTTTCTATTAATTAAACTGTCTGAGAGGTTATCATGGTTAAAAGACAAGAACTAAAAGCAATTAAAAAACACAGGTTGTCAATTAAACAGGAACCAGTTGAAATTAAAAAAACAATGTACAAATCGGAATATTGTCTAACTGACAACGATTTGGTAGCGATCTTTGGTACTGATTTAATTGAAGAATATTTATCTGATAAAAAAATAGATACTTTTGAAACATTTTTGTTGACAGAAGAAACTTTTGATATTAAAATAAATCGTAACAAACTGTTGGAACCGATTGAAAAAGGCAAATTCATTGTTTTTGAGAACATCGGAAAAGTTGATAAGGAAATAATTGATTGGTTTATTGAACGATTCCCAAAATGCGTTTTTTACCCAATTCAGGAATGGTTTGGTAAAAAAGCAAATACACTTATCTGCATTCTTGGGAGCTTACATGGCAAGCCGGTTGGCGTTGTTAAAAAACATTAACGAAAGGAAAATTAAAAATGGCTAAGAAAGCAGCAGTAGCAGACAAGAAAAAGAGCAAGAGCAACAAACTGAAGATTAAAAACAAAAAAGAATCTTTAGCAAAGGGTGAAGGAAAAAAGCGTCCCGGTCGCCCCGCAACCAAAAAGCCGGTTGTTGGATGGGAAGTTAGCAGCAAGGATCAAAATAAAATTGCAAATGAATTCTCTAATGCTCAAAAGATGTTTGATTCTATTGGGGAGAGTGTTAGCAAATTTGCATTTGATGCTGCTCCTAAATCAGCGATGGATGCAGTTAGGGAAATTATTAAACTTCAGGGTCAAATGAAAACCATGTGCAAAACTATTCGGGTTATTAAAAAGGGGATGAAACCCAAATTTGGTGAATTGCCTGCGTGACACTTACATGGGCGGGAAGTCGCCTAAGCGTCTTCGTGGTCCATTTAAGTGTTTTATATAAAATCCCCCTGAAATTAGTAGTGTGAGCGAACTTTTCAGGGGGATTTTTTTATACTTGACTTAACTTGGATCTTTTAGTATATTTTTTACAGGGTGGTTAATTTATAATACGGGGTGATTTTAATGAATAAAAAACAATATGGAGAATTTCATTGCCCAATTTGTAAAGCTGTATTTCATATTAAAAAACAATTAGACGGTCATTTAGGAGGTGCCCATAGAAGAAATATTACAAAAGAAGGAGTACCAAAATGTAAACATTGTGGGCAGAGATTGTTTGTAGGACAGAATTGGGGAATGTGGGCAGTTAAACAACGCAATTTAATTTGTAATATATGTAAAAATAAACAAAATAGAGAATCCCACAAAAAAAGAGTTGAAAGAAAAATGCAGGAGAAGAAAAATAATGCTACCCCAAGTTGATATAGTTTCATTTTTAAATGAAAATTTTGATTTTAACAATGAATTAAAATTAAAATTAACAAATTTAGAATTTAAAAGTGGGAATATCAGTCTCTTTGAATTATTTTGTATTTGTGCAATTATAAAAGTAAGAAGCCCAGAGCTTGTAATGGAATTCGGGACATTTAATGGACGTACCACGATTAATATTGCCAATAACCTCCCAGATGATAGTAAAATAATTACGTTTGACCTTCCATTTGACCAAAATGCTAAAAAGGGAACTCTGTTTAAAGTTAAAACAAAATTTCCTTTAGCTGACGGCAAAACAGACCCAAATGATGAGCTTGGTTTTGTTGGGCATGAAAAACTATTTAAAGATCATTTTTATTATAAATTTGGAAAAATTAAACAAATATGGGCTGATACTGGATCTATAGATTCAAAATCTGAAGAATGGAATAATAAAGCAGATCTATTTTTTATTGATGCTTCACATACATTTGAAAATTGTTATAATGATTCTAAAACAGCTTATGAAATAATCAAACAATTTGGAATTATAATTTGGCATGATTACGGTGGGTGGGATGGAGTCACTAAAGCTATTGATCTTATTTATGAAAAAATAAATAAAACAAATATAATATATATAAATATGTACCACATTAAAGACACCTCACTTGCTGTTGGGGTAGTTATTAACAAAGGAGGAATAGACTTATGGTAACAGATATGTTAGCGAGAATTGAAAATTTTATTATTAATATTGCTGAAATAGCTGAAATTAAAACTGCTGGAAAAAGTTATTCTGAAACCAATTCAATTGTAATTATATACAAAAGTGGAAAAGAAAGCATATTAAATATTAGTGAATCATCTTATAAAAATTTAATGGAATATTTTAATACCCTATGTCCAGATTTTAACGATGATTATACCCGTAAGAATTTAATTAATGCCGTTGTGTTTCAAAGAAGTCAATTTATGCAAAAGATGATGCAGGAAGGGGCTTTACCAAAAAGTGATTTTCCTGATAAAGTTATGCCAAAAAATCATGGAGCAAAACAATGAAAATTGGAAATTTAAAAGTACAAAAAAATTATTCCTCTGGAAAAACTAAATGGGCTATTTTAGGTAGATTTCGTAGGGGGGTATGGGAACAAACTAATTTAGAAGGAAAAGATTTAATTTTTGATATAAAGTACGATGCTTGCTGTTTTTTGCTTTCTATAAATGAGGATTGGAATAATAAGGGAAAAAGTTATGGAAATTAATGAAATTCATAAAAAAGCATGGGGGCATGAATTTTGGGTTGTTAATAATGATTTATATTGTGGTAAAATACTTTATGTAGAATCTCACTGGAAAGTATCATACCACTATCATAAAAATAAGCATGAAACATTTCATATTTTAGATGGTTTTGGGTATTTTAATTACAATGGAAAAGAATTTAAATTACAAGCAAGTGATACAATTGTAATTCCACAGAATACACCTCATAGCTTCGGAGGATTGTCCACATATCCTTTGATCATTATAGAATTCTCTACTCCACATGATGAAGAAGATAGTTATAGAGATGATAAAAGCCACAGAATAGATCATGAAGAATATTCACGTTGGTTAAGTCTCCCACTATTTTATCCAAAAATGATTCTATGATACGATACCAATTAAAAGTAAAAATAGAACCGTTCCACTGTCCTATGTTCGGGGTTATACTTTCTGAATGTAATCTTCATTGTGATTTCTGTACAATTCCTTTTGAAAAAAGAACACTATTAAAAAATAATAAACCACCAACAAGTACCAGAGTAGAGGAACTTAATAATGGTACGTTATAAATTAAAATATAAAATGAAAAAGATGCTTGCTGGTATGGTTTTTGGTAAATGGACAGTGTTAAAAAGAACAAAAACAGGTAAACATGGTGCCCCTTATTGGTTATGCCGTTGCTCTTGTGGGGCAGAAAAAGATATTGCCAGTACTACTTTATGGGGTGGTCAATCAAAATCTTGTGGGAAACAAAATATATTTCATGCTAAAGAATATTTTTATAAAAATATAAAAGTTAATAATAAAACCGGATGTTGGTTATGGTTACACAATGAACATAGTATATATGGGCAAATTTCTATTTCTGGTATAAATGTACCAGTACATAGATTTAGTTATGAAATACATAAAGGCCCAATTCCAAATAATCTATTTATCTGCCATCAATGTGATACCCCAAAATGTGTAAACCCATATCACCTTAAAACAGGCACACAACAAGATAATATTAATAATGCAATAAAACGTGGAAGAAATGTAAAAGGTCAAAAAGTAGGAACATCCATTTTAACTGATAAACAAGTAATTGAAATAAAAAGTATACTAAAAAATAAAACATCTACTCATGAACAAATAGCAATTAAATTTAAAACATCCAGAACAGCAATTACAGCTATATCTACCGGACAAAATTGGAGTCATCTTTAATAAATATATAAAGTTGAGTTAGTAAATAAATTTTGTAAATAGGAGGTGCGTATGCTTATAGGTCTTACTGGTAAAGGGGGTTCTGGAAAAACCACATTTGCTGGATTTATAATTAAATACGCCTCAATTCCATTTATTCAGGTTAATTTTAAAGATGCCCTTGTTCATATGGCTAAAAAAATAGGGTGGAATGGAATTAAAGACGAAAAAGGTAGAAAGTTATTACAAACATTGGCAACAGAAGTTGTTAGAGACTGTATTGATGAAGATTACTGGTGCAATGCATGGTTTGATAATATAAGATTTGATTGTTTTATTGGAGAAAAATCAATAGTTATTGATGATGTTAGATTTGAAAATGAAGCACAAACAATAATAAGTACAGCAATTGAAAAAGGTTGTGAATATAAAATTGTTAAATTAATTACAAATAATCAACCTGAAGTTATGACTGAACAAGCAAAAAAACATAGATCAGAACAGGGAATCCCGGAAGAATTAGTCACTAATGTTATATATATGGAATATGGTTTAAATTTTGTTGAAGAAGCAGCAAAGGAGTTTTTAAAAGATAACAAAATTCTAAAGGAAGGAATTTAAACCAATGTGGAGTTCAGATTATGATCTGCGAGAACGGGTATTTAATAAAACTGGTGGTTTTTGTTTTTATTGTGGAAGACGTTTAGTTTTAAATAGCCCACAAAGAAAAGACAGAATGACAATGGACCACTTAGTTCCAAGATCTAAAGGTGGAAATGGGTATTTTCATAATCTGGTTCCAAGCTGTAAAAGGTGTAATAGAGTTAAAGGTGATACAGAAGATATTGAACAATTTAGATTTGAATTAACTATGGATCATTTTCAGAAAAAGTATCATGTTAGATTTACCAGGAAGCATATTGAATTTTTAAGAAGTGTATTAAAAGTAAGTGTACCGGCTAGAAACTTTATTTTTTATTTTGAAAACTCAAAAAACCTTAGAAGAATAGCAGAACCATTATTAAACCTATAATTAAAAGATAACTAATATGAAAAAGTTTATTTGTCCAGCATGTGGAAAAAAAATATCAGTTTTTAATATTAGCAATAGGTATAATAAAGAAGAAGATTCTTTTACCTGTAAAAATTGTAAATTATCTGCTAAATTAAGACATTTTACTAAGGGGATTAAAATAAAGGAAATAGAAAAAGAAAGAATTAAAAAAATGATTATATGGTGCATAATATCCATACCTTTTCAAACAATTATTTTTTATTCAATTCTTGAAAGGATATTTTTATGAGTATAAATTTAGGTGGTAATAATTCACCGCTTAATTTAAACAAAATGAAATTTAATGTGGACCTATCTAAAATAGCAAAAGTAAGATGTACAAAATGTAGTAATGAATCATTTACTATGTTAGGATCAATTAAAATGATTAGTCCTATACAATCAACCAGTGGTAAGTGGGATACAGCTATAGAAGCGCAATGGGTATGTTTAAATTGCCACCACCCATTTGATCCAAGTGAATATTTAGAAAATTTAAAACAGGAAGTAAAAAAAGAGAACAAAGGAGAGTAAGATGGCAACAGCAAGAATTGTTGATGATCTGTGCCTTGTTGATATTGATGCTATAACTATTCCCGATGCATGGTTTCAGTGTATTTATCAAATTCTCCATTATGGCAGGAAATATACAATTGATCGCGGATCTTTTGCAGGACAGCAAAGATTGGAGTTTGATTATATTACCGCGTCAATATCTAAACCTGGATTTGGGGCTGATTCAGATATAAATAATATGTTGCCACGTTTAAGGGAAGGAATTTCTATTCCAAATCCAGTAGAAGAAGGATATTTAAATGATTATTTACCATATTTGATGACTGGAGAACTAAAACCGGGGGAATCATATACTTATGGGCAAAGATTAAATAAATGCCCTATCCCGTTTGAATGGATTGTAAATTATGATTCTGGAAAACACGCTTATTGTTCAGAGGATTTTACAAAAGTTTTAACTCAAGATAGAAAACTTTATGAAAATAATAAAATAATTCATAAAGAGAAAAATAAAGAAACATATAAAGCCAATGCCTTTTTTAATCAAATTGAATTTTTAATTTATACTTATAAAAGATATGGGTTTAAAAATAATCAAATGGTTCTTCAAATAGCACAACCATCTGATATGTTTTTACAAGATCCCCCATGTTTAAGATTAATAGACACCAGAATTTTAAATAATAAACTACATTTTTTTGTTGAATTTAGATCTTGGGATTTATGGGCTGGTTTTCCAGCTAATCTTGCTGCAATTGAGATTTTAAAACAGTATATTGCTGGAGAATTAAACGTAGAAACGGGGGTTACTATAGCCCGTTCAAAGGGGTTGCATATATATAACTATACCTGGGAATTAGCTGAAATAGTGGCTAATAAAACAATGAGCGAAGCGCAAGAATCAATTATGGATTTAAAAAATGCAAACTAAATACTCAATTTATGAATTAATGGACTTATTTGAATTTTCAGATGAGGATAAAAAGGATTTGCCCATATTATCTCCAACAAATGATTTTAAATTGTTAGAGGAAAATTTAAAAAAATTTAAAAAGGTATTTAAAAAAAATTATCGTAAAGTAGCAATGAAATATCATCCAGATAAACACCCAGATAAAAAACTGGCACATAAGAAACTTGTTGTTATTACCCAGTTAATGAAAATGATAAATAATGTAAAAATTCAGGAACAAATAAGGGAATCCGCTACAATAACTGTTAAATTTCATTTTTATGGATCTTATTCATCTTCTACATGGGGTGGAACACCCACATCCACATGGTAAATGCGACTTGACTTGGATGATTTTTTGTGAGATAATATTTTTTAAATTGGCCCAAGGTATTATCTTTAACATAAAACATGGAGGTGCCTTATGTAGAACACAATTAAAAAAACCAAAATTAGACAAACCTAAATTTAGAAAATAGGAGGTTACTTATGAAAAAAATCACTTTTCTGTTTATCCTGTTTATTATTCTAACCACTAATTCTTATGCATTTACAAGTGCAAATTGCCCAATTGATCCAAAAGAAACAAATCCAGTTTATAATAACAATTTTAATCCCAGTAATACATTTAATCCCAGTAATACATTTAATCCCAGTAATACATTTAATCCCAGTAATACATTTAATCCCAGTAATACATTTAATCCCAGTAATACATTTAATCCCAGTAATACATTTAATCCAACAAACACGAACACGAACACGAATTCTATTAATTACAAAGCAAAATATGAAGAAGCAAGAGAGATGGCAACAATAATTACTCATGCAGTTACTACAGAGTTGCAATTTAAAGAGGGCGCTCACTCTGAAAAGACCGATTCAAGAGTAATTAAAGTAGATGAGATTATTGAACTATTAGATGTCTTGGAGTATGAGGAATGTAAACGTGGCAAAGGTGGAGAGGGGGATGTAAAAATTGTGGATGGCCTTATTAGACCCCAATTTCACAAAACAAAAGAAATTAAATTTCATAAAAATATGAATCAATTTAATAAGGCCAATTATAGATTTATTGGTTGGGTTACAGGAATTGCCGGGACAAATGATGTTAGTATGGAGAATGTTGTTTATAGTGCTGGACAATTTGGTATGGATAATGGAGCTACGGATATAATCAAAATAAAGGAATCCTCTACAGAGTGGGGCGATACCACTGGGTATGCCTTTGATCTGGGTGGATTCGTTACATCCATTATAGGTGGTGTGGGTAGAAATTCAATTGGTCCTGGTGGTTCCGGTAATGCTGGAATTAATGGTATGAAAGGTGGAAGTGCTGATAGAAGTGATGTAAAATTTGCATTATTTGTTTCAAATGAAAAATTAAAAGAAGTTAGTGAAAAGTATTCTCAAAAAAATAAATAAGGTTATGGGTAAAAATGTACAATTTAGGGGGAGGAATTAATTTCTTCCCCCTAAATAATTTAGAGGCAATTTTAAATAAAGAATAAGGAGGCAATTTATTTTGAAGCGACTACTTATCGGCCTTGGGGTGATTTCGTTATTAATGCCCCAATACTGTTTAGGGTCGCCAATTGATGAAGCCATAAATGAAACATTAAATAAATTACATCCGTATGTACCAAATAATATTGCAACAAAAAACCTTTTAAGATTAACAGCAGCAGTAGAATCAGATAATGGAAAAAATATAAACAATAAATCATCAATTGGTGTTTTTCAATTAACTGGGGCTACTATAAAATATGTACAGAATTATATATGCCAAGATGAAAATCTTTATAAAATAGTAGCTCAATTAAAAGAAAAAAGTATTAATCATTATCATGCAGCATTAGCAATTATTTATTATGGAATAAGAGTTAATTTATTTGAATTAAAAATTACAAAAAATGTAGATAATATAGATCTTCTATTATTATCTCTTATTTGGAAAAATGAGTACAATACATATAAGGGCGCAGGAAATGTATTCATAGCAATATACAAATATAAATTGTATTACTAAGAAAGGTGGTTAATTATGCGGTTAATGTGGATGATTGATACAAACTCATTAAAAATAAAAGGATATTAATTTAATGGCTATTTCTTCACAACTGGAAACAACTTTCATTTGTAGGAATTGTGGTATTAAGCTCACGCTCGAAGAAAAAAACATTAAACCTAAAAAACTTTTTGGAAATGAATTAGATAATGCAAAAATATGTCTTATCAGAAAAGCAATGCACGTTGGGTGGTTATTTGAGACAAGAGACTGTACCTGTCCACAATGTAGAAGTGACAAGGGAAGAAATTGAAAAAATAAAAAAAAGAGCAATAAGTTGTTTAGGAACGTACACACCCTCTGAAGCAAAATTAAGAGTTGATGCTAAACACATAAAAGAAATATGTGATTTAGCTTTAAAGGTGAAACCAAAAAGATTCAAATTGAGGATAAAAAAATGCAAAAACTAATTTTAACATTCTTTTCATTATTTATTTTAATATTGATCACTTTATTTGTGTGCAATTGCTCCACTTATAATTTATATGTTATGCAAATTACACCTTTAGATCAAAAAGAAAAATTAACAAGTAGGGATTTAAAAGAACCGGAACAATCTTCTGCACCAGCAATAGGGGATATGTCTAAAGCACCTAATAGAAATTTTACTGATGTTCGCAATTGGGGAAATCTTCTTTATATTGCTGTTGATACACAAACTCCTAAAATAATTTCTCCAAACACATCAATTCCAGTACAAGTAACTCCTTTACCATAGGAACTAATTACAATGATTAAAATATTAAATCCAGAAGAAGTTAATATAGCAGTTATCGGGGATATAATGCTGGATATTTATAATTATGGTGACGCCATAAGAATATCCCCAGAAGCGCCTGTACCAGTTTTCAATAGTAAAGAAATAAAACTGTTTTTGGGGGGGGCTGCAAATACATGGTTAAATTTACGCAATACTGGAGTAAATGCATATTTATTCGGAAGAATTGGAGATGATTATTACGGAACAATTTTAAAGCAATTATTACATACTAACAGAGATGATTTTAAAAACACGATTTTCATAGATTTTAAAACACCAACAATAACAAAAGAAAGAATAGTTGCCAGATCACAACAAATAGTAAGAATTGATAAAGAATTAATTACCCCTATAACAGAAAATATAGTTAAATTTATTTATTCTGGTCTTGAAGCATTAAATAAAAATAAAAAATTAGATGCTATAATTATTTCTGATTATGGTAAAGGGATAATTTGTGATAATTTAATAACAGCAATAAAACATGATCCAGCACTTTCATGTATTAAAATATTTGTAGATCCATTTCCAAAAAATTATAAACTTTATGAGATGGCTAAATATATAACTCCAAATCAAAAGGAATTTGATGAAATTGGTGGTTTAGAGGTTTTACATGACAAATTAAATATTAACAATGTAATAAGAACAGAGGGAGAAGGTGGAATAACTGTTTTTATTAAAAATATATTTAGTCCTTTTTCATATCACATAGATACAGAACAACAAAATGTTTATGATGTTTCCGGTGCCGGGGATACCGTAATTGCCATAATATCTTCTATGACAAGTATGGGGTTTGCATTAAAAGATGCTACCTATGCAGCAAATAAATGTGCTGGAAGTGTAATTTCACAAATGGGAACAACAGCAGTTGACTCAGAATTTTTTAAAAAGACAATGAATAAAATTATTGATAGTGGTGAGGACTATGTTAAAAAACCCAATAATTGAAAATAGAATTGGAAAATTTTTTATAGGAACTAAATATTTAGAAAAAGAACCAAATTTAGTAATGAGAATAATGGGAAAATGCATCATTGTAGAAGCTATTAGTCACTATCATACAAACTCAATAGAATACATTGCATATAGTCCATATTTTGAACCTAAAGAACAATATGAACGTGGAAATTTTTATAATATTGAAGTAACTGAAGATGAAGAAGGAGTAAAATCTTTTAAATTTGTAAAAGTAATGGACGAAGATAAAATAAAAGTACTAAGAGTAATAACATTTTAAAGGGGGCCAATTATGTCAAGAAAAGCTCTATTAGTTGGGATAAATAACTTTTCTAATATTAGTGGATTAAATGGATGTGTAAATGATACCTACAATGTTAGAGATATTTTAAAAAATTATTTCAAGTTTGAAAATTCAGATATTAGACTATTAGCAGATAATAGAGCTACAAAACCAGCAATTTTAAATAGACTTAATGATATGATTTCTACATCTATTGCTGGAGATTTGATAATATTTCATTTATCTTCTCATGGGTCACAAATTAGAGACAGAAATAATGATGAACTTGCAGATAATTTAGATGAACTATTTTGTTGTTGCGATATGGATTGGGATGATCCAGGAACATTCATATTAGATGATGATCTTGTAGAAATAATTGGGAATTTACCAAAAAATGTAAATTTAGAAGTACTATTAGATACGTGCCATTCTGGAACGGGTACAAGGGGGTGTTCAATTAAAAAAGAAGAATTTCCGACAAGATATAGATATACTCCACCACCTCCTGATATTTTTGCAAGAAGTGAGGGCGATGATTTACCAGTAAATAAGATGTTTTCCTCTGTAAAACAAGTAAATGAAAATACAAAAGATGTAAATGACCGATTAATTGTTAAAATGGGCCATATTCTTTGGGCAGGATGCAAATCCCATCAAACTTCTGCTGATGCCTATATTAAAGGGTCATATAATGGTGCTTTTACCTATTACTTCTGTAAACATATTAGAGATGCTAATGGAAAAATTACAAGACCCGAATTATTAAAAAGAATTCGCAGTTCCTTAAAATATGAAGGGTATGAACAAGTGGTACAAATGGAAACCAATAAAGCCCACTATTATAAGGAGGTATTTTCCAATGGCTAAAACTAAAATGCCAAAAATTGAAATGTTTATAGATTCAGAAGGAAAATTTCGTTTTAGAATAATAGCAAGAAATGGGAAAACACTTTGTCAAAGTGAGGGGTATTCAAGAAAAACAGATTGTACAAAGGCGATCCATGCTTTAACAGATGCAATGTTACAATATGAGTTGGAAAATATTAATATTGTGATGGTATAAATATGAGTGAAAACTATTTAGTAACTCAAGGGCAATTATTAGTTATAAAAAAATTAATTGAACTTGCTGAAATACACCCAATTGTTATAGATGATGCTATAAGGGATATAGACAATATTTTAAAAAATCAGCATGTTTTTACTTCTAAAAACTCAATTGAAAATAATGTTATAAATATAAAATTATTAAGTAAACATATTAAAAATTTAGAGGATGATGGCAAATGAGATTTGTATTTGATTTAGACGAAACAATTTGTACCAATTATGGAACAAGTGATTACACAAAGTCAAAACCGTCTTATATAATGGTAGGTATAATTAATAAATTATATGAAAAAGGGCATTATATTGAAATAAGAACCGCAAGGGGAAAATCCAGTGGAAAAGACTGGAGAAAACTTACTAAAAAACAACTTAAAGATTGGGAAATAAAGTTTCATAAACTAAGTTTTAATAAACCAAGTGCAGATTTTTATATTGATGATAAAGCTCTAACACCAAGGATGTTTTTAGACAAATTTGCTTGGACAGACTAATGAAAACATGGAAAGTAATATACTATTCTATTGTTCTTTCCCTTATAATATCTTCATTTATAATTCTTAATAAAACTTTTGACAAATTACATATAATTATAGAAGAAAAAAATATAGAAATATCTGTGTTAAATTATAAATTATTAAATTGTAAATTAAACACAATAAATGAAATAAACTCTGAAAAGGCTAACAATACTGATGAATGATTTATCTGATGACAAAAAATCAGAATTATGCTTGAAATGTCTAAAGTGTTGCACCTATATTGCTGTACCATCTATAATAGACTCAAATAATGCATTTGTTGTAAACTTTTATAAAACCAGAGGATGTAAAACATTTGTTCACAAAAATATATTAATGATTGTTATTGAATATAAATGCCCACATTTAACAGAAAATGGTTGTTCTATTTATGATAAAAGACCTATAATTTGTAAAAATTATGATGGGAGGTTAGACGAAACCATAAAGGTTATGGGGGATATTTGTTTGTGGGAAAAAGAAAATGGATAAAAAATATATAATAGCAATTGGTGGGGCTGTTATAAAAACAGCAAGATATGAATTAATAGAAGCGATTCAAATAGGAAAAGCTGAAATACTTATCCACAATGGAGGATCTATTTTCCATGATTTTCAGTTAGCTACTGAAATTTTACCAAATAAAAACCATTCTTATCCAATATCTGAATTGATGAATTCAAGAAAACAACTGAAAAAAACAAGTAATTTAATCAAAGACTTTTATAAAAAGGCTATAGCCCCCACAGGATCAATAACCCATTTGTGCCAAACATTAGATATACCCGTTTTAATTTTTACTGGTTTAGCTTGTGACTGGTGGCAATTTGAATTTAAAAGTTGGAACTCCATTGCTTTTAAAGCAAAAGAACATTTTGAATTTTTAAAAAATCGTTTTGCTTCAGACAAATTTAATTATTTATGCATGGGATCTGCGGTAATACACCCAGAAGTATTTTTAAAAGCTCTTGCCTTATCTGGAGCAAGCAATAAACAAAATTGGTTTACAGCAGATGTTGTTGATTTTTTAGATATGTACAGGCCAAGAACCAGAGTATCTATTTATGGTAAATATTATCAAATGGAACATAGAGATTTTTTAAATAAATTAAACAAAGGGGAATTACCATGACAAAAAAAGAACTTCTTAAAATTTTAACTGATAAGAAAATAAAAGAAGATACTGAAATAAAAATTCTATGTACTACATATAGAGCTATCCCAGTAGAAACAGCATATTTTGATAAATCTGAAAATCAATTTATTATAGAGACTAATTAATATGACTACCACATTAATAACTGGATGTTTTGATATACTTCATCCTGGGCATATTTATATATTGAAAGAAGCAAGCAAATTTAATGACCAACTGTATGTTGGGTTAAATTCAGACGAATCTATAAAAAAATTAAAAGGAAATTCTCGACCTATAAATGATTTTTGGTATAGATTTAAAGTTTTATCAGGAATAAAATATGTTAATAATATTTTTAAAATTGAGGAAACACCAGAAAGATTAATTCATATATTAAAACCAAACACCATTGTTGTTGGTGGGGATTATACGCCAGAAAAAATTATTTGCAGAAAATATGTTTTATCTTATGGTGGAAGGGTAGAAGTTATACCAAGATTAGAAGAATTTAGTACAACCTCCGTTATAAAAAAATTTATGCATAGTAGTGGTACACTATAATGAAATTAATTATATCCTTTATGCAGAATTCTCCAGAAGTAACTTTATTAAAAAATTTATTTTGTTTTATTGATACTGATGATCCAACAAAAATTCAACAAATAGAATTTCCAGATGAATTTCAAAAATATCTTCCTATTCATGGAATGGGGATGACATGCCTAAATAACACCTTTTGTTTGGGTATTATTCCATTTCGTGAAAGACTTACTTCATCTATTCTTATTATTGATTTAATTTCTGGAATTTCTACTGTAGAACCAGTTTATTCAATAAAGGGAATTCACAGCATATTTGGTATAGATGATTATCGTTTTTTAGCTAATAGTACCCAAACAGATCAAATTGTAGAAGTAACCATATTTAATAATAAAATTGAATTTATAGATGTAGTTTATTCATTAAGAAATAAAAACATTTCCACTGTTTTTAGTCATAAGGACATAATTAGTTATCATATAGATGAAAAAGTGGATGATAACTTTCATTTAAACAGTGTTTTTATAAATAGTAATAAAATATATTTTACAAGATTTTGCATGTTACAAGAAGATAAACAAATAATTAATTCGGGAAATGTTTGTTATGTAGATGATAATAATACTTTTTATATTTTAAAATCTGAACTAAATCACCCCCATTCTGTTTATGTGGATTCTCAAAATAATATTTTATTTTGCAATTCAGCAAATTTTGAATTAATTAATTTTACTAAAAATCAAATTATTACATGCCCAGGATATACACGCGGAATATGTGAAGATAAATCAAAAGGGGGATATTGGGTGGGTATATCCGCATATAGGAAATTTTCAAAAACACAAAATAAATGGGTATCAATTTGTAGAGAAGATATTCCAAAACAAGAATGCGCCTCTATCCAGTTTATAACATATGATGGGGAATTAAAAGAAAATATCAGTATTAACACAGCAAAGGAAATATTTGAAATTATACCATTTAAAGAGGGTAATTGGGGAAATATTGTTGATACTAATTTATAGGAGGTAAAATATTATGGTTGCTACTGTTAAAAAGGCAAAAACTTATAAAGTTAAAAAAACTCCAAAAAAAGAACCGGAGTTAATTCAAAAATTTTATAGGGTAGATCCTAAAACCAAACAAAAGTATAAAGCCGGTATTTTCTATGCTGTATGCCCAGATAGGTCCTCTGCATTTGCTAAAATTTTAATTGGTTTCTCTTTTTGTAATAAACATGCTGGTGACAGATATGATTATGTAGATGGTAAACATATAAAAGGACATGGTTTAATTTCTGCTAAAAAAAGAGCATATAGATGGCAAAATATTAGCTGCGTTCATGTTGGTGGAAAAAATGGATTTCCCGGTATTGTGGTTGATATAGAAGAATTTGTTTTAATTCCAACATTTGCCGTTACAGCATTAGTTAATTTTATTATTAGGTGTGAAAAATACTTTAAAAAACCTGCAAATTTTTGGGCTGGAAAATTTATAGATCATTTTAAAATTAAAGCATTAATTAAAGATATTTAAGGTGGTGATTGTATGTTCCCTATTAAATATTTACTTACCCCAATTTTTGTTTTTCTATTACTTTATCCTTTTTATCATATAAATAAAATAGGGGGCTATATGAATTGGCCTACTGCTTTTTGTCTTGTTGGTTTGACTTGGGCCTTTGTTGCTTTTTTTATTTTTTTATAAAGGGGTATATAACAATGGCTTTTAAAAGATTTGATGTTCGACAATACCCAAAACTACAAAAAGCCTGGGGCTGGTATAATATGGGAATGCTGCTTGGGGTAGAACCATTACGTTGCGGGGCTATTGCAGCAGTAGAAAACCATACAGGAGAACCTTGGGAAACAGCTAAAAAGTACATGGAAGTTCATAAAGTCATTGTAACCCCAGTAATTATTATTAAAGGAAAGTAAAAATGTACAAAATAATTAAAGGATCAGTATCTTGTCATTGTTGTTTTTCATATACTATAATAGACACTAATAAAAAAGGAGATGTTCACGATCAGATTATATGTGAATGCTTTGAGAAAGAATTAGCAGAATTAATTTGTTCTGTATTAAACGAACAAGATTATCGTAAATTATATATTGGGTACTTAATTGGATCTATATCTAAAGAGGAATTTAAAGAAAAGGCAAAAGAATTTGCTGAAGATTTAGATATAGATAATGAAATTGAAAAAATTAAAAGAGAATTATAATGGCAAAGTTATATTTAATTTCAAAAGGACCGTATAAAGGAAAGAAGTGTATTTTAAAAAGAAAAGATATATCAAATGATATGTGGTTTGTTTCTGAACATCTAACTAATGAATTGTTTTTTGTACAAGATAACGAAATCTCAGAGTTTAAATTAAAAAAATATAAACTTAAAGTTAAGAGGTAAATATGGATACTATACCTGATTTTAAAATATATGATAAAGTTAGAATATTAAATTCATCTTCTGTTCCTGAAGAATTTAGAAATAAACAAGGGCTTGTTTTATATTGCACTGGTGTTGTAGAAAAATATTATAAACAATATAGGGTTAGATTTGATGATAATACTGAAAGAAATTTTCCTGCTTATCAAATGTCAAGAATAGGGGGGATTTATTAAAATGTTTAGTTTCTTTCTTGGTTTATTTATAGGATATGTAGTGGGTGTAATATCTCTTTATATATATTTAGATAGAAACGGATATTTTTAAGGAGGAATTTATGGATGTTTATGATTCTTCATCTCTGCCATCAGGATCTAAAGTTTGTAAGTATGAGGATGTTCTTAAAAGGGAGGAGCAATTAAACAGTATAATTGATTCTTATCAAAAGTTTCTTTTTTATCTTGTTACTACATTTAATGATATAAAAGAAAAGGCAGAAGTTTTATTAGAGAAAAAAGGAGCTAATGAAAAATGAATGATGCTATATTAACAGAAACAGGAAAAAAGTTATATATGGATATTCTTGCTGGAGAAAAAAAAGGAGGAGTATATTTTAAAAAACATGGAGAAAGGTTATTTTTACATTTTAATGCCATTAAACTTAAATTAAATAAAGAATCTATCGGTTTAGTAGGAAGTGAAGCAGAAGTAATTTATTGTTTTGATGATTTAGAATTAGCTAAACACAAATTTCCTGTAAGTTTGTATAGTAATGATGTTATAAGTTTATTAGGAACTGAAGGGACAATTCCATTTAAAACTAAAGAGTAAATATAAAAAACAAAGGAGCATACAATGGCCCACCAAAGAAAAGTATTTGTAATTGAAATTAAAAGACCATATGGAAGAAAATGGTTTGAAATGGAATGTCATTGTTCCCTTAAAATAGCAAAATCTGAAGCTAAACATTGGAAACAATCAAATCCTGATTCTTCAATTAGGGTGGTTACATATTACCCAAGAGATGATGGGTGCTTTTATATGATTGCTCAACCTACGATTTTATAAATGGGGGGGTACACATTGGAATCAATTTGATGATGACGGTTTAACTCCAATGATATTTAATGATTTTGTCCATGAGGTCTTAGGCTCAAAAGGAAATTTTTGTGGATCTAAAACCTCTCATATAATTTCTGATTTAGAAAAAGAAGTTGAAAGATTAAATTTAGAGGTTAAGCATTTAAGAAAAACAATTACAAAATCTGTTAGTAAGATATTATACGATGCTGCTGTAAAGGAATTGGAAGATAGAAATAAACAATTGGAATTTAAATTAGATAAATTACGGGGTAAATATCAGGCTTTAGCCTTACACCATGATGCTGCTCATAATAAGGAGTATAAATAATGTTATTTTATAGATTTAGTGACCTTGCCACAGAGAATTTAGATGTACTTATCTTTGAACACCAATTTGAATTAATAAAAGAAACTAAATGTGGGTATTGGATTGGTGATTCTCTTGGTAAACATTGGGTTTCTAAAACGTCTAAAAAAAGATTTGCTTATCCTACAAGAAAGGAAGCCATTGAATCTTTTATAGCCCGCAAGAAACAACAAATTAGATATATGAAAATTAAAGCAAAGAGGGCTGAAGTTGCCCTTGAAAAAGGATTAAAATTGTTATTTACTATTGATGAATCTGAATAATTAAAATTCTCCAATATCCTTCTAAATTATTCAATTTTCCTGTAAAATCTAAAATATCCTTATAAAAAGCCTTATATTTCCAGTATTTTTACTGGTTATATAGGGCTTTTTTATTTATACTTGGATTATTATATTTAAAATCCAGTAAATAAAAAATAAAAATCCCCTCTTTATATCTTTCCCTTCTATATATACCCAGTCTAATAAGAAGATCCTACCCTATTATATAATGCTCCTCTCTTTATCCTTATATATAGTCTAATTAATAAATAATATAATGTTACTTGGATTATGGTATTATAAATTTATTTACTATAAATAAAATTTTTATAATAGGATAATATAAATTTCTACTTGGATTATGGTAAATTGAATTTTATTATAAAGTAAATAATAAAGTGTGACTTGGATGATGTAAATACAATTTTTATTATAAAATAAATAATAGGAAATGACTTGGATTATACAAATGTTATTTTTATTATAAAATTATCGGGGAGGTACTTTGTACCCATTTGCCAATATCAATTGAACGGTCGGCCAATTGCGCTAATTGAATTGCAATTGAATTGCCAATTGATAAATGGACTAATACATAATACAAGAGACAAATAAAAACTAATTAGCAATTGATAACTTACAATAGAAAAATGCATTATTAAATAATGCCAATTGATATAATGACAATTGACAATTGCAATTGATATATCGTTAAGGCTATACATTATTAGTTGGATTAAGTTTATAATACCTAATAGACCATATAAACCGTTTTTAATTGACTCCACTATTAATCCACTATGCATAGCTGCTATATAATAGACCATAGCTATTGACTCCACTCTATTAATATAAAAGGTTTAATAAGGACCATCCACTATATATAGACTAATAAATTAAAAGCTATTAGACGCTATATATAAAGAGATATTATTTAGAGTATAGGTTTATATTGGCTTTTATTTTTCCTTTTACCTATTGGCTTATAATGCTTTTTAATATGGTTATCTCTTTTTGTATTATGCTATCCTTAAATTCAATATTACCCAATTTAAAAATACATAATTCAAAAATGATAATCTCTTTTATCGTGTTTTTTCCTTTTAGGTATTCTAATTTCAATTGATTTAATTTTTCGCTTAATAACATTTTTAATTTTCTCCTAATTAAAAAGTAATAGCCGATATAAAATATATATCGGCTATTAGCTAATTAACTTTAGAGAAAAAAGTTATATATGGAGTATATTAAATAAATACGTCATATCGTTTAAAAATTCTTGTTTACTTGGAAATGTTATATCGTGTAAAGATAATAATAGACCTATTAAAAGAGCTATTAGTAGTCTAAAAAACCAATTGCTAAAGGTTATAATGGCGCTAGATAATATAAAGCCATTTTGATTTTTCATTTTTCTTTTTCCTTTCCTTTAGTTTTTTCCTGCTAGCTCATTAATTTGAGCTAGCAGGAATTAGATTTTTTATTTGGTTATATTTTTGATTATGGAATAAATAAAACCAATAAGGATAATAAAAAAAATCACTATAAAAGTTATATTTGGATAGTTATAAATCATTGCTTTTTTCCTTTATGCACTATAAAGTTTTGATGCTATTGGTAATTGCCGATAGGATCTAAAAAAAACATTTGTTCTAGCATGAATTAGTGCAAATTCGATAAAACGTAGCTCTTGCCAATTAGTTGAAACTAGATAAGGATTGAAATTTGTATTTTTCACTTTTTTAAATATCTTTGCAGTAGTGTTCAAAAGTGATTTTTTTTTCATTGTTATTTTTTCCTTTCATTTGGTTTTTTCCTGCTAGCTCATTAATTTGAGCTAGCAGGCATATTAGTTGAAAGTTATCTGATATTAAAAATTCTATGCAATTCCATTTTGTTTTCATTGTAAAAGTCGATAAAGCTAGCTACATCGGACTTTTTAATTTCGTATGTTTCTTTAAGCCAATCAAAAACTAGGCTAATTGCACCCGGTTTATCTGCAATTGTATCTTCTAAATTTAGCACGTTTACGACTTCTTTCATATCGTGAGAGTTATTATTTGTTAATCTAGCCTGAAATGATTTTATATTCTGATTAAATTTTATTTTTTCTGCCTGCTTTTCTTCTATTGATTTTTCGGTTTTTTCTACTTTTAAAGACTGTCTTTTAAGCGGAGTCAATTTGCCTTTAGTCGTGGTAGGTGCATTGGTAGGTGCATTGGTAGGTGCATTGGTAGGTGCATTGGTAGGTGCATTGGTAGGTGCCTGAGTGGTAGGAGCAAAATCATTAATTGCTTTGACTATTGCCTCTTTTGCTCGGCCAATAGAACGCATTGCGACGATATAAACATTGTCACGTTTATATTGGTTCCAAATTTTACCAAATGACTCTCCAGCATTCGCAAAATCTAATTTTTCTAGTATTTCGTTCCATTCACTTTTCACTTGATTGTATTCTGTATTTCCGCAAAATTTTCCTTTAAAGTTATCCATGAATAAATTGAAAAGTTTTTTATTATCATCGGTAATATTTTCCGCTTTTTTAAGAATAACTTTAGGCGATCCAGCAGGCGATCCAGCAGGCGATCCAGCAGGCGATCCAGCAGGCGATCCAGCAGGCGATCCAGCAGGCGATATGCGACATGCAATAGAATCAATTTGACTTCGTATCGCTTGTGAATTTTTGGCGATACTCTCAATCATAATGTTATTTTCCGCATATGCTTTGCTCATATTATCGATCAAATTGACAATTGATTTTTGATCGCTGGAAATTAAACCGATTTGAGAATGTATTCCTTCGAGTAATTTTCCATGATTATTAATTAGTTTTTCCAAGTTTTCTACTCTAGCGAATGCTTGGATATTTAAATTAGCTGTTGTAATTGCTTCTTGTTTCTTTTTCTCAATCAATTCGTTAGTTCGATTAATGTTGATTGAATTTTCTGTTTTTTCTACTTTACCATTTTTTTCTTGTGCTAGTTTAATCCTTTCAGCTAATGTCATTGTCTTAATCCTTTCATTTGGTTTTTTTGCGCTTGCTATATTGGTGGAAATTAGTTCAAGCGCTTGTTAATATTTTTTATCCACCGTTGTTTTTGGTTGCATGATATTTTCATGCCCGCAAAAACTATAGGCATTTTAAACTTTTTTATTTTAATTGTCAATAGCCGATTAATAAATTTTTTCATAAGGAAAAATCTAATAATTTCCAGTAGTTATGAGCTAATTTGACTTTTAGGTTTTTTAGTGGTAAAATTTGTCTTTAAATTCAATTGGTTAGGAAGTCAATCGGATTATAAAAAAATCAATTGAATTGACTCCAATTAAATTGACTCCAATTGAATTGGAAAAAATATTTTTTCAAATTTCAATTGTCAATTGCCGATGGTCCAGGCGGCCTATATAAATGGATTTAATTAATATATTTATATTTTCTGCTACAAGTTATAATCAAATACCTATATCAATTCAATTAGTAGAAAACTCAAATTGCATTTAACATATCAATTGCATATCGCAATTGATAAACTACAAAAAGAAAGGAATTGAATTATGAGCAAGGCAATTAGAATTCATTTGGCAAAAGATGGCAAAACTTGTTTTTGTGGATTGGTAATTAATAAGCAATTACAAATTGCCAGTAAAGGAGAGAACTTTTTTGAATTGGATAATAAACCAATTCGGTTTAATGGAATTTGCAAGAATTGCGGTAGTTTGTTTGCAAAAAATCCAATTTATCGCAATTACCTTGAAAAAGTGAAATATAATGAGTCAATTGTGGAAATTCAAGATAAATTACCTAAAACAATTAGAAGTATGCGGTATTATTGCAGCAAACGGCGCTTGAATTGGAATTCTAAGAATACCAAACCAATTGATAAACTATCTACACTACAAGCAAAACCAAATACTGAAATTGAGACAATTCCAATTGATTCTGAAATTGTACTTAATAAATATGTCAATACTGGCAATCAAACCGAAAAGGAATTGAATATTACCAATAAAACCGATGAAATAATTGAATTGACAGAAGTAGTTAATAAACCAATTGAAAAAACAGATAAAGGAAAAATGCGCGAATTGAGAAAACAAGGATTATTGCCTAATTCATTGAATTGGAAACAAATTCCAGAAGCAATTGACAGAATTGAGGATGGGCACCCAATTGCAATTGTTAAAGGTTTTAATAATAGCTGGAAAGTAATTGAGGAATTTACTGGTATTAACAATTCAAACAATTCATGCGTTAAGGAATTGACAGGGTGGGTGCCAATTGAATTGGCAAGGAAAATTTACAATCAGGCAATTATCAATAGAATATTCTAACATATAACAATTACAATAAATTACCATGATTCCAATTAGTGCTTAAAATCAGGCCAATTGGAATCATGGTAATTTTCCATTAAATAAGGAATTAAAATCATGCAAACGTCAATTGAATTAGTGCCAATTAGCAATAAGAATTTAAAGGTATTTAAAAAGCAATTTAAGCCAATTGATTGTAATTTGAAATTTAGGCGTATGCGTAAAGGTGATAAGCAAATTCGCCGGATTAATAGACTAATAACTTTGTGGATTAAAGATAATTTTTAAGCTATATAAAATCATAGAATAAATAAAATCACCCAATCTTGCAATTAATAGGAGAATTGAATTATGCGCTATTATTATATAATATTTTCAAAGCGTTTTTGGAAATTTTGTACTCGAATTAGTGTAAATCATAAGGCATGGCATAATTGGATAAATTACAATCCTATCAATTGGTATCTTGATAATTAAGATTATAAATTTGACAAATAGGATAAAATCATGGTAAAAGACGATTATTTCACAATTCTACAAGCAATTGCAATTTTGGCAATGGTATGTTTTATGTTTAGTTATTAATCCAATTACCAAATGATTTGTTTTCTTGCAATTGAATTGAAATATGCTATAATATAATCAAAGGAAAGGAATTCAAATCATGGCTGATAATTATGATGAAATTATCAATTGGTTATTCGGTGAAATAGCAATTGACGATAATTTAAAGCAAAAAATGTATAATGCAATTCAAAAAGAAGATTTTAAGGAATTGCATCATTTAGGCTATCAAATTAATTATCAGAATCAAGAAAACATTTTTAATTAGTATTTTATAAAATATCCCTAATTGCTTATTTTATTGTATAAAGCAATTAGGGATTTTTATTTTCAAAATTCCAATTGGAAAGGAAATTAAAATGGCTATTACAATTGAACAAGCAAAGCAATTGACTTATCGTGACGAATTGCACTATAATTCAATTAAAAATTCAAATGGAACATGCGCCAGAATCAGAATAAATGGCAAAGTCAAATTGTGGAAACGCAATCCCAATCGAATTGAAATTCCTTATAAGCATGGTTTATACGATTATGGATATTTAACCGAGAATAATATTAATCAATTCCATTTTCCTTCCGATTGCCTTAATAAATAATCTGTAATTACAATTCGGACTAATCCATTAGGCTAAAAATTAGCTTATTGGATTAGTGTTTTTTCTTTTAGGCATGGTTTTATATGCCATAAGATTTTTATTGCCTTAAAATGCCTCTCAATTAACTTAAAATTGAAAGGAATTATGCCTATGGAAACGGTTTTTGTTTTATTGGTATTGGGAATTGGGGTCTTAATTATAATTGTAATTGATAATTCATAGGAAAGGAATTAAAATCATGGGAATTGAATACATTAGAATTTTCGATGCTGGAATTGAATATGATTTTGCTGAAAGGTTTATAGTCGAATTGGATAAAACTTATATTTATGGCATGTCAATTGACTGCAATATGCCAAATGGTTATTGCCAATTTTTAGGCAATAAAAGCGAATTTAGCAATTGGCTTGAATTAGTGCGCGGTCGAAAAATAATTAAATTAGCCGATGCACCAGCATCAGTAATTAAGCAGATTGCGCTAATAAATAAGATATTTGAGTAATATAACTAATAACAAGCCAAATCAAATCTATTAATTGAAATTATTACAAACGAAAGGAGAATTGAAATGAACTATGAATTAAGATTTGATATTTGTGAAGCATAGTATTTATATGCCAGCCACTATCATTCTGGACAAAATTCTAAATTGTACAGTAAATTGGGACAATTAATCAATATTGGATTTAAACCGGCACCAGGATTAAGATATGAATTGTTAACAGAACAGGGGAAGGAAATATACCAGAGACTTTGTAATATTAGAAAATATCAATAAACTAATTACAAACAAATTCAAATGGAAGGAGATTAAAAAATGCCAGTAATTAAATGTTACCAGGAAAAAACGTGTGATAATTATATAATTACAATTGACAATTCCGTATTTGAAATGAATGCAAATGCAAATCAGCCAAATGGATTGAATATGTACTGTGGAGAGGAATTGCAATTAAATTCCAGTCAATTAAAAGAATTACAATTGGGTGATTTGCCTAAAGGAACATTAATCGGAATCATTAGACGATTACAAGAATTAAATTGACGCAAAAAATTTATAATCAGTTTGAATCAATTATGAGTGAAATTGTGAATAACTGATTACAAGGCCAATCAAATCCAGGTATTTAAATCAATTGAAATTAAAGGAGAATTGGAAAATGATTAAATTTAATATTCCAATACCGAATGCTACTAAATACAATTGCATTGAATTTTGTTCTGCATGGATGTCTAATTATGGTGGAACTATTGAAAATGCTGTTAGAGTATGGATGCAGTATTTAAAAGAAAATAAATAAAGGATTTATCGGCAATTGGTTAAAAGCAAAAAGTACCAATAAACTAATTACAAGCAAATTCAAATCAGGAAGGAGAATTGAAATGAAAAAACGTCACATTCCAATTAGCGAAAATATGTTTAATGGCGAATTGGTACAGGCTAAATGTTATTGTGGTAAAGTAATTACTGATAAAACCGAATTGGTTTGGGCTGGTGGAATTGAAATTAGGATATTTCGTAAATATGAGGATAAGGATATTCCTGATTCAAATGTAAAATTGGAAAATATTTGTGGTAATTGTTTTAGAAAAAAATATAAAGAACCATACAATTATGGAATTAACAATTGGAATAGAGTAATTAATAAAAAAACGCCGGTTAAATATATATCACAAGTTCTTAACATTTCAATTGGAACAGCTAAAATCATTAAGGAAATTGTTATTACAAATGAATTGGGCTTTGTATTAAGATTATTGGGTAAAGATCGTATGGATTTTGGATCAGGAAGTGGAGTTAATTATTCAATTAAAATGGAATTAATTGATAAGATTCTGCGCGGATTTGGAATTGAAGCAATTATACTTCCCAATATATGGATTGATAATTACTGGATGGATAATTGTGGAATATATGTAAATACAGGGGAAACGTACTCAATGACAATTTTATTTGATACTGATAAAAAAGAATTCATTTGCACTTCATGGGGCGATTTTTATGAGACATTGGAATCACGATTGAAAATCAGGTAAAATCACGCATTTGTGGTGCATTTGACATGGCATAAAAACTGTGTTACAATGCACCACAAATAGGGAATTTCCCTACAAGTCAAATCAAATCCCACTAATTAAAATCACCCAAACCAAAGGAGAATTGAAATGAACAATTATGCAGGAATTGATTACAGCAGGGGAATGGCAAATGTCAATTATAAAACTGGAATTCATTACGGAGTAATTAATCAAAACAAAGTAGGGGAATCATGGTTTGAATCATCAGAAGCAGATTACGGAATGCCGGGATGTTCAAAATGTGGTTATGAATTTAAGAAGTCAAAATCACCCACTAAATGCCCCAATTGTGGATATAGACCAAATGATGATTCTGAATTTTATAGAGAAGATCCAATTGAATTTTATTATAATCAAGATGGATATAAAATTATTCAATCTGGAGATGATACTGATTTATTTATTCTTAAATCACCATATTTTACCTATTGCCAATTCTGTAGTCCATGCGCTCCTGGTGCTGGTTATATTATGAATTCAGTTAATCCAGAACATGGTGGAATTAAAACCTATTGCTTAGGACATGATTGGTTTGAATCACAGGAAACGGGCAATTGGATTGATTGCAAATATTGTAATGGTACAGGATACCGTAAAATCACTGAAATTCCACATTTCAATAAAGAATCATTTATTGCAAATGGCGGAATGATGCATGGTGATGATAAAGTTTATTGTTGGAATTGTAATCGTGATCCTCAAATGGCAAATGCTGGTAAAATCAAAGAGAGAATTAATAAAGCACCATATCCGGTCTATTCCGTAAAAACTGGCAAATTGGTTGAACCTACAATTGATAACTGATAATTTAATTTGAATTGAAAGGAGAAAAATCATAATTGATCCATTTAATCCAGTAATTGAAAGGGGGGCGGTATTATGAATTATACACCCGGACCTTGGAAAGTAGATTTTAGTCGTAAGCCGTATTCAATTGCACCCAATAGAATTGACCCTACTTCTGTTTTCAATTCCCCTTTAGGAGTTGTATTTCGTTCCCATGTCAAGGGCAAAGAATCAGAGCAAATTGCCAATGCTAATTTAATTGCAGCAGCACCCGAAATGTTTGAAGCATTACAACGGGTCGGCTGTCAATATTGGGCTTGCCCTGGACCTGATAAACCAATTGAAGATATGGCTACTTGTTTTGTATGTGCAACAATTAGAAAAGCTGAAGGAAAGGAGGATTAAAATGCCATTAAGACAAGAGGAACAAGAATCAATTAATAAGCAATGGGATTCAATTCAATCTAAAATGGATGAATTACAGGAATTAAGAAAAAAGCTCAATTGTTCATTGGCAATTCAATCCCTATGGCCTGAAGCATTTAAATTAGGTCCAGTTAAAACTTATTTTGTAGGCAATTTATATAAAATTAGGGAAATGAGATTTAAAATTGAAGCTGGAGATGATGATGCAGAATATAGTTTATTTGAAATCCCTGAAATTCTATTGGATCGGCAAATTGAATTACAGATTGAAAAAGCAGATTCAATGGTAAATAGGGAAATTTGGGTAAAATTTAAAAATGAAGTTTATGATCATAAAAGGCGCTTGACTTTGGGGAAATAGTGTGTTACATTGCATCACAATTAGTTAACCACAACCAAACGAAAGGAGATTGCAAATGAGAACTTTTACTGGAGAACGTAATTACGAGAATTTTTTGAAGTATGTTGAATCAAGCAAAAATGGAGATGATTGCCCAATTGATAATAATACCAGAGTAATTAGGCATATTGGGCATGTTGCAATTAAGTTGCATAATACAGAAATTGTTACTTATTATAAAAGTGGCTGGATTGAATTAAATTCTGGTGGTTGGCTTACAGTCACAACTAAAGATCGAATGAATACATATAGTCCAATTAGAGTATGGGCTAATAAACGTGTTTGGTATGTTACATTTAATAATAAAACTTATCTTTATGAAGATCATATGTCATTTAATCTTGAAAGTGGAAATGTTTACGGTGGACCGGATAAATCAGAATTAGCTAAAGAGTGTAATCCACAGCAAATTAAAAACAAGGAAAAAGAATTAAAAAGAATTAATAATTATGTTAAAAACTTTATTGATAAATTCCTTAAAGGTGAAATTGCACCTATGAGTTCAGGTGATTGCTGGTATTGTTTATCGCATGTACAAGGATCAGGAATTCCCCCAATTCAAACGCTCAATTCAAATGGTGTAGTTACTGATGGATTTGATGAAACGCACCATATTCGATCACATATTAAATCAAAATACTATGTTCCTTCCCTACTATTCAATGCAATTAAAGAGACTCCACATTTATCTCAAATGGATAAATATACAATTACTCAGATTTATAATGGCGGGAAAATTGAGAATAATAGTTGGTTAGATTTAACTGGTCGAAATTTGAGATCAACTTTGTCTCGTTACATTCGCAAGCAATTGGGTTATCAAATTAGCTGAAAGGGAAACTTTGCAAGTAATTAAAACAAAATAAAGAGGATCAAATTATGAAAGAAAAACAAATGATAGTAACAGTTATTTACTTTAAAAGAAATGAAAAATCAAAATTAGAAAAAGGAATTGCAGTTTTAATTGATGGAAATGTACAATTGATTATAGACGCAAATGGTAAAAGTGTATCTTTTAATATATGGGATTTTAATTTACATTATGAATCAGGGTGTATTAATATTAAAGTATAAACAAAGGAGATAAATTATGAAATATAAAATTTTTCAATTAGAATTTCACATTGAAAATGATGCTTTTACTACTAATTGTAAAAAAAAGGAAATTGCCAGAATATTACGGCAAATAGCAAATAGAATAGAATTGGAACACCCAATTAGTTCCAATAAAATCATGGATATTAATGGCAATTCAATTGGAAGGTTTGGAATTATCCGAAAGGGAATTTAAAAATGGCTACTTATAGAATTTGGGGAAGTTATCAGGGGAAAAAGAGGGAATTGATTGACACCGCAACCAATCCAAAATCAGCAATTTATTTAAAAAATGAATATCAAATGGCATTTGGAAAGGATTGGAGATTAACAATTGTACCAGATCCTTACACTAAATTTGAAATCCAGGGTGTTCAAACTTTTAGAAGTTACAAATAAACGAAAGGAGCAATTAAATGGATGAGTCAAGATTGCAATTATGGTATAAAACAGGCGGAATGGTTAAATCCAATAGGTGGGTAAATAAGTGGGAAACTAAAAACAATAAAATTAATCCTTTAATTGGAGTTTTAATTGAAGATCGTTGCCCACAATGCGGAGCAAGAACTTGGCTAAATGCAAAAGGCAATCAATGTTGCTGGAATTGTAATTGGGAAACCCTTATTAACTAAACGAAAGGAGCAAAATTATGAGTGAAATAGTTGAAACAATTGACTACAAGAGCTATCAAATTAATATTCACCAAGATATTGATCCAATTG